AGAATCTCCTCCATCTTCTCCGACCCGTATCGTGACACGCACACATTATATAAGAGCATCGCCCTGGTCATAAGGCCGACACCTCCGATACGAGGGGTCACCATAATATCTTTCATGTTGTAAACCTCATCAGCGCAGTCTCCATGTTGCTTGCCATTCTCGTCGTAGTTAATACCAACGTCAATGCAGACGTCTGTGTTGAATAGATCTATATGAGAAATAAAATTGCGTTTTCCAACCGCAGAGATGACAACATTTGCTAGTTTTGTAACGTAAGCAGTATTCTTCATGTAGCTCCCTGTACTATTAACAGAGATCACATTACAGTGTCTCCCGATCAGCATATCAACCAGTGGACGACCCACAATATCAGACTGGCCGCACACAAGCACATTCTTGCCATCCAGATCGTAACCAATGGAATCAAAAATCTTCATAACGCCAAGCGGAGTGCAAGGCTGAAATGGTGATGTAGAATTAAAGCCATCAATGTCAAGTTCATCTGGAATACAAATATTTTTAGGATCGATATGTTTTGGCAACGGAAGCTGAACAATGATACCATCTACGTTTTCATAATTATAATCTTCCTGTATCTTATCATTCAACCCATCTTCAGTAATCTCTTCTGATAACTTGATAAGCTCCGCTTCGATTCCCACCTCTTCACAGTCACGTAATTTACCTTTAATATAAGCGTTGGATGCAGGGTTGTCCCCTACTTGATAAATATGTAAAATAGGAGCATAGTCATCTTCTGCGATAATATTCTTGATTTTATCTTTGATATCTTGTGCGATAGATTTGCAATCAATAATCATTGTGAACCTCCTTTATAAGAATCCAAGTTTTATCAAGGTCGCTTAGTAATATCGTAACCCATATCTCGTGCAAGCTCTAAAAATTCCTCAAAAGACAAGTCGTGCATAATTTCCGCAGTAGATACTTTATTCGGAGAGACGCATCGAAATTGCTTCTTCAGTTCGATATAACTGTCACTATTTCTTTTGATTTTTACTGTTTCTGAGTGCTCACCGACATTTGGAATGGCAACATAAAAATGACTTTTAATTGTCTCCCCTATCCAATTTGGACGTCCAGCTCCATCTCTGTTATAAAATTTCGCTGAATATTCTTCAATCGAATTCTTCTCAGCGTATCGTAGCAAAGTTTTTTTATAAAAGATTTCTCTACGGTATGGAGCAATGCCACATAAGTCAGCAGAGATAATATAATATCCAAGCTCTTTCATCGATGTTCTCCTTTATACCCACTACTACTATACAGAATATTTCGTAGCTGATTGATAAAATCATCCACAACGCATTCACTGCAATCCAAATTAACCGTACACATACTACAGCCATCTATGTAATGCTGCATCAAATCCTCTAATGATTTTTCGTAGTATTTTGCCTTGTTTTTGTAAAACCCTAATTCTTCCATAAAAATTACCTCGTTACTGTACTAACTCCATTATTTTTAATCTGTCCTTTTTGAACATGAATTATTACAGAGTCAGCATTAACAGTATTGGTTGACTTATATTCGATATATGGAGTGTTGCTATCATATACAATTTTTACATGTCCTTTTATATTCATATAAGTGCCATTACAAAGAACCGTAAGCATCTCGTAATTTTCTGCTGGGATATTAGACACCATAGTAGATGTATATCCGTAGATACCAGATTCCAGTTCTTCAATAGTTGCAGTCCACTCAATCGGATTATAATGACGATAGATACCGTCGCCAATCGCCCATACAAAATATCCAATGAAGAGAGTTGCAAATATAACAATGATTGATAACAGGATTTTCTTGCCAAGAGAAATCTTTACATCTTTACCATCCAAGTTCAACACCACTTTCGTTTACAATATAGATGCCGTTGTCTTTTAAATACTCAATAAACTCTTCATGTGGTAATTTATGGGCGAGCTCACAAATAGTGTAGTTACTTCTGCCTTTTACCCACTTTGTTTCTTTTCTCAAGTTAGACCACTGATGTACACGAAATTCCTTACAACGCCATTTTAAATGAAAGGTATCAGCGCACAAATCGCAAATTGGTATCTCTACATAAAAGTCACCCGGATAGCGTTTTCGTCGCCACCACTCCATATCATAGAATACAATACCATAGAGTTCAGGATAATCTTCAAATCCATGTTCTCTAAGGTAAGCAAAGCCCAATCCATTGATAGTCCATTCTGGCGACCTTGGAACAGTATAACGAAGCTGCGATTCCGTATGCGAGATACAGGCATTGTTGTATTTTCCGTCAATGCCCATAATGTACCAGTCGGATTTATAATAACCTATTTGTTTAGTCACAACTAATCACCTCCCCAGTATCATCACCCAACGGCCACTTGCATCCATAAAATGTTCCCAAATTTTCGATTTTAAAATAGTACCATTTTTTCGTCACGTAGTCATAAATACTGTAGCAAGTACAGCGTCCATCCGGCCAATGGTTCTTTTTAATAGTATCAATATCAAGTTCTAAAAACCGTTTAATCTCGGATAATTTATATGAAGCAAAGATATAGTCCCATGGGCCACGCCAATGGATAAACCACATGTGCTCTACGAAGTTCGGCCATTCTACAGAAAATCGTTCGACTGGTTTACTTCTGCCAAAATTCTTATATTGAAGAAAATAGTTGCTGATACCGTGTACACCAGTCCAATAATGGTCTTTAGTGCAGATGAAATGAGAATAGCTTTCCCATTCTGGATTTTGTATTTCCCAGTGATTTTTTTCGATTGAAAATCTATCGTCCAATCAATTCACCTCATAAAAGTCTAGTTTTACCGTATTATTTTCTAATTTTTATAGCGATGATACGTTATTTATTTACCGTTCGGAACTGTTTCTCCATAAAGTCGTCCCATTTCATACCGAGAGGATTACCGTCAACATCCACACAGTTGCCATCATCATCACAATAAACAGCAGGCTCTGTTGGCTTGCCATAAAATGGGATAGATTCCTTTGGAACAATTTGAATTTCTTTGTTAGGATCATAATTGAAATCGTGAGTCCCATCGCAAGCTACGATATCTCCATCCGGCATTATGTAAACCGGCTTGAAGAACTTCTTGTTTGGATTATTTGATGTGTCAAAAGAGACTCCCACAATCTCATACTTGTCCCATATTGGATTTCCTACACTCGTATTCTTTGTTAGCGATTTTTTCCTGCTCATGTAAATCAAGTCCTTTCAGCCAGTAAGATGGACATTCATAAATTTTTTCGAGGGTGTTTGCATCGCAAAAGTGCTCTCGATCTCTTTTGTTGTAATCGTAATATCCAATAAACGACAGACCATAATCGCTTATTACAACGTTGTCTTTTAAAGGAATCGGACGTTCATCACAGACCTTGACCCAACCTAGGAAGTTTTCGCAAGATTCGGTGCAACAATCTCCTGGCTGCTTCCTAAAAGCGCATATTTCTTTATGTAGACATTTACTGCAAATAGCCATTTTTTCTCGCTTTCCAGCAGAAATTTTCTGCCCAATCATAAAATAGTTTTGGAATATCTCGCACGCGAGAAACAACTTTCTGAAGTAAGTTGTCACTAGACTTGTCTTCATGAGGTTTTCTATAAATACATTCCCATTTATACTCCCAAATTTCAACTGTATTGTCATCTTGTGTACTGATTTTCACAAAAATAGAACGAAGCTTGTCGTTTACACTTACGGAAACATGACAATTTTCTTGTTTAAGAGGCCACTCATTTATTTTTGCAAATAAATTAAATGCCATATCGACTGCCATTTCGAATAATGGTTGTTCATCAGAGCATATACATATTCGTTTTATATCCCCATCATGCAGAAGATTTAGTTCCCAAAATTCCATTACGTTCACCACACTTTAAAACATACATTTTATTCATCAAAAATTTTTTCTCGCAGAACCGGTTCATCGTGGCTCTCTACACGACTGCCGCATTCTGGACATTGTGTTTGATAAAATAAAATCACATTCAATGACTTCGCAACCAGAACACCTTCTGAATCAGACCAAAATTCACAACCACAATTACATTTAAAATGATATGCAAGTTCTTTTGGAGTCTGCTTATGTTGAATAATTTTAATCGCCATCACCCTTCTCCTTCACTTAAACTTTTTAAAACTTTTTGAATCCTATAATACCTACCGAGTGGTGTCTCAAAAATAGCTCTTAGCCACTCAAAAAATGTTGGTTTACCGAATACCTCATTGTAATCTGCAATATCGATTTGTTTAGCGGTTTTTCCACATTCAGGGCAAGCGTATCGCAACTCGAAATTAGCAGCTGTGGTATAATAGTCTTTGTAGATTGAATCAAATGTGTCGTCGGCATAAAAATCGCAATGACAATAAGGACATTTAAACTCGATAGCAAATTTCTGAGGTTCTGGCTCATGGCCGTGTTTGACAATCTTAGTCGCCATATTTCACCTCAATCCACAAAAATCTTTTCTCTTGGAACTGCCGGAAAACAAGATGAAACTTCTGTGTTGCATTCTGGGCAAATCGCCTGTTTGACCGGTGAGTATTCAGTCCAATCAAATTCTTTTGGGATTTTCGTATCTTCGTCATCAGCCCAAAATACGCATCCACATTTACAAAGGAATTTAACGGCATATCTTATTTTCTTTCGCTCATGTTTGTGTTCAATAATCTTAATTGCCATACCATACTCCTTACTGCATACTCACACGACCATATACTGACCCATTCTTATCAGCCAGCAAACACTGCTCCAGATATTCTTGTTTTTTCATAAGTTCGTATTTGGCAGCGAAAATCATACTATTATATTCGGTTGCGGCTTCTTCATAAGTGTCTGCAAATCGATAATAATCAGGATTTGCCCCAACGCTAAAAGTCTTTGATCTCGTTTTGTTACTCAAGGTATGAAACTTAGAATAGCAACTTCTTTCTTCAAAAGTACCAAAGACAGGCTCACATTTGATGCCAGCCTTTGTATCGTCAAATCTAAATCCAGTACACCATAGAGGGGTATCTTCTGGAACTGTTTTAATGTCGTAAACCATATTTTATTCCTCAAATATTATTCGCTGCAAACACAAACGACCTATTAAAAATATCTTGGAGATTTCTTTCTTGAATCATATTCTCTTCGGATAGAGCAACCTTGATAACTTCATCGTCGGTATGCGTCTCGTCATATTCTACTGTGTCGCAAACCTTGTAAATTTTGCCGTCTTTGTTTTGAAGTAGCATTCCCTCACCAAGGTTTAATTGAGTTGTTTTATTTTCTTCATGAATATGTGCTTTCATACAATCACCTTAATCAAATATCGTTAAACGTATCTATAATCCATCCAATAAGACTATTTAGTTTTTCTACAATTTTATAAAGGAAATCCTTCAAATGAGGTTTTGGCTCAGGAATACTGCATGTAAATTCCGCAGGTCCTTTTCTTTTCGGAGAACTTGTTTGCATGACATATACTTCATCGTTGCGAATAATTCCAATTTGAGTACAATTATCGCAATTACAAATTTGAGTCTGATTTATTGTAACATTCCGTTTCATATATTTATTCCTCCCACCCACCCGTAAAATCTTAATTAGCAATCACGAATGATCTCAAGTATAGTCAAATTCATCCAGAATCACCGTAAGGTCATATCGACCACGACCAATTTCATAAAAACCACTAAAGCCATTTGCATCTTCTTTGAGCTTTGCAATATCTTCATCGTAATGATTCAGAGCACGCTGCCATGCACGATAATCTTTTTCGAGTTCTGTTTCTAAATATCTTTCGTGAAGCCGTTCAAGCCACTCTTCTTTAATATCAAGAGCTGGATAGATCACAAAAACATATTCGTAATCACTCTTCAAAAGCTGTTTACGAACTGCATCATGTGAAGATACGAACACAACATGTCCCTGTCTCGATAAATCAATAGCAACGTTGCAATACGATTTGACCCAATTATCATCCTTTACAAAATTACTGCTTTCAAGGTCGATTGCACGATGCGGATGACCAACTGCGTATGTACTTTTACCAACACATGGATATCCAATAACAATCATAAAAACCTCCGTAAAATTTACCTTTTATTCAGTAGGCCAACAGCCAGTCAATTCAAACCATGACTCGATAATGCTTATATCTTCATCAGTGAAGGTTTTCTTGCACTTATCAATTAACCATTCAACGCCATCGCCATCATAATTACGTATTTCCTCGTACCCAAGATCTTCAAGACATTTACAATATCCTTTTATTTGATCGTAATGAATGTGCTCGTGTATAGCAATCAAATCATTTCCTGAATACAGCTTAACCATACTTGACACTCCAAAAGGTGCGCCTTTATCATAATAGTGCTCTACAAAATAATACTTCATTACACAATACCAAACTTGGCGTTTACCTTTTTCAGATTATCGGCAGCCTCAGCATATGCGTCGCGTGCGGCATGATAATCGGCCATCTTAGCTGCCAGAATTCGTTTTGCTTCCTGTTCGGCAGTATCAGCATTTGCGAGTTCCTGATTCAGCTGAAAACCTGCCGCCTTGATACCACTGGTAAAGCCCTGCAGATCACTAGATGCAACCTTTTTCTCAGCGATATAAGTACTCTTCTTGCCATTGACAACAGAGTCTGTGTTGAACATCTTTACGATGCAATCAGTGGTGCCATCATTAACGTGATAAACATAAAAATACTTAGCCATAATCATTTTCTCCTTTACTCTGTAATATTATATCTTTCTTTATGTTTCTCGAACTCATTACTAGCTTCTAAAAATTTTTGCGTTGCATAGAATAATCTTTTCTGAAAGCTCTCACGCTCTTTACAAATTTTCTCAAGATCTTCTCTTACCAACTTTTCTTTGTTCCACGCACATAGAAAAATCGCGTCTACTTCTTTATATCCAAGGTCTTCCAATGCCATACAATACATTAAAGTCTCTTTTTCCGAGGAAAACCGTTTTTCGATAAAATTCTCCCCATCAACAACACAGGCAAAACCAACCGTATTCCCATCACATTCTTTGTGAAATACTTTCATAGTATCCTCACTTTCCAGAACTCCCAAACCCACCGGCTCCGCGCTCAGTTTCGTCCAATTCGGAAACTTCTTCAAAATCAGCCTGCCAGAACGGAACAACTGCCATCTGAGCAATGCGATCACCGTGAGTAATCATTTGAGGGATATTAGAATGATTATGTAGTGCTACAATATACTCTCCACGGTAATCCTGATCGCAAATCCCTGTTTTGTTCGCAGGAGCAAGTCCCTGCTTGGTTGCCAAACCGCTGCGAGCATAGATAGCGACATACCAACCTTCCGGCGGAGCCATCCGCAGACCAGTATGAACCTTAACGGTTTCGCCAGGCTGAATCATAATACAACGGTCACCGTTCTTATTCACCATCGTTGCATCATCAAAACCAATATAAGCGTACAGGTCTGCACAAGCTGCGTTTCTCGAGCCATAAGTCGGCAGATGAGCATCTTCGTACAGTTTATTGATTTTAATGTTAGGGCGATAAGCACGAGAACAAGCCTCAATAGTTCCGTTACGTCCAAAATACTTAGTTGCGTTTCCTAAATCCATATTATTTTCCTTTCTCATCTTCTGGAGTCCACCAAAGGACTGGTCTTCGTAAAGCAAAACTCTTATTACAGCCGATTACACGTTGATTGGAACTCCCCATGTACGGCAAAGAGATATCTCGTTTGGATTCGATATATGGGCCATCGACTAGCACGTTTATATTTCGAATAATTGTTACCGTTGTCGGAATAGTTTGATATTTCAATTCTTCTGCCGCTTGTTGAATCAATTCTTCCCATGTATATCCAGTCCACATCCAAATGTCTTTGCTTCCTTCAAACTCGTGTCTGACTCTTATTAAAATATTGCAAATCATCTCCCTGTTCTCTGGATACAGTGGGTCTCCACCAGTAAGCGTAAGCCCCTGAATATAATCAGGTCGAAGTAAATCTACAATTTTATCGAGCGTTTCATCTGTGAATGGCTGACCACCATTCGCGTCCCACGTAGTAGGATTCTGGCAACCGTGGCAATGGTGATTGCAACCCTGCACGAAAAGTGTGACGCGCACCCCTTCGCCATTCGCTATATCACATGGAACGATTTTAGCGTAGTTCATTTTGTATCACCCATCGATTTCAAGATTTTATTTCGTTCTTCATAAAGATCCACTAATTCCTCTCCGACGATAGAAATTGGCTGACGCATCCTCATGAGTTCGTGCATGTCGTATCTTACAATCTCAATGTCGCAATCTACTTGTTCTAGTGTTCTCATCTCAAATAAACCTCGTCCACATACTTGCACATACGATAATAAAAATGTTCAGCGCAATACAGCCATACATTCCATTCTTCTTGTCGCCTCGGAAAATATATGTAGATGTGTCATACAGAATCTGCTCAGAGCGAATTACCGCTGCGGAGAAAATCAAAATAATATAAGCTTTGGTCATAAGCCAAGCAATCTCAGTCAACATTTACGTCACTTCCTTCCATCTTGTTACAATGTGTTCTACACGCTGCCATTCGTGCAAACCAGTTTGCTTGTACCAGTTCACGAGGCTCACTGTTCTATCAAGAGACAAATACGGATGAATAGCAAATCCAAGAAACATACTGCCATCTGCGTCACAATAGCAAAGCAGTGGGACCCTATCGGGTGGATTGTCGGCAACAGTGTGCCAGCTAGAAATATCAATCATCATTTTTCCTTTCTATTAAAAGCGGAATTCTATCAAAATTTGCCAAGAATTTATTGCGATAATGCGTTAAATAATTTTAGCAAAAATCAGGAATTTTTCTCATCATCTGTCATGTATCGCCAATACACTACCGTATCGGCAACCTCATAATAATCAGTATCATACCACTCACCATTAAATGTGATGCACGCAACGCTTTCTGTTCCGTCCTTGTATTTTATGATGACATCCTCTGAACACATTCCGTACTCTGGGACTGGAGGAGTTACGTCTTTCGCGCAAAACCATCGTGTATCGATGCTTTCTTCTTCATATGAAACCAATTTCATATTGTGATAACAACGTTGAAGAGCGCCTTCAATCTCACTTTTAATGGGGTTGATATCTTCGTCTCCGTTTTCATCAACCAAAAGTTCAAGAACCACTTTCTTCACGTTCATTCTCCTTTAAATACCGCCATGCATCAGGCACTTTTAAATAATCAAGCACACCGTCCGGCATCCAATTTCCTTGCTTTGAATACCACACTCTAGTTTCTCGTTCTCTGTATTTTGCCATGACTGTGCTACAAGGCTTCGGAAGATTTATCGTCGGGACATTCCAGTCATCCAACTTAGTTTTCGGCCAGTCAATTCGAGTGCCACACTGACCGCAGTAGCTATTTCGATTCCCGTCTTCATTAAAGAGATATTCACCACTGCCACAGCACTGGCAGGAAATGATGCCATCTTCTGCAAAAGGATTGTTAATCATTTTTAGTCTCGATTTCTTTCCATCCAATGAAATCACAAACACAAAGCTTCTCTGGATCACACCGATGAAGCAGGAATTTATTCTGTCCAGAAAGCCTAGAACCGCCAGACGCTTCAGTTGGTTCACGCCCATCCTTAAATATTTCGGAAAGAGTCCATTCCTCAACAGCAGATAAATCAACATCATTTAAAATGATGTTGCGATCGCATCCACGGCATTTAAAAATTTTTACGTATTTCTTTTCCATATCAATTACTCCTGTGGATCATCGGGCAAAAACATCCAACGAGTTGGCTCTACACGACACCAATTACGGTCAACAATATCATACCAGTGCCCATTCTCGTGATAAAATACTACCGCCTTCCCCATTTCTGGGTCATAAGCAAGAACAGGCTCGCTTTCACAAGTCTTTGGATTAGTTTTTGGCAAATCTTCTTTTACGCTAATCCACGAATCACTGCCAAAGGTTTCCGCTGGAAAAGTCTTGCAAAATACGCCTTGTTCGTTTTTCAAAAGAATACGTTCAGCCTGATTGAATACATCATCAGGAACAGAAAGTTCAATTGTTCCGTTGCTTTTCTTTGCAATTACGTTAATAATGAACTCATCCGCATCCATATTAGCCAGCCTCCTCGTTCTCTTTATCCTTAAAGAAAGATTCGTAGTCAAACCACTTATCCTCCAAGATATTGCCGATAATTTTTACTGTACTGCCCCAGCCTTTTGTTGCCACACGGACATACTTGCCTTTCATACTTTCGTACTTGTCGCAACCAACAGTATCCATGATTCGCATAATAGCCTCCATGCCAGAAGCATATCCTTCAAAAGTCTTACTCCCGACATATCCCTTACCGAGAACATAGCCGCCATAGCAAACGCCCCATCCGTGACCATCCAACGTCAAATCGGAGGTCAAAACTCCATGATCGGCCATGCTAAGGCTAATATTCTTGATTTGCGCATTTCGGATCTCGTATCCTTCGGCTTCAAGCAGCTTTTCTGTCCACTTCTTCATTTTGCCTCCTGGTATTTAGCGTATCTACGCTATAATTTTAATGAAATTCTACGGTAAAACGGCACTTTTATCAAGCCTTCAAATAGCTCCAATAGTTAGCGTACAAAAGTCGAGCGCTTACATCTGGCTCGTAAGGAGCAAACAGATGCTCACGATGCCATTGACCGCGTACATACTGGATTGCTTCATACTCGCTGTCGGCGGGCACCTCATAGTATGAAAAACTACGGTCACCATTAGCCATCAAGTACGATAGGCTTACGCCATATACACGTGTTTGCCCATAATTCATTACTCATCCCTCTTTTTACGATACATTGTAACAGTATACGGTTCATAACCATTTTCTTCCGTCCAGTCCAAACTAAAACCAGCACGTTGGTAGACTTCCATCTCAATTTGTTTTTCTGTCATATTGTCATCAACATAGAATTCAAAATTACAGTCTTCAAATCCTTTTGCTTTTAGAACTCCTGTGATTTTTTTCATAATGTACCCCACTTTTCTCTACCACATGTATCACATACAAAGTGCCATTTATCATGCCAGCTATGAGTGTTATCGTAAAGCATAACACCGTCACATCTACTGCACTCTGGAAGAAACCAACAGAGAATATATTTTAAGAACTTAATAATCATCGTTTTCCTTCTTCTCTAAAATACCCGCTGCTTCCATAATCTCAAAGAAATCATCCATGAGAGCATCAGCCATCTTTCCAGAGATTTCTGGAGGTTTTAAGCTGAAATCTCCAAATGCACAGCAAAGGCAACCCCAAGGAGTCAGAAAATATCTTTCGTTGTCATCTTCAGGATTGATGTTTTCATAAACGATATTTTCGTCTTCCATCTTAACCACCTGCCTTTTCTACATTCTGAACCATGCAGCTCATACCGGGATGAGATTTCTCAAATCGATGATGTGCTTTGTTTATGGCTTCATTTTGATCCTGCGCTTTGACCATATATGTATTGAGTTCCTGATGTCCATCATCGTAGTACATTACTTCAACAGACCAATAATCCATATAGCTCCTTTCATGCCACCACACCCACCCTGCTAGTTTATTTATTGACTCTTGTTAGTTTTAAAACCTCCAAACACAAGTAGAATTAACCAGATTCCACTTGCAACCCACAGTCTAAAATTTGGCCCAAGCATTTTCCAAACACCGTAGAGAATAAGGACTGTGATAAACCAGGATAAAATAAATCCTAAGATATTTGCGAAAATTTTCATTTTTAAAGCCTCATTTACTCACCCTTGGTGACGACTGTATCTGCACCCTGAACGGTGACCCAACCATGCTTCAGACGAGCTTCTGCTTCCTTCATCTGAATCAGTTCAGGAGTAATAGACTCCGAGAGTACCTTGTTTGCATCAGCCTCGGCCTGTGCTTCGATCATCTTAACGTCAGCTTCCGTCTGTGCCTTAACCTTATCAGTCTCTGCCTGAGCCAGAGCGGTCTGCTTATTCAGCTCTGCAATTTCTGCATCCTGCTTTGCCTGCTCCTTGGCACGAATCTTCTGCATCAGGGTATCATCAGGCTGTGCATCAACAATCAGTGCGGAAGAAACATTGATACCATATTCTGCGGTCAGCTTCTCATTCAGATAGTTGGTGATTGCGGTATTAACGCCTGCACGGTCATCGGAATAAATCTGCATGACACTAAACTGAGGAGTAACTTCCTTGACGTAAGCAATAATATCGTTCTGAATCTTGCTCTCCATCAGGCTCTCACCGTCCATACCACCAAACTTGGTGTACAGTTCAACAACATGCTCCGGCAGGAAGTTATAATTGACAGTCAGGTTGATTGCAATCGTACCGCCATTAGCAGGAGCGTCAATGTGCCAATCTGCGTGTTCCTTTGCGCCATAGTCGGACGGAGCATTAGAAAAGACTACTCGCTGCTGAGTAATCGGAAACTCAGACACATGCTTCAACGGACTCATAAAATGCCAGCCCTGAGAAATAGTTTGCTGCTCAACACCCTTTGCAGAATAAACAACACCAACATAGCCAGTATGTACTCGCTCTGTACAAAGCACCGTACCAACTGCAATAAGGAATGCAACAAAAATTGCCATAAATTTCTTCATAAGTATCTCCTCAATCTTTGTAGTCATCTTTTAAAATGTAATAGGCGATAACCCATACAATCACAAAGAAAACAATAATTTCTTTCATATGTAATCCCACCAACCCACCACTTATACGTTAATGAATCACTCGATTGTGCTTAACACGAAGCTCAACTTCTTGCTGCTTACCAAGATTGAAAGCTGTAGTGTAATCGCCCGTGAGATAGCCAGTCACACGACGAAGACGCCGAATATTATGGCTTCCACACTCAGGGCAAGTATCACCAATCTCATCACAATAACCGCATTCCATACAGGTATCATTTGGAACATTCACCGCAAAATACGGAATGTCATGATCCATTGCATAGTTCACAATTGTTTCCAGCGCACCGAGATTATTCTTTACAGTCGAGTCGAGCTCTACATATGCGATGCAACCTGCGCTTGAATATCCGTCAAGCTGAGACTCAATATCGATCTTTTCAAACGGTGTCACTTCTCGCCATACCGGAACATGAACACTGTTAGTGAAGAACTCTTTATCTGAAACATTTTTGATATCACCATATTTTGCCTTAAATCTCTGCATGGCAGTAAAACAAAGGTTTTCTGCGGGCGTAAAGTACACGCCAAAATTTAGAGAATACTTGTGCTTGAATTCGTCGCAGCGATCTTTGTAGAGCTGACAAATTCTCTTTGCAAGCTCAAGGCCATTATCACAAGTTTGATCTTCTCCAATCAAAATCTGAAGAGTTTCAGCCATGCCGAGCAAACCAACAGCCAACGTGCCATGTTTCAGAGCAGAACGAATATCTTTTCCGTCATATCCGGCCATTGTTCCATTCTCCCACATGAATTTTGCAGACTCAGGAGACTGAGAGCAAATCCACTCGAAGCGTTCAATCAGCATATCTTTTGCTTCATGCAACTTCTGGTCAAGAATGGACATAAACTTGGCTACAGTCTGTCCTTCAAGGTCTTCTCCAGTAGTGTTTTTAATGGTATATTCCTTCGCTTCCATTGCAAGAGTAGGAAGAATAATCGTAACAGGACAGATATTCCCTCGGCCATCCTTCAACTGCTCAAAGCCGTTGACATCCCAACCATTTGCAGTCCTACAGCCCATCGTCGAAAAATACGTTTTTACGTTATTTTTATCGTATCCTTCGTTGCCGCTCCAATCGACATTGGCATAATTTGGATAAAGGCGCTGTGCAGTGGAACGCAGTGCCAGCTGATACATATCGTAATTAGGGTCTCCGGGAGCACGATTGATTCCCTTAGCCATCTGGAAAATTCCACAAGGGAAAATACTAGTTCTATGTAATTTGCCGATACCCTTAATGGAAGCGTTTAGCAGTGCTTCGATAACCATTCGGCCTTCAGGCAACGTACATGTGCCATAGTTGATAGACGTGAACGGAAGCTGATTTCCGCTACGTGATTGGAGTGTATTCAGATTATGGTACATTCCTTCGACTGCCTGATTCAACTCACGTTTGGTCATATCCATTGCATACTGATACACTTTTGCATTCCTTGGATCATTAGCCTCTAGGTCGTTAAAAGATAATTCTTTGGGTACTCTGCTGTGGTCATCTTCAGGCTGAAGGTATTTAATCCCATCTATAAAATGCTTCGAAAAGCTCTTCCGTACATAAGGAACCATAGTCCAGTCTAGGTGTGTTGCGCTCACGCCGCCGAACTGCTGAAGACTCTGAATCTGGAAGATGACTGCGACAAGCTGGAATGCCGTACTGATGGATTGTGCAGGGCGAACATCAGTCTGTCGAGTGTTAAAACCATTCGCAAGCAGATCATCAAACGGAATACTCAAGCAATTGTGCATACCAACTGCGTAGCTATCGAGATCGTGGATATAAATCTCGTTGTTCTCGTGATTTTCACGAGCCATCTTAGACATGCAGTAGTCAAGGGCATATCGCTTTGAAACCACCCGGCTCATCTCGCCAATACGACCGCCAAAAGATGCTTCATCAACATTGGCATTCTGGTTATCAATCTTTTTGCCGAGAAGTTTCTCTTCGACTGCATCCATCAGCTCTTTATAATTGCTGCGAGCAATACCATGCAGATATCGGTAATTCATATAAGAACGAGTCGTCTCGTAATAGCCACTCTGCATAAGACGATTCTCAACTGCATTCTGAATCGCTTCTACATCCATAGTAGAGTCAATGGCTGCGATTTCCGATGCAATACTATCACTCAGCTTGTGGTCAACAGGATCTGAAGAATCATTCATCGCCTTCTCAATCGCATTTACAATCTTACTCTTATCAAAAGGAACTTTCGTTCCATCGCGTTTAATCACATATTCCATGCAATCACTCCTTAATCTTCCAACCAACGATTTTCTGCCACATAGAAAGCTCCAACCGCAACTACCATCAATACGACCCAGAATACCCAAAACCAAATCACTCGTGTACCAGCTGCAGAAATCATATAATCTCGTGCTTCTTCGATGTTTTTATCCTTAATGAATTGTGCATTATGTATACTTTCGTCGCTCAAATTTGCAAACAACGTACCATCATAATGAACTTCTTTGACATAAAACTCGAATTTCACATGAGGACTGACTTGTACAGTTGTCAGGTACTTGCTTGATGGCATCTTGATGTCACCATACTCAAATTCTTTGCCAAGAAACGTAATATTCTTAGAATTGTGTTCTTCTGAACTGTAATAATCCCAAGTCCAGTACGTTTCGACTCTTGTTTTTGTATGGCCTTTGCTATCCGTAGTAGTGATAGTTCGTGTATGCATCGTGTAATGCTTTTCTTCGCAATAGATATACATCCACTGACCGTCGATACGTGGATCGCTTACGGTATCTACTGCTTCTAGTGCGCCTTGGCAAAACGCATTGCCTACGTTGGTTCTCATTCCATAATCGAACATATTTTCGGACTCAATCGAAATTGCTGTATTATATTCTTTTTTCTGCTCAAGTGAATCTCTGGTGATATTTCCAGCGATAACGCTACCAAGTATCAGCATAATGAACACAATACCAACACTGACGATCAATTCACGATAAGTAATTTCGGCATTACTGATTTCCAAAAAGGTTGCCGACTGCCGGTGCCGCCTCATTCCCCTCATAGGACAGATACTCATAATTCTGAACCTCATATCCAGTCAGACCCAGCAGAAAGGAGTTCGGAAACTTACGAACGCTCTGCTTATATTCCTTCACGACACGATTGTAATCGCCACGATAGTTTGCAATCAAATTTTCAGTGACGGATAGCTCATTCATAAGCTCCTTGTAGTTGTCGCTAGACTTCAGTTCAGGATATGCTTCCGCAATAGCTGCAATCTGAGTCGTAATCTCTTGAGCGGTCTGGCCGGAAGCGCCACGAGCATTCACAACATCCATCAAAGTCTGATACTCATGTTGGTCATAAGCCTTGACGGTTTCAACCAAATTTGGAATCAGATCAGCTCTGCGCTTCTCTTGAATCTCAATGCCAGACTTAGCTTCCTGAATCTGCTCTTCATAAGAGATGGCCGTGTTCTTAGGCCCCTGCACCATAAAGGTCATGCCAAGAATGGAAATCAGCACGACGCAAATAACGATAATAGGTAACTTCCAGTTGTATCTCATTTATGTAAACCTCTTAAAACTTGACCTCATCAGCACAATCAGGAACCACGGCAGTCTCGATGTTGCATATTGGCTCTACCTTTGCCAATTTGTCGGATTGGTTAATTGGATGACAAGTAATCCCACTCCACTCATGGCTAGTAGGATAATCATGCGAGCTATTCGGCATCGTAGTCAGCTTATCATTAGCCTCATCAGGAATCTTCTTTAGTGTATCTACGACACTTTCAACAATCTTCTGTTGTCCCTCTAAAAGCCGGATTTTATAGTCCAAATACCAACGTGCCTTCGTCAAATCTTGAAGCTGAGAATTGCCATCTTTGTGACCTGCCCGGCTCAGATACTTACCAACATTCCAAAGATAAGCATCTTTATCCAGCTGCCACTCTCTCAGCACTTTGATGGCCTCATAGGGATTGTCTGCACCGCCGTAATAAGACGGATGCTCGACGTTCTTCTTAATTTCGTCAAGTGTTTGCATCAATAACCTCCTTTTTTTCAATAGGCTTATAAACATCTTCCAATCGAGGATGACGGCCACAGCAGCCACGACCTTCTGGGCAGAACGGATACTTCGGATTAGCCTCGCAGGAAGGAACCATCCAGTTTGCTACTTCAGGACAAACCTGTGCAACTTCCTTCTTCATTTCTGTAAACATCTCGCGGATTTCTTTTTGAGCCCTAGAGCAAAGTCGAAGATGACTCATCTCAATCAAAGCACGAGCGTTCATCGTAATGTAAAACTCTGTACAGCAAGCATTTGGCAGAACTGCACGGGCATCTTCGTTTTTGGCGTTGTGATACTTCTTGAGAATCTGATAATCGGTATCAATGTCCGACATCATATTATCGAAAACATCAGCATCTTCACCGGTAAACGGATTTACATACTTAAACCCATCTTCACTGCAATAGCGCTGGCTGCGGCAGCTCATGCTAATATGTCGATGACGGCTAATCTGTGCCAGAAGTGCTCGGCTCACATCTTTGACATAAAACGTAAAATTGATGTGCTCAAGCACAGAATAGTGACCGCTTGCCTTACATCCCTTGGCAATCTTATAATCGTCAGTCATTGAAGAATCGTAACAAATACTCGCAGCTTCCTCCACAATATCTAAAGGATTCTTATCACTTGTAGGAACAACTCGCTGTGTGTACGCGATCAAATCAACAGTCATTCAACTCTCCTTAATATTCGTCCTGCCAGTTTTCAGGAATGTCGTTCTCACCAATTACGATGCAATTTTTAGGTGCGACATTTAAAGTGTACTTTCCATCTTGAACTTTAATCATTACGTTCATAATGGAGACAACTTTATGAATGCTCCAAAGAACTCCGCGACCTTTTCGAGTTCTAGCTCTAAGAACTGTGTCGCCAACATGAATTTCCCTGTTAAGAATATCGGTTACCATTTAATCCTCCATTACTTTAAAAGTGCAAACTTAAACCAATCTGGGAAGTTGGATACTGAAATCCCATACTTGATAAGGCAAGACAACAGCCACAACGCAATCATGATTCCGACCGCAATAAAATAATCCTTGAAAATCTTAATAAAAGAGATCCACATCTTAATCGTATCTTTCACTTACCTCACCTCTTTATCCCATTTATCTCTACGTTTTAGTGAAACAAGATAGTTATGTTCAGTTGTCACAACACAATCATCTGCTTCCCGGTAAATAAGTTCACCACGTTGTTCAATCGGATACCATCGTTCGAAATAAACTATATCTTTTTGATGATTATCCTTTTCAATTTTTTCGACCCTTACAACCGAAATCATTGCAAAATAAGGGAGGCCAGATGGAACCTCTGTAATCAACACATAATCTCCAACACTAAATGAATTCCCGTATTGGTCAACTGCCACTTACCTCACCTCTTTCAATCAACTCATCCACAGTAACCTCTCCACAGAGAACCTGTTTAAGCTGCTCTTCTGACAACTGATATGTAATCGGCTCTCCACACTCGACAGGATATCGAGCTAAGGTTCTATAATACTCTGCAAGGGCTCGTTCCTTACGACCCTGCTCACGATGGTCAATACCAATCATATCACCCCACCTCCTTCCTCAAGTTTTTCGCTCTTACCAGTCACGACATATACATCATCTTCAAGGTCTTCTTTGGGAATCATGACAATGTTTAACATTTTCCTGAATGATTCATTATCAGTTACGATAAAATAAAAAAATTCAGTTTCTGAAACTACTTCGCATGTAGTTCCTCTTTGAAGCCGAACGACTTCATCTATGCCAACATCTGCATAATAGTCCGTCCTGAAGTACATCCTCATTAGGACTCCTTGTAGGGTTCCATATCACCCTTCCAAATCTGGAAATAAGGATGTGCGTCAATGCCGTAAACCTGACCCTTCATGCCGGTACTGGTAATCTTGTAAGGCTTTCCGTCTTCAAGGCTATTGATAAAGTCCTGATACTGAGGACTCATCTTAAAGAAATCTTTCTTACCCTGAATTCTCTTTACCTTAATAGTGACCTCATCACCAATCTTCGGTTCCCACTCTTCAACTGGAATTCCAGCCAGAAAGTCGGGGCCACCGGCCTTTTTGATTCGCCGGGCAAGGATTCGTGCCTTACGCTGCTCTCTGCGCCGGTCTTCTCGATTCATCGAATTACTCATATTCTGTTCCTTTCAGCTTATCAAAGTAGGGATCGCCGTCTTGCTTCTCTAATAAGTTGAGCTCCCCGGCGGAGCCTACAGAATACAAACGAAAATTTTTAAAAATCTCAGCACCTTTAATAGTGGCTAGAGATGTGATTATGTACAATATATTGTGTTCTTCTGTGCCATCCGTAAGTTGAACTTCAAGTCGTTCTTTCTTTGGGATAGCTAGTTTTTTAAAATCATTCATTTTGGCATTATGTATGCTTTCTCATTTTTCCGATAGCAATCAAAAATATGTGCGACAACATCGTAGCATCTACTCTCAGAGTTATAACTACCAAGGATAATTCCACGCTCACCCATGCCCTGCCTTGCATAAACATTAAGGCTTGCGGTATCAATGATTGCCATACGGTCAAGATTTATAATTTCTCCGTCTTGCGTTAAAAGTAGCATTTTAAGTCAGCCCCTCCCGTTCAGCTTTCCACTGAGCATACTTATCATAAGCAATCTTCTGAGCAAGCTCTTTGTTTTCAGCGGTCACATAAATAGTCCATGTCATACCCTCATTGAAAAGAGTGTCCTCAAAATAATCAGGTTTCCACTCCCCGTCTTTAATATCTTCGATGTCTCTGTCAGAATGGCATACGATCCAATCCCCATTTTTTTCGTAGTGATAAACCTTCCAGATCCCAATCGGATTTATAATACTATCCTCATACTCTTCGACATCACCGTCGTAGGCCGCAGCGATTCTTTCTGCTTTTTCTTTATCTTCAGTGATAGTAATAATCCGATAATCCGAATATTCACCTTGAGTCACTGCATAATAAGTTTTCATATCTGCTCCTTTAGCCGTAACTCACTTCGTTCTTATCGTCTCGAAATCGTACAAACGTCGGGAATTGAAGAGACTCAAGGCCGGTCTTTTTGTCCATCGTGACCTCTTTGTACTTACACTCCACAATCTTGCCAATGTAATTGTCAGGATTTTCCCATACGGCAGCTCTCGTAACATCATCAAAACCGGAACCAACACGAAGCTCGTTACCCTTGTAATCAACAACCAGAGCGCCCATCGTACCAGCCAGACGGTTCTGACCCTCTTCAATTGCAGTAATACGAAGATCAACAGTATAGAATCGCTTGATTTTGAGGCATCCGTTGTGACGAGCCCGGCGATAAGGGACATCCGTGTTCAACATAAGACCTTCCCAATCGTGCTCGACCGCGTAATCAAGCCACTTCGAAATCACACTCTGGTCAGTGCCCTCATAGACCATCGGCACAATCTCAATATTTTCAAGGTGCTTACGAGTAATCTCTGCGCGAAGACAATTTAACCCAATACGGCGAATTTTATATGGGATAGTGCACTTTCCACGGTCGAACTCTACAACAGGAATCACATCAAAAATCACAAATTTGATTCCAGTCTTGTCCTTGTTGTCAGAATTAAGTAGGCCAGTGCCATAACGAAAAGCCTCTCCGTCCGACATTCTTTCTGGGTTCTTGTAAATCAGCTCACCATCAAACACCCACGCATCTCGCCTTGAGACGTCTCCATCGTATAGAGCAAGCAGGTCATTCTTTATATGGTCGAGTCCTTTAAACTTCTGTGCCTGCCGAGAGATGAGCTCGCCTCTATGCATGGTTCCCCGGTTGCCATTCATCTTCTGGCTTAAACTGAACCAAATGCCATCCTTCAGCTTTACCTTATCAATCGGGTATCCCTGCTGAACCTCCCAGACAGGAATAATTTCCTCGCCATATACCTTATTGATGGTAGCTGCTTCCACACCAATTGGCAGATTCTTAGTGAACAGTCGCTTCAGAAACTCTTCATATTCAGGATTTTTATGTAAATAATTCTGGATTGTTGCGATGGATGCATCAGAGCCGGTATTGTGACCAGCACCCATAATATAAAGGTATCCGCAGCTGAGATACTGAATGTCGATATCCGACCTTACAGTTACCTTCTTGTTGATCTTTGCATCAGACAGTCCAGTAACAATTGCCGGGTCGAGCAGGAATCGGAAAAACGCCATCAGTTCATCAGCTTCATCTCCAAAATCCTTACGTGCATCCAGCAAAATGCGGGTCTTGTCCGCCTTCTTCTTTGCTTTCTGCAATGCCTTAACCATCGCATCAAGCTTACCTATGAGCTCTTTATCTGTCATAAAGCCTCCTTGCGTATCCTGTGTTATATAGTTATAGCTAATAAAGAAAGGCTTGTCGTTACGAGCAAGCCATTTCTTTCCCGTATCCTGTATTATATAGTTAAAGAGAGAATTTTAAGTCTCCGGGATGGAGACTTTTTATAACTATATTATACAGGATACGCACATAATTGTCAATGCTTTTCTGCAAATTCTTTCCGTAAAAATTCCTTCAAGAACGTCCGCTTATATGGAACTCTCGAAGTCTTTACCGCCCGATCAAGAGCATGAGTTTCGGCGCAAATCACACAATACTTCTTGGCACGAGTGATGGCCGTATAGAGCCATTCTCTCGTCAGCATCAGGTACGCAGAGTTGTCCATGCCAACAATCACATACGGAGCCTCACTGCCCTGCAACTTATGACAACTTAAAGCATAAGCAAGTTCAAGCGTTGCCCAAATGTTATTCCCACCAAAGTAATGAGGAATGAAAATCGTTCCCCACTGGTCAAAATCAACCAGGATAAAACTACTCTCAATCTTTCGAATAATGCCACGGTTTCCGTTGAACACCGGACACTTCTCTTCTTTTTTCTTTGTCTTGAGATTGTATGTGTGAAGCTCATAGTTGTTCTTGTTGATGATGACCTGATCACCCTCACGCAGAGTATACACCCTATCCTTGCCATCACCATAGATTGTGACCTTTGCTTCTGCTTGACCACGACTCGGATTCACAATTTCCTGAATAGCATTATTGACTTCATAAGTACAGATACTACCACGCAGCTTCTGTGGAAGTACAATCTGAATCTTCGCACTATCATTCCCTACCTTATTATATAAGGTACGGTACTGATTGATGATGTGGTTGAATGACTCACTTGCGTCTTTATAGATATCAAGCTCCAAATCACAAAGTTCACCACGAATCTCACTACCAGCCCAGCCATAAGGCACCAATTGCGTAGCATTACGAACCTTAATGCTCTCCGTGATAATTGCAGACTTTGCTGCCTGACGATGAATCTTAGTCAAACGAGCCACAGGAACAACCTTAGATGCAAGCATATCCTTGAAAATGTTACACATACCGATGCTCTCAAGCTGTCCGTCATCACCAATCATGATGAATCGCTTTCCGGTCTCGATAGCCTGAATCAAATCGTAAAACAATTGAGCGCCAACCATGGAGGTCTCATCCAGAATGATGATGTCCTCATCCAGAGGATTGTCCTTGTCGTGAACAAACCCACCGTTCTCGATGTCATATCCAAGGAGACGATGAATCGTCTTTCCATCCTGACCAGTAATCTCCTGCATACGAGCGGCAGCACGGCCAGAGAGTGCAGTCTGAGCGAAAGACTTACCACGAAGAACCTTTAGAACACCAGCGACAACGGTACTTTTGCCAGTTCCGCCGTAGCCTGTTAAGATACAGACGTTGCTAGAGCATACCTTTTTAATGGCATCTCTCTGCTCTTCGGTATACTCGATACCAAGCGCATTTTCAGCCTCATTGATTGCTGCATCCATATTTCGACCAATCAGCTCAACAGGAGCATCCGCCAGACGCTTGATTTCCTTCGCAATACTATCTTCCAGATTCCACACTCTAGTTAAAGCAAATTCCTGACGGTCATCGCTCCACCAAAGTGTTTCACGTACATCATGCAGATGAAAAAGTGCCCTCTTGATGACCTCTTGGTCTCCCTCGTCCAATTCAAGTTCCTTGATACAGCTATTGATTGTCTGGTTTGCCGGGATAATAGAGTTACCTTCTTCAGCACGGGCGGCAAGAAAATGCATAACGTAAGCTTCGATTCTGAATTGCGAATTGTGCTTTAAACCCATATTTAAAGCAAGAGCGTCAGCTTTTTTCCAGCCGATGCCATACGCATCATCAATCAAGACATAAGGATTCTCCTCAATCTTTTTTACCAGAATGTCTGCACCGTGATACTGACGAACAAGCTTTTCAATAGCACTAGGGGTCAGACCGTACTCAATTAGCTTTGTGTACGCCTCACTGTTATCAATGTTGTTTTCATAAGCATCAATGATCTTTTGAGCTCGGCCTTCCGTAATACCACTAACAGTGCAAAGCGATTTGATATCACCATTCTTGATAATCTCATACGGATTTTCGAATGCTTCATAAAGCATCTCAAACTGATGGTCGGTCAGGATATAATGGAGAAAGCTTTTCTGTTCTTCCGGGTCAGTAATCTCTTGAAACTCATTCATGTAGATAATTTTATACTGATCACCAAACTTTTCATGATGAACATATTCACCACAGAACGAATAAGTTTTATTCATATCGAGGCTAGGAACGTTGCCTTTTAGCCGGAGGTCTCTGTATCGGCTCATAATAGGATTTCCCTGCTTGACTTTTACCACCTCGGCAGAAAAAGTGGCGAAGCCGCCGGGCTCCACCTCCTTCCCATCTTTCGGATAAAAGACTCGTTTTATCCTAATGTAGCAACGGATCATATTTTCATTAAATTTCTTATCTGCCACTTTATAACCCTCTTACGCTATCTCTCTATCTTGCAGCCACTGCTTGTAGGGCTTCATCTTCTCAACAATGTACGAATTTTCTTTTCTCTTGCAAAGGATTGCAAGATCGCTACCCTTTGAAATCAGACTTGAATATCGTGCATACTGAGATGCCCAACAAATCATTTCGACAATACCACCTGTCGTGTAAACATGTAAGTACGCAAACTGGTTGCCACGTTTATCCTTCTTTTTTTGGATATCTACGATGACACAAATAGCAGTTGCCTTACCGCCATCCTCTACAGTATCAAGGCCAGCATCAATATAGGTGCAAGCATCCTTAATGGGATTACTAGTCAAGAACATTGAAAGAGTTTCAAATTCCCACATGTGCTCGTCTTGCATATACTTTTCAGCAAACGCCTGCATAAAGGCATTCCGCTTTTTGTCTTTTTCCTTCTTGCGGTTCTCTGCATCTGCCTCCCAGCGCACCCTTCTTGCCTTATTATATAAAGCAAGTCTAGTAGGCTTATCTTTAATATAATTTGTGTCAATACCATATTCGTCTTTAAGAACAGAGATTTTTGGAAGGGATGCCATCTCATGAAAATCCTTCTCTTTATACTCGTTCTCAAAAACCATATTTGCAAAAGTGATTAAGATTTTTCTCTTGTCTTTTGTCGGGATAGCACCAGCCTTAATCAACTTGACAACGTTTGAAGTTCCAATCTTGCCACCGTTTGCTCTCTGAACAAAGTCTGCCAATCCAGAATATGGACGGTCTGCAATCACTCCTGATGCGACACTCTCGCCCATTCCCTTAATGGCTTTCAAACCAAACAGGATTGTGTGCTTTTCCGCATCGGCCTTAAATTCCATATCAGACCTGTTAACACTTGGAGGAAGGACCCGAATATGTAGACGGTCACATTCATTGATAAACACACCCATTTTGCCAGAATCATCTTCTTTAGTAATCATACACGCAGCCATGAAATACTCAGTATAATGAGTCTTCAGGTATGCTGTCAGGTAAGAAAGAAGCCCATAAGCAACTGCGTGGCCCCGGTTGAAGGAATAAGAAGCCTGTTTCAAGATCAATGCCCACATTTCAGAAATCTGATAATCGTTCCATCCTTTCTTGTGAAGACCATCTCTAAACTGAACCTCCAAGGATGCCATAACATCTTTCTTTTTCTTACCAATGGCACGACGAGCATTGTCAACTTCAGTTTCAGGGAATCCTGCATAACGAAATACTGCCAGAGCCTGTTCCTGATAGAGAAGAATATACTGAGTCTTAGCAAAAAGCTGTTTGATGTCAGGATGAAGTAGTTTGATAGTCTCTGGATGAAGCTTATTGGAGCAATATGTCGGGAAACTGTCCTTAGTACCAGGGCGGTTTGCTGCATTCACAACAATGATATCCTCAGCGTTGTCACATTTTGCTTCAACACACATCTTTCGAGCTTCAGCAGACTCCATCTGAAAAATACCAATTGTGTGTCCAGACTTATAAACTGCGTCGTAGACCGCCTTATCGTTTAGGTCGAGATGGTTAATGTCAACATCCTTCCAAGTTAGACCGGCCATCTTTAATGTGTCATCAATCGTATCCAAATTTTCAAGACCAAGAAAATCCATCTTGACCAATGATAAGTCGTCCATTGCATTGTGCATTTCAAGCTGACACATCTGATTTCCTTCTCTATCCATACAGAGAGGACAATATTCAATGACAGGCTTAGGTGTAATCAAAGTTCCTGCAGCATGGCGACCCATACTTTTCGGTAAACCTTCAAGCCGCATAACGTACTTAAACCACAGAGGGAACTTATCATACACATTAGAAAGCTGCTCGCTCTTTCCAAGAATGTCCTTCAATAGAACTTCCTTCTCGACTTCTTCTCCGAGATCATCCAATGTTTTCACGGTCGGAATCAACTTAGCAACTTCATTTCGCAATTCATACGGAATCTGCATATAATATGGGCTTTCTGGATCTTCGTTCAGTACCTTGCCAATATCCTTAATGGCAACCTTGGTAGACAGAGAATTAAAAGTTGCGATTGGTGCTACACTCTCTTTTCCAAAAAGCTCTTCTGCAATAGAAACAAGTTCTTTGCGACGACGACGGCTAATATCAAAGTCGAAGTCCGCGAGACTCTTACGACCCTTATTTGCAAAACGAGAGAAGTCAAGATCCCAACGAACAGAATCAATCTGCGTAACGTTTAGCATAAATAGACATAGACAGTTTGCGCCAGAACCACGAGAATAGCCACGAGGGATACCTCGTTCATCGGCCACCTTACAAAGCATATACAGCATGATGAAATAGTCGATGTAGTCAACATATTCTAAAACGTCAAGCTCCATCTCAATTCTGTCCCGCCTGGTTTGCTGTTCTTCTTTACTCATCCATCCGAATTTTTCATCAAAAGTAGAATAAACGAGGTAACGCAGGTAATCCAGATGCGAATCAAATTCACCTTCAATTTTCACTTCGGGCATCTGGTTTGGCTGACCAAGACCAATATCAATATCGTCAACCATATCTGCAATCTTCACAGACATTGAGCAACCTTCTCGGATGAAGTCTTCATCAAACTGCTTTGAAAGTGTTCTCAGCACATCGTCTTCGGTCTGAAGATAACAGTCAACATAACTTTCTCCAACTTCTCGTCCTTCTCCAATTTCTACAAAAACTGAATGTGCATCAACATCTTCCTTGGAAAGCATATGAGCATCGGTTGTAATGGTATACGGAAGATTGTACTTTTTGATAAAAGCTGCAATTTTGGCATTAGCTTCAGCCTGATCTGGCGTATCATGAGACTGAACTTCCATAAACACGTCATCAAAGATCCATTTCAGTTTGTTCCATAACTGCCATGCTTCAGTCTCGTTTCCATCAACAAGCAATCTACTCATTCGACCAACTTGACAGGCCGTAAGACAGATGATACCTTTACCCCACTCGTTCTGTTCAATGATGTTCAAAGAAGTTCGAGGCTTTTTATACATGCCATCAACGCAAGCATTTGAAACAACCTTGAACAGATTTTTCAAACCGGTCTCGTTTTTTGCCAGCAGAACAAGATGATAACGAGGTTGTTTATAGTCTTTCGTATCAGCTTTTTCGCTCTGATTATCTACTTCGTAGACCTCACAGCCGATGATTGGCTTAATGCCTGCTTCCTTGCAAGCCTTAACTTGGTCAACAAAAGAGTGCATTTTTCCGTGGTCTGTAACCGCTATTGCTTTCTGGCCGTTTTCTTTGGCAAAGTTTACAAGTTCCTTGACGGTAAGAATAGAGTCAAGTAACGAACCCTGCGCTGTATGTACATGAAGATTTACAAAATTATCTGACATCTATTCTCCTTCCACCATTAAAACTGATTACGTTCCTTCAGGCGCTTAATCCAACGCTTACGCTTCTCATCAGCAATCTTGTCTGCCTCTACAGTAAAACTCCAAATTTTTTCCGCGTCATCATCAAAATATGCGTAGATACAATTCAGTACATCACCGAATTCTTCTACGAGATTTTCATAAGCTTCATTGATGCTTACCGGCGTTGGATTCTTCATGTCAATTGCACGATAAAACTTTATTGCAGCCTTTGACAGTTCTGAACCTTCCTCTCCCATCTGAATAAGGATTTCATTTCCGTCAATATAATCAAGCACTCGTAAATTTTTATCTTTAATCATCTGTCTGCTCCTTATCTTCGATAGACACTCTCAAAGTTACAGTCTTACCGTCCTTTGTTGTCCATGTGTATCCACCAAAAGTTCTATTGTTGAACTGAGCTTCAGAAAGAAGCCAATCACGAACTGCCTCGATAGCTTCATCTGTGACACGAGTTTTATCTTTCCACTCTGTTCCATTCTTTTTAACAGTTCCTGCGTAAATACCAAACATACCACAGCTCACATGATATTCACTCATCCGTATTCACCTTATCTCCAAATTTAATAACATCATCAAAAAGCATCACATAATTGTCAGTGTATTTATTTCCATGGAAGTGACCAAAATACCAGAACGGCTTACCAATATGAGTCTCTTCCAGAATATCAAGAATATCATCAAGAAACTCTTCCGTAGAACTATCAACAGTGCTTTGATCAACACAACTAAGAAACAACTCTGTAGGAACGTAGCGTGTCGGACAAGTGTGACTTAACACAACATCGATATTACTATCGTTTACCTGTTGCGCAACTTTCTTTTTTATTTTTTCACTCGGCTGTTCATCCGGCCACCAATTATATCCCCACTCCAACCGATAATACTTATCCACAGAATAGGCTCCGCCGCAAACAAGACAATCAAGCATTTCCTCACCTGAAAGAATCTGGTAAACCTCACCATCAATAGCGAAATACTGATTTGGATAATGTGGGTCATGCCACACCTTACCACAAATATCTCCACTGATTTCCTTTGTCTTATAGCCATCCTTACGAGACGGGCGTCGCTCGTGGTTGCCATGAATACAAAACAGATTCGCAGGAATATCTGCGGCGATAGTCTTAATACTCCATTCACGAGTGTCATCCTTGCCGTAGTAGTTCAAACCGACATCGCCAAGACAAATGATCCAGTCATTCTTCCCAAGATTATGTTCATGGCAAAATTTCTCTAATTCTAAAAAACGGTTAAAATCACCATGAATATCACCTGTAATGTAAACCGCCATCAGTCAAACTCCTTAATTTTAATCTTCCAACCATACATATCTTCGTCTTCTACATAATATTTTTTACAAAAATCAAGATAACGACAATCATCACATAATCCACATAGATTATCAGTCTTACATGGATTATCAGTCCGGCGTTTACATTCTTCAATTAAAGCTTGAATTTCACTTTCAAGCCTTTTGCAAGTAGGAGTAATAATAATCATTGCACACCTCACTCATAATCTTCTTTGTCAATCACATAAGTTCGTGGATAAAATCTATCGTTTCTATCACCAAAAATATCAACAAACCAGACTTTAACAATCTCAAACTCACGATTACATTCTTTACTTCTTAGCATTTTAACTGCATCTCTTGCATTTTCAGCGTAGATTTCTCTGTGTAAGTTGTGATATTTCTTGAGTGTGTAATTATATGTGCGATAATCAATTCTGTAATGTCTATATCGTCGTTTTGTCATCTTCATTCAAAATCAAGGACAATCATATTACCCATTCCTTCGTAGAAATTATGATTCATTTTGAGTTTTTCACTAACCGTCCCATGGTCAGTTTCAATACAGATTTCCCAATCAGGATGCTGTTCTGCAAATTTATCAAGAACACAAGTCAATTCATCCGGTTCAATAATATGCGTATCATCATTCAAAACCTGATTAAACGCAGTTCCTTCTCGAAGCAATTCCAAGCTTTTAAGAGCATTCCAGAGTGATTGATGTGCACCATCCAATAGATTTAATGATAAAACGTAATTATTCGCATTAGTCATTGTCAACCAACTCTCCATTCTTTACAGTCCTGGCCTTATCATCCCAATATTCATCAGCACCGACCTTTCTAGGTGCAGTACCAAAATGCTCTTTCCACTCAGGAAGACTTTCATTGATGGCATCAAACTGGATTCCCCAATCAAAACAAGCTTCCATTGCATCATACAGAAGCTTTCCTTCCCGGCAAGTCCAGAGAATCAGACCAGCACCGTGCTTCTGTTCTTGAATTGCCTGGTAGATCACATTCCAGTTTGGTTCACCGATATCAGGATAATTATTCTCACAGAGAGTTCCATCAAAGTCGATAGCAATAGCACGCTTCCAATTTCCCATATCAAATCACCTCAAAATCAACAATCTGTGCCTGCGGAGTCACTTTATTTCCGTACTGATTTAAAGATAACCGGCATACAGCATTGATATATTTCTCTTCCTGACCACCATAGAAGTCATTGTTGATCCAGCCAGTCATCCGGCCATTATCTGCAAAGCACACAAAATCAATGCCTTTTTCTTCATCGGAATATTTCCACATATTACCATTCTTGCCCATCGGAGCACATCCACTATGAATCAGCGGAACGTTTTTAATGTAGAAATACGGCTCGGAGATTCCCTGTGCCCAGATTTTATGCATTTCGTACATGGTCTTCGGCAATGCAACGGTCAGCCTACTATAGTCAAAATCAAAATCAACTACGATCGCCTTACTCATCGTGACATCTTTAAGCAGCTCATTGCAATCCACAATCGCCTTTGGCACATTTTCTTTCTTGATTTTCACACCAGCTGCGTTATCATGACCAAGAACCGACTCAAAATCTCCGGTACTCATCAAGAACTCCTTTAAACTTTCAATCGGAGAACCGTCAGGATTTCTCATTGAGCCACCGTAATAGTCCGGTTCATCAGCGAAGGTACGAAGCAGTACGCACGGTTTCGCATACATTTCAGCCAGCTTGATTGCCACAACACCAGTCAGAGTGTTATCAAGAATGCCGGTGGAGTTACAGAAGAGAATCTTATTCTGGTCTGCACCATGCTTTTCAATCAGTTCCTGAAGCTCTGCGACAGCCTTGTCTTTGGCCTTGTTTTGCTGATACTTACAAGATGAGCACTCGCGAGCCACATGCTGCGCCAGAGTCTCATCAATCGTAACACCAGCATTCTTGCCACGAGTCGGAGTGTACTGGAACGTCTGTTCCTCACCGACCATTGCACGGAACATCCGCTTCTTTTGCTCAGATGAACCAACACGAATCAGTGCGTTCATCATCGGAACGATGTAGAACTGAACATCATTGATGGTCGGGTCACCCTTGATATTGAAACTGTTTGCCTCAATCAACGCACAAATCATCGGATTTACAATTCGTGCCAGACCTTTCGTGCAAAGGCGCTTTGTCTCATGCGAGTGCATATCCATGACATCACCGATGTTTCCAACAGCCACCAAATCAAGATATCGGTCTGCAACATTAGTCCAATTATCTTCATCAACAGCCTGAAGGAATTTATACACCACGCCAGCGCCAGAAAGTTCCTTGTTAGGATATGTACCATTCTGATTGTTGACGATTACTGCGTAAGGATTCTCTCTGTCGCAGATGTGATGGTCAAGAATCAGAATATCGATACCCTTATCACGAAGTTCCTTACATTGCTCAACATCGTTACTACCAGCATCAGGAATAATCAGCAGAGTGGTTTCAGGTGGAACTTCGATTTCTTTAGAGAGTCCATGTTCCTTACCATTATGATGCAGAACATTGATTTTTCCAAAATAACCAATCGCCTTCAAATACTGAAACATCATCGAAGCACTTGTGAAACCATCCACATCACAGTCTACAAGGATAGAGATAGTAGATTTTTTCCAAAGGTGTTTATTCAACATCATAACGGCATACTCAATATCATCCAGTGCCCACGGTGAATTCAGGCAAGAATCATTCAGATTCATGTAGGTCTTATAATCCTTAACCCCTCTGTTCTCCATAATCGTTCCAATCGGGTCTGATAGGTCGTTCCTACTCCCCTTCCAGAGTTTTACATTCATTTAATTCTCCTAACACAGTTCTCAATCAATGCATTAAATTTTTCAGGATTATCAGTCGGGGCTTCCTTTTCATCGAGAATCCCTTTATCATCTACTACAGCATACACACTTACGCCATCGACAAATCGATTGGCGAGAACCATAAGCTCACTAAGCTGAACGTCTTTATCAAAGACAAAACAAATATCAACACAAAGACGTGTTAAAATTTCAATTTGATTCTGTGAAACCTTCTTGCCGCCAGTCGCCACACAGTTACAAACATCCATATTCCACATCTGCATGACAGACTTTTCAGCTTCACCAACATATACCAGACCTTTATTCTTAATGTACGGCTCTGTCTTATACAGGCCATACAGAATACGGTTTCTGGCACACGGCTCAAGATACAGATACTTTAATTCACCTTCAGGCGGCTTGCCAAAGTATCTTCCCTTTACACCAACCAGAGTACCAATTTCATCTCTAATTGGAATCGTGATTCTATTTGTCAGCTCATCAAAGCCAATCTCGAATTCCTGCTGCGTCTCATAAGATATCCCATCGTCAGCAAAAATCTGGTTCACATAAGGTTTGTAATAACCGAGGATGGCTTCGGAGATGGGGACTATCGGGCGGTCATCCTCGTGTTCTTCACCTTCATTTTGCATGGCAATGAGCTCTTTTAGAATCAACATACTTTTAGGAAGGTCTTCCTCGAAGTTGTGATAGTAGTCAAGTCCAACCCATTCGCAGATTTGCTTGATGGCTTTTGGGAAAGACAGTTCCAGAAAAAACTGGACGACAGAAATCAAATCATAACTGGTCTTTCCATTGGCAATATCTCGTGTGTAATCTACCGCAGTAAGATTTTCATTCTCGTAAATGCAGAGTGCCGTTCTATTGTCACCGTCTGGATTTGCACACTGGTAATAACCAGTCTTGTGACTGATATGATGACAACCAAGTTCCTCCAGAATCGGCTCAATCTGTTGCTCTTCAAGAATGTAATTTTTCAGATCTGCGATATTTACCATACTTTAGATTCCCACTCGTCAATACACGTCTCAATGGATCTCATTAAACAGACATACTGAATTCTATTCAGTGGGATAATCACATGCCCCTCTGGGTCATCAGGATAAAAACTCTTGAGCGAAACATACTCACCAGTCAGCCATGCAACCTTACCTTCCCAACACGAACCATCATCGCAGCAAATGTCAGTCACAACGATATTGTTACACTCCTCATCTGTTGCTTGTCGTTTTAAACTTCTGAGAATAGTTTCTTTATCTTGTTTAAAAGTACCTTCTGTAACTTTTATGTAGTGGCAATCCATCAAGACACCTCCTTACTTTCTGGTGCAGATACCGACCTCTTTCCAGACATTCTGGTTCAAATTCACTTCAAACATGATTTTCTTCTTTTCACCAAAACGATTCTTATCGATGTTTCCAACGTAATACCGTTTATCTGGATTTAGCCGATGAGCGCAATCACCGCCCCATTCTGGGTCATGGGAGATATACTGATACTTCGCAAACTTATCCTTTGGAATCTCCTTGAATAGAACCATAGTCCAAGCAACGTGCTTAATCATCTTTGACTCAGCAATATTGTTTGAGTTCAGCTCATCAGGAAGATACTCATGAGCATTTTCAGCCAACTGGATACTACCGTAGATAAAGATTTTCAGATTTTTCGCAATCTCTTCAAGTTCGGTGGCTGTAACCTTAAATGCTGCCCATTCACCAATCGAAGCAATATCGTTCTTTAGAGTATCGTAGAACACATACTTGACACCCTGGGTGAGAGCTGCCTTCTGAATCTCGAACCGCAGAGACTTATCACTATAATCAGCGGAGACATCCTTTGCAATAATCAAGCCTTGTGATTCGCTCTCAATCCACTGGCAAACATCAAGCACATTGCGATACTCCTCGCTTTCCTCGTAGACACGAGCGGTGAACTCATCAATGCTTTCTATGTATTCCCCGTCTTCGTTTTGCTTTCGGAAGATGAAGTTTCCATTTGCATCCCGGTACATTCCAAGAGTGATCTCTCGCTCATCCTTATGGAAACGATGACCATGTAACTCTTGGAATTCGGGATTATTGATAGCGGTGACCAGTAAGCAATACCTGACTGACTCAAGATCCATCTCATTCAAAAGCAGAAGAGCTTTCTGCTTTTGAACCAATGTGACGTATGCAACAATCGCCATCATGTATCTAGTCTTACCAGCGTTAGATGGCATACCATTGAACATCACAGTGCCCAGCTTCAATCCTCGAAACAAATCATTCATGATAGGATACTGGAACGGCAAACCCATATCAGGAACACTCAGACGTTCATTGACCATTGGCAGCAGACCATTATTCAAAATCTCAGCATCATCGTTTGTGATGATAACCGTATTGATCTTGTCGGCCTTGCCACGAATCAATTTGTAAATGTCCTGAGCGCCAAACATTTCAAACTGTCGATGCTTCAAGATTCCTTCAATGTTAAAACCGTTTCTCTGATACTCACGAAGTAGCGAATATTTCTTCAGTATATTGAAGTATCCCTTGATATCATCGTCATTCGCAAGGCTCATGTAGTATTCAATGGTTGACCAGCCCTTCAGCCGCTTGTATTGTGACAATCTGGACTCGTCTTCAGCCATAAACGTTAAAACAGACGTTTTATTAAATTCTTGAGTCCGAGTTTCGTAAATAATCAACGCTGCATCGTAGAAAAATTTTGTTGCTTCATCGGCAAAATCGTACTTGCTCTTGACATAATGCCCATACTCGACCAAATAGTCAGGATGCTTGTAAATTGCGCCAACAAATAGAATTTCGTTCGGGATATTTGAAATGAGTTCCACTCATCCACCTCCCTCTTTTATATCTCATCGAGAATTGCATTTATATCAATTTCGTTCTCGTTTTTGTTCTGTTTCGGTACTGTTTTCATTCGTTTCAGCACCATTTCAGTCATGTTTTCCTTCGTTTTGCTTTCGCTTTCACGGCGAATCGAAGCTAGTCTCTCTTTCCGTTCAAGATAACTAGGATATTGAGCCAACAAAACAGCCAAATCGTAATTCCATCGCTGGCTCATATCACAACCCTTAGCTTCTTTCTCGGCAATTATCTTATCTAGTCGGGGTTTCGCTAGAACCCACATATCGTAAAGTTCTAGCGGAGGAATAGAACCTTTATATTTGTAATAATTGCCGGAAATCAACTGCGTAAGTTTCGAATAGAAGCTACCCGGAACAACCGCCGGGGCGTATGTATCTCGAATATGGTCGAAAAGAATCTTTTTCTCTTCCTGTTTGATATGTGCAAGCTCACGATTGTGGTCTTGTTCTCTCTTTTTGGAAAGAAGATCATCGACCTTTTTATCCGTAGTGTCATTCACTTTGTCAAAAAATGCCCTTAGCAGGTCATCTGTCCAAGGGCGTTTTTGATTTTTCTTTTTTTCTACAAAACAATCCTTATGATAAAAACCAGTCTTGTCGTAGAAAAACGTGCTACGGTCTCGCTCGATGAAAATGTTCTTCCCGCAAATCTTGCATTTACGGGTTAGTTCCATTAAGCCAGTTCCTTCTCCATGACTGCGGCAACCTTCTTCAGTTCCTCAATATCAGTCATAGAACGGAATGCGGTAGACAGGCCAGCCGCCTTAACAGCCTTCTGTGCGGCACTCTTCTTCATAGGAGAAGCGGAAGCAATCAGGTCATTCAGCTTTGCCTTGATGTCATCCATAGAAGGCTCTTTACTATCGGAACTCTTATCTGCCGGAACATCATCCGGCTCATCGTTTTCGATACCAAGGTCACGCATACTCAGCTTAACCTCAGTCTTAACAGCATCGTTTAAGCCGTTCTTGATGACGTTCTCCCGATTCTTTGCGCTACTAGAGATAATATCCTGATACTCGAGCAGGGTCAGATCCTCAACGACCTCACCGCCCTTATGCATACCGGTACGATCCTTATCGAAGAAAGCGAGCTGCTGACCATCCTGAAAATACAGGCGGAACTCAGTATCAACGTTGTACTCCTGCCCAGCAAACCCATCAGGAATCTTACGACCAGTAGGCTCACTTACGATAGAACCATTCACAACCTTAGTATGCTTCTCATCCTTTTCACGGCAGATAACGATGTAGTTCACACCAGATGCATTCAGATCCAAAATCAGAGACTGACCCTTGAAGTTCAAGGTATTGAAATCCTTGAGCTCCATGCCAGCACCCTCAATCTTAACTGCCTTTTCATCACCGGTCAGACCCTGAGATGCAGCCTTAACCTTGGCACGCTTCTGCGAGAAGGCGGTGAGGCCCTGGGTAGCTGTCATCTTGAGAATAGATGCAGAGTCAACAACCAAAGCGTCTGCACGGAACGGCTTGCCATCTGCATCCAGATAAACATCTCCATTCTCATCCTCAATATCCTCATCGTTGGTAACCATCTTGATATAATCCTGAACTTCTGCCAGAGACTGGGTGTAAACAATCAACAGATTGTCAGGATTCACACCATTAGCTTCCAGTTCCTCAGTATAGTTATCGATAGAACCATTCTCGGTATCCAGATACAGAACACGGAACGGCTTACCGTCTGCGTTCTTTAGATAGCACAGCTGCATAGCAGTACGAGACTTACCAGTTCCCTGTTCGCCATAAATCAGCATATGAAGCTTCTTACGAACAGCAGATGCCTTACGAATCATAGCCATATATGTAAATTCCTCTCTAAATCTTTTCTTTTATATGTATCCTGTGTGATATAGCTGATAACAAAAAAAATTTTTAGCCCCAGTTGATATCTTCCTCATCTACAGGAGTTGCAGTGGACTTATTAGAACCGCCCCACCAAGAAGTGTCGTTCTCAGCAGCCTTGCCATCAAAGTCCTTCTTAGCCTGATCGTTGGCAGCAATCTTTGCCCGTGCCTCGGAAATATTATCCTCGGTATAAGTGGGCTTTGCTTCCTTATCGCTGGGATTCGGATCAAAGGAATCAGGATTAACACCCTCGATATACAGCTTACGAACTGCCGAAGTGCTCTGACGCTTCATCTTATTAGGACCACCCCAGATATTCTCAGTCTCAACTTCCTCAACCTTCTGCTGATTAACGATGGGACCAAAACACTCGAAGCTAGTATAAGACTTTAGACGCTTACGAATAGAATCAGCCAGAACCTTATTCTGAGTGTTTGCCTTATAGTCAATGAAGAACTCTGCATCCTCGATGGTGTTATAGTTTACGATCTTCGCATCGACAACTACCTCGTCGCACTCATCGCTCTTGCGACAACCAGTGTACACAATGGTCTGAGTGAACAAAGCCAGCTCCTCGAAACCCTCTGCATCGAAGTCGATTTCCTTAGAGCTCAGAGAAACCTGAGTAGGAACAAAGCGAATCTGGTGCTTGCCGTTGTAAGTGCTGTATTCGATATTACCACGGACATACACGTTGTCACCGTCATGCAGGTTCTCGGAGATCTCCTTGGCTGCATCGAAGTCGGTCAGAGTCTTGTTGTCATTGACAACCTTACCAGACTCATTCGTCTTCTTGGTAACACCGACCTTAACGCCAATCATATCATAGCCTTCCGGTGCAACATAAGTCAGACGATCCTTCCAAGCGACTTCCATCTTGTCCTTCTCGATGCCCTTGTCCTTATCGGCACGGCGGAAGAAGTAAACCTTATCACGGGGCATACCAGCCAGATCAACATAGAAAGTGTTTTCATTGGAGGTCTGAATGCCAAAGCTCAAGACACGGCGCATAGCACCACTCTTGGTCTCCTTCTCGTTATAGAAGTTGCTACGCTGGGTGCCGGTGACCTTACCAGCCATCTCAAAAGAACCACGGGTCTGAGGAAGATTAAAAATTCTATCTGCCATATCAAGTCTCCTTTATGTAATTTTGTTTCATTGATAATCGCTTATGTTTCTTTTTATTGTCTTGAATCAATTCATGCGCTATTCATTTTATGTATTATCCTCCGTCTGGATTATTGATGGCTTATATTTCATACGGCACTCACCGTTAGAAATCGTCCTTTAAGGGATTATGTACAAACATTGCGCCGAGCACTACTGGGAGCCGTTCTGAACACTCAGGACACAAATCAAAACTCAAAAGCGAACCGTCGAGTTGGCTACCATAAGAGTATTGATGCTCAAAACTGATTCCCTGCTCGCTACCTATCGGCTTGATTTCACGACCACACCAGTTACATATTTTCTTACATGTGTTCATACGGCATCACCCCATTTTTAATATTCTCTATCACGGAACATTTTAGATTGAGCACGAGTCAGTCTGTTGTTCCGACCATACTTAGGTCTGAATGCGGACTGCAACTTGTTGTTTGCGTATTCGAGGTCACTCTCCAGAATCTTAGCAGCTTCTTCAATGTAATCCCGAATGGCACAATACTGGTCGCTATTGATACAATGCATCTTTAGATAATCAAGCATATCGACCGCCTGATTTTTCAAAAGAAGAGTATCCTCAAGCTGTGTTTTACGCCGTTGGAAGAAATCTATGTTCAACTAAACATCTCCTCCTTCTTTTCAGTAAACCTACTCCAATCCATCTTGCGATGACAATCAGAACACTCGTATTCGAACTTTTCCAGCTTCGTCACACAAAACGGACAAAGATATGTATTCTTTTCCTTTTGGAAGATAGGACTTGCTGGAATGCTCAAAGAACCGGGATCGATGGTTGCATTGACAGAAATTTTGTTGTTCATTGTGTCGCCTCTTATTTGAATTAGCCTTTTATGAGATTTTCTTATTACGGAATATGAGTTGCTTTGTCAACGGGCTTTTCCATTTCCTTCATAATCCGCTTGTGTTCTTCGATTGTCATGTTGTTCGGGAAGAAACACCTGTCAACCATTTCAAACGGCTTAATATAATGGTCAAGAACATCTCGTGCTTCTTTTCGTGCCTTTTCGGCACACATTTCGATGTAATCATCTTCTGTCATGTTGTAATCAGTAATGCAATCCACAACCGAAGAAAACCGACACAGCAAACCGTTAGGCTGTCTTGCAATAAAAGCTCCCATTTTTATCCTCTTTGCTTTTCTGGAAAATGCTTCTTTGTCACCGCAACGCAAAACGGTTCAATTTCAGATCCCCAGATAGCAGTACCATCACCATACGTACTTTCAAAGACAAGCGGAAAGCCACCGATTCCATCGAAAAGACTGCCAAGCGTAGGATTTTCACCGATATACGGCTTCATCTTCTGGCAAATCCAATACCACTGAGGCAAAGCAATAGAGTTTCCGAGTGCCTTATAACGAGGAGAATCGGCTGGTTTATGCTTCTTGCCAGAACCATCAACCCATTCACCAATATCAGTCCAATTATCAGGGAAGCCCTGAAGTCTTTCGCATTCAACAGGGGTCAAGCGACGCACAATCCATTGCAGATTCTTCGTTTCCTTCTCTGCAATCAAGTCAGTAGCATCCTTGTAGTCACGAGATTTCATCGTACTAGCTTGTTCACTTTCCTTGTATTCACCAATGCGTTGCATTGCGAAGGCTTTCTTTTCGGCAACAAGCGGCATATTATTACCACCAGTTCCCCATTGAGCCGTACAAGCCGGACTTGTATTACCTTGCTGGGTGTATCGAGCATCTTGACTATGGCTCTCAAATACAATTGGTTGATGGCCATGCTCTTGTGCTCTTATTGTTCCTACAATATCGTAAGAAACATTCATTACACTACCGCCCTGATCATTCAAGACACAAATCTTTTGTTTTAAATTATGTAAAGAGGTATTGTCTGCCAAGCAGATTAGCGTTTGATCTTGCAATGTAGAAAGCGTTGCACTCTTCTCGGTCTGTACCAGTGCGCCTTTGCCACCACCTTCGCATCCTGAACGAATCTTTAAAGTGTAGGCAACAGCATTACGGTCAATAGTGTTTATAGTAAAAGCAGTATCTTCTTTTACACCAGTCCCATTCATGTTGGTTTCTCTGTCAATCATGTTTCCGACAATATAAAAGCTTTTTTCTCCCACCACTCGATCATCTTTAGTAGTGCATTCTTCAGCAATTCTGGCAAAGCTTTGCCACGTCTGGATGCTCTCGTCAGGATTCCCTGGCACGCCCGTGCGCTCAAATAGTATTTCTGCGGCACGTTGTCCTCCAAAATCCATGACAAGCGCGATTCTTTGACGACGTTGGGGCACTCCCCAGTATTGAGCATCGAAGAGTCTCCATGCCAAAGACCATCCATTACCGGAAATTGCGCCGGATTTAGACCATTTTCCGCCTTTCCCCGAAGGTTTAGGAATTGTAGCGTCTGCTTCGACGATGTGTGCAAATTCTTCCAAGACACATCGGAAGTCTTCTCCGTTGTTTGAGGAGAGTGCTCCTCTAACATTTTCCCAGATTGCAAATTTTGGACATTCTCCATTGGTGGCATCCCTCATTTCCTTTATCACACGAATCATTTCCATAAATAGACCAGACCGTTCTCCTGCCAAACCTGCCCGCTTACCGGCAATAGAAAGGTCTTGGCTAACAAGGTGAACCACCAGTGATACACGAGACAGGCTCAATCTTAGAACCATCAATCTCGCAAATACTTCCATAATGTTTCACCAAACCACCTCCTTCTCATATCCTGTGTTATATAGCTAAAACTCCGAAAATAAGTGAAAAATAATAGGCGTATCAACGTCCTATTATTTCATCGCTTATAAAACAAAATTCTAGCAGATTTTATGTATACCCTATTGGGCTGGTGGGACAGGCAAGATTTGAACTCGCGACCAAGCGGTTATGAGCCGCCAGCTCTGACCAACTGAGCTACTATCCCATGCAAACGCCGACTTTCATCGGCGTGATGCCAGTGAAGGAATCGAACCTTATCTCTCGGCGTTTCCGAGCGCTTTTACCATTAAGCTATCCAGCCGTATACCTCAGAATTTAATTCTCACTATCCAAGCTACGTCGCGTTCCAATATGATCACTCTTGGCAACCATGTCGTAACATATAGGTTTCTTTCGGCTCTGAGCAACCGGTGCAGCGTAAGGGGCTGCGTGTGGAGCGACTGACGGGGCACGATCCCGCAACATTCAGATTGGAAATCTGACGCTCTGCCAATTGAACTACAGTCGCATAAGAACCAACCTAGCAACTGGCATCACTAGGCTGGGATACTCGGCTTACAAAGGTCAACTGCACTCTTTCAAGTGAGCCGAGAATAATTGACATAGAAAATTTCGTTAGCCCCTTTCGGGGTGGTATTTCGCACAGGCGCAGCCGGGACTGACCGCTTAAAATCCCTACCCATACGAAATTGGAGCAGCGAAAGGTAGTCGAAACCTCATCCTCAGCGTGGAGGGCTGATGTACTAGCCGTTGTACGACCGCTGCATGAAAACCCAGCTTACAAAGCACTACTGCACCATCACTGGCGAGCTGGGAATAATAGTGGCAGTCAAAGGAGATCAACAAAATGGTACGCAACCATTCTATGACCGTGGTGCGGATAGTGGGCATCGAACCCACACGCCGAAGCACCAGATCCTAAATCTGGCGTGTCTGCCATTCCACCATATCCGCATAAATTGCGCCAACAGGGGTCGAACCTGTGATGGAGGAGTCAAAGTCCTCTGCCTTACCGCTTGGCGATGGCGCATCATATACCCAGCTTACTACGTCACACTGCTCCGTTTCCAGAGAGCTGGGAATAATGTGAATGAAAAATTCTACATGCCCTTTCGGGTTGGTCCGAGTGACAGGTCACGATCCTGCGGCCTCATGCTCCCAAAGCACGCGCTCTTCCAACTGAGCTACACCCGGATATCAGTGCTACCGACCCGACTTGAACGGGCACGTCGTTGCCGACAGGAGATTTTAAGTCTCCGGTGTCTGCCATTCCACCACGGTAGCTTATATAGAAAATCAGAAACAGCCAACATTTGTTTTACATTCCGGTTTACTGGCTACCTGAAGGGTATTCGTCCGACAGCTACTCGGCTTACACCTTATTCCCCTTCCTATTTGGCTCGGCATCATTTACCGGTGTGATGCTTGTCGTTTGCCAATGAACGGCAAATCCCCGATCTAGCCAGAACAACTGATCTTCATGGTAGGGATAATCGGATTTGAACCGATACGTCTTTCGACACTTGAGTTTGAATCAAGCGTGGCTGCCAATTTCACCATATCCCCACATTGCCGGTCTTTCCCGGCTGTCAGCCCCGCGCAGGGCATTTTCGGAGGAAGAAACATCACGATACTTCGTTAATTATTCTAACGAAAATCACGATAAAATGTCTATTTTAATTCAACTCTTCCAGCTTCTTCATCAGCTGGTCTACGTCCATATCTTCCAGCTCCTTGTCCTTCTTCTTTGCCACAATCTTCATAATCTTATCGCGCTGCGCCTTCTTCTCGGCTGCATCCACACGAGCCTCAGATTCAGCCAGCTTGACAGACACGATATACTTGACCAGCTCAATCTTGTTTGCCAGTTCGGTATCTTCGGCGCTCTTAACAGCCAGCAAGGAGTCTTCGTCTGCGGTCTTCTTCTGACGATTCAGGGTCTTAAAAATCGCATCTAGTGCCTCGACACTCAGATCCCACAGATCTTCAACAGTCATAATACCCTTATAGTTGAAGCGATAGCGATTACGGGTTGCAATTTCAAACAGATTCTTTTCCATAATAATTTCTCCTCTTAAATAACCACTTTCAGAACTCTCTCAGTAGCGCCCTGAACCTTGACAATAAAGGAATCATGCTTCGTCTCAGAGAATCCAACACCAGACAGCTGGTCATCTACCGACTGAACTGCCATCTGAGAACCAAGAGCCTCAAATACTCGCTTATGCTGTAACAGTTCCGCCTTCAGGAATTCATTGTAGAAGCCATTGGGCTTTTCAGGGTTAACACAATCCTTGAGCATGAAGAAGTAGTGACGGTTGCCATTACCAGTCTGTTCATCCCAGTAGTTCGGAGAGTACATCACCACAGACACAGGCACGAACTGATTGGAATTTACACCCCAGATCTCGCGGGTGCTAGTAGAACTGGGCAGCAGCTCCTTGATAGAGAATTTGCCATCCTTCAGCGTGACTTTTGCCACGGCGACATTCTGACCCTGATGCAGCGGCTTATCATAGTTAAACGAGTAGATGTTGCCATCAAATTCGATTTCAGCACGGAAACCAGTTTTACCACCACGATTAGCGTAGCAGTTTACATAGAAGCTGTACTCGCCCTCCTTCATCTTTTTGATGTCAGGCCAGGTGATATTCTCGACCGCAGCTTTACCCTGATTAGGACAACGGATATCAACATCTAGGCGGCCATCAGTACGAGGATTCCACTTATCGCCATAATAGATATGATTCTTATCAGGTTCAATGCAATGAGCATCCTCATCGTTTTCATCCCATTCACCCGACACATCGTTCCACTGGATCGAGAAACGCAGCACGCCATCCACCTTGCCGCCAGCAGCCTTAACGTTTTCGCGAATATCGCTATCTGCCATATTACCTGTATACGCCCAACTGAAACCATTAGGCCACTTAAACATACTCGGTGCAGCCTTATCCTGCGGAGCAATCAGAGACATCATATTCTTCTCGAAACGATTCTCCATAAACAGTTCCAACCCAGTCGCAGTCGGCAACACATCCTTGATGAACTTGTCAATGCCAATTTTCTCTGCACGGCCAAACTTCTTCGGATCAATCACAACAGTCTTAGCCATTGCCTCAAACGGATTTGTAGTGCCAAGCACACGAGGGGCCGCGTCACGGTTGCAGAACATGATGTTGTTTGCAGTAACATCATCCAAAGTGGCGAACCGACGACCAAGACTGCTCATATAGCCAAGTTCGGTGACAGTCTTCTGTGCATCTTCCAACATCTTCTTGGTGAAAATCGCCTTGGGACGCTTATAGTTTGCAGGAGCAACAACTTTCTCGAAAGCAGTAACGGCTGCATCCACGTTCATACCATCACTCAGATTTACCAGCAAAGTACCGATAGCGGTGTTACGGATACGAAGCTGTCCCATATCGCTCCACGCCGGTGCCAGCCAAACATAAGCGGCCTTGTTCTCAGTCGGAGTATTGTCGTATTCGATTTTGTTAGTCTTGAATACCTTGACGGCGTTTTCAAATTCCTTACCACGATACAGACTATTCTGTGCAATCAGCTCCAGAACAGTATCAACAGCATCCATGGTCAGTTCTTCCAAAGAACGCTTGTATACGTTTGCGGAATCACGCCACTGAGCCATCTTGGTAGCCACATCATCAGACCGCACAACGAAACGCTGCGGAATCTTGACTGCGAAATGGTCCCAAGTATGCACATCCTTGTGGTTTTCATCGTACTCATAGTTCATCTCAGTGCCGAACATATTGCCAGAACCGATCATATTACGACTGACAAAGTACGGATTCACAATAGTGCGGCTCTTCACATAAGCATCCAGAGCGTCCACGACAGGCTGATACTTGGCAGACTTTGCATCAAAATCCCACACAGTAATCATTTTTCCATCATCAAACGCTACCAGCTTGCCGATATTCTTCACGAAACGGCGGCAGCAGGAACAATCATACTCGCGCCGCTTACGGAACAACTCATTCGTGCCAGCCGGGAAGCTGTCGAGATACAGATTGTACAATTCATCCTCGTCTGCATCGGTGATAAACAGAGGGTTTTCGCCCTTCACCATCTCATTGAAGTGGTCTTGCAGCAGTGCACGAAATTTCTTGAAATCAGACATTGTTATCATTCTCCATTCAAATACTATTTTCTGTATCCTGTGTTATATAGTTACCGTGTTAAAATCAAGGGGCCGAAGCCCCCTGTTTTTAATTTTTGTGGAAGTATTCGATCCAGCCCTTGTATCCTTGCCGGAAACTAATGTAGGCAACCTTGCTGCACTTTCTTCCGATAATGTCCGCAAGAGGATCTTTACCATTTCCGAAACTAAGTTCTGCAAGATTAAATTCTGGATGAGTTTTACAGTAGTTATAAACCTTGACATACTCGCCGTTTCTGGTCAGATGTCTTCGGTCTAAAGCCTTTGAATGATATCTTCTTTCGAGAATATCATTCAAGCGCGTGAAATAACTATGAATTGTGTTTGTAGACATTCTTGAATCACTGTCTGCCCCAGTTCTATCCTCTGTTTTGCGAAGGATGTAATTACCATTTATGACATAAAACGTTCTGTATCCTCCCATATTTGGAGCATCGTATTGTTTCATTTCATAACACTGCTTGATGATATTCATCAGTCTCGCGTCAACACCGGTCTTATTCAAAACAGTACATGATTCAAAGTCAACATCGTTAATCGTCAGATTGGAAACTTCTTCAGAAGTAAGGCCAATCCAGTACAGCACGGCAATCACATTCATACGAATCTGATATGGTTCTTCATACTTGTCCAAGAAATCAACAAACTCATCAACTGACGCAAAATACTTGGCCTCGTACATATTGTCTGAACTCACATCGCTCTCCGAGAATTCAGCTAAGTCATACATGCACGCTCGATCCTCACTTTTGATGTACCCTGTAATTATAGACTTTACATTTCTGAACGACCGACTTGAGTTCACCCAATTGTATTTAGCAAACATCTTTACAAAATCATCTTTTGTGAAGTCAAACAACTCATACCCACGCTCGGCCTCGTAATCCATAACATGGTTAAGCGTCGATATAACAAACTCACCGCTTCTATCAGAATACTTTTCGGCAAAAGCTTTGATTTTTTCTTCAGTAAGCATAGTGGCACACTCCTTCTTATTATGTAGTGTACCATTAAACCTGAGAACAAATCAAGCAAATGCGGCAAAATTCTGAAAATCTATAGTATGTTGTACGCCACTCAGGAACGCTGCGAGCAAAAACGGTTCATCCTTGCATCTTGCCATTGCGATCATATTCATCTGACGCTCCGACAAGACACCAAGTTTCTTGATGAACTGTCCTTTGTTAAGTGTATCAGTCTCTTCGCAGAGAACGATACTATCAACCTCTAGGAACTCACAGTCTTCCTTTGAGAGTAGAACATGAACCGGAGAACGCTTATATATTCTTGAAGATAACGGATTCCCCTTGATTGTTGGGCTGAAGAGGTTACGCTTGTTGTTACTTGTCACAACGAACGGTCGAATGCCGCGCTGCTGATGACCTGTCGCATTGGATAGATTAACCAACCAAACCTCTCCGACCTTTGGGTCAATATTGTTATCCATAGTCATTCTCCTCTACAATGATGTAGCTCCGTTCCATAGCTACATTATACAGGATACAATCACAGAAGTCAAGAGGTTTTTGAAAATATTTTTAGTGCCCGTACAACTCAGGATTCTCTGATACGAACACACTGGTATTATCGAAGATCATCTCATACGCTTTCTCTGCACAGCCAGACCTAAGTTCAATTCTCCTTACTTCATGGCATTTTTGTCGCAACTCGATGTGAATCTCATTTCCGAAGAACCCCACGCCATTAACAATCCCACCCGTCTCTACGCCAATGTCGTCAATCTTTTTGCAGATCATATGAATATCCACACCATTACAAACAAAGCAGACCCACACTCGCTTTTTTCTTATATACTTTAAAAAATCATCAACCCGTATAACTTTCAAAACCTTTCTATCGCTCATCAAGAATAACCGCCTTCCGCTCACACAAACAACTTTCAAGATATATTATACACAGCCTTTTGTTTTAGTCAATATATTACACATCTTTTTGTTGTATTACTTATCAAAATTTTAGATGACACCCTTCACTCAGCATCATCCACAACCAACTTCGAATCATAATAGAATCTATGTGCGCCAAATTGTCCAGCAAAGATTGCTCCACGCTCGTGCCAACTGCCGGGAGCTGCAGTCGGGGTTACAAACCATTGGATCGGTTTGTCTGAAATTTTAGCACCATAATCAAACACCATGGAGACAGCCAGCTCATTCTCTGCCGTAACCTTCCTATTATATAAGGAACTATAACCATACTTCTTAAAGACCTGCTGGATGGTTAAGCCATCAAGCACGGCAGAATTATAAAGGCATTGAGCCACGGCCATCTGGCCTTCCAAGCTGTCAGCACCTGCTTCACAAGCAACAATCTGTTCAGCAAGAGCACGCTCGTCATCTGTGAGTTCATGTTTACCCTGGCTGAAATTCACAACTCGCGTCTCAACGATTTCCTTTACGAAGATAACGGGCTCGTCATTTTCATCCTCTTTTGTTGCTTGTGCAACATTTGAAGTAAATTGACCATTATAATATGTATACGTGTTTTCAGCTCCAACATTTGGTAACGTTTTCGCTACTAGATTCCCTGCCAGCAAGCACATTATACATACAATAGCAACGCTTTGCTCACGATTTATTAACAATTTATTAGTGATAAATAAAACCTCCTCTCAACTTTCAATCTCCCAATCGCCTGCATTAAACTCAGTTGATGGATATACACAATGATCCGACATGAAGCACATGATCTTCTGCCCCGTCCCATAAAAATCATAATCAATAACTTTCATTGTGTCCCCGTCTTCGGCCACAATAGTCTGTCCAGCTTTTAAAACATCAAAAGTTTTCATAATATCACTCCTAAAATATTGGTTTTATCAATCACGGTGCAAACAATCCGCATCATAATCCAGATATTCCGTCACATTATCTTCCAGCAGCATAAACACCATTTTTCCAAACATCTTGTGTGCAGAGTCCATGATTGCTGCGGCCACAGAGTCTGTTTCATCCCACATTTCAAGAACATCCAGAGTCTTATTAAATGGGCCACTCGGCTTATTATTTACTCCATGCTCAAAATCATACAAGTCATAACACAAAGCCAGAAATTCAGTTGATCCTAGATTATTATCAATGTACTGTTTTGCACGTTCAAACTTATCTCCCATTATTACTCTTCGCTTCATTGCAACCATCTCCTTTTAATTAGCGTTTACTAATTGCCCTTTATTGCCAATTTCAATCTTACAAATCGATTTCATATCAATTACATCAGGGTTGCACACCACCCAGCTCTCGCAATCATACGAGTACAAATTGGACACAGTAAACACTTCGCCATTATCTAATTGTTCTTCGTTCATTATAAAACGACATGACATAACCGCTTCTCGGCTAAAATGAACTGCGTCATAAAACTTAACAATCTTGTCCCAATCTATAAATCGTTTGTTTTGACTGTAAATTAAAGTATATTCAGGAAGCGAAACGCACCCAAAGTTTTTCAACAGTTTAACAAAATCATAATGAGTATCAATGTTTAAAACTCTGGCATTAGAGTTTAGTTTGTATACGATTCCACTGCGGTATATAGAAGTGGCAAAATCGTTTTCAAAAACAAACATCGCCCAATCACTTACATAATTGTAATTTGGAGTAAAAGTTGAACCCCACAAACCTCCTACCGGCTTATTCAAGAACTGTGATTTTTCTGAATTATGAGGAATTTCAAATTTGTCTTTATCAAAATTGTCGATACCTAATGTTAGTATCACCGAAGTCATCTCCTATAAAAGATTAGTTTTATCTGTTAAGCAGTTCTTTGATGTAAAGCGTCTCAAAACTTTTCAGATGATGATATTCATTTCGAGCCATCCTCTCTGCCTGTTCTTCAACACTCAAAATGCTTTCAAAGTCATCATCCACATCAATAACATAGCACATACATTCATGATCGTGTTTATCATTCCAACCTTCAAAAAGAGCAACGAACTTTTTCATAATGTATCTCCTCCGTAGAACTTGGTTTTACAAGCTTCTTAAATATTTGTATAGTTCAACTTTTCCTTGGAGCCAGACTGCTTCGTCAGACGATTTGAGATATACAGAGTAGATTTCGTTTGGATGTTCAAAGATTCTTTCGACTTTCTTTGCCGTTTCCCGGTCTACTAATACGCCCATTATTATCTCCTTCTAAATCTTAGTTTTTATCAGATTGTGTTGCTTCACGAACTCTAATTCCGCGCGCAAACTCAAGATTTAAGAGCGGAACATTCTTTGCAAGCTCGTATGCCTGATCTTCATTTTCTGCTTCGAGATCAACGCATGTAATCAATTGGATGTCAACATGATATTTCATATCCGTCCTCCTTAAATCTCAGCTTTTATCAAAAATCAGAATGCAGCACAACCGGGGAACGACTGTCTACATCACAGAACACGCACTCCCATTTTGGAGATTCCTCGTAATATTTATAGTTTCCTTGCGGTTTCCATGTTAAAACTAAAACATTTTTTTGACTGCTATAATAAGCAGCATTCACCTCTGTTGCATCACATTCCCAGCCGCTATCCGTTTCGATAAAAACATCACTTGGTAGCTTTTCCAGAATCTTAATTAACTCTGTAGCAATCATATAAAACTCTCCTAGAACTTAACTTTTATCAGATGTCTTTCCACCATTCCGAAATATCTCTCGAATCAATTTCCAGCTTTGTTGTGGACTCACGAAAACAACCGCATGAATTATCCCAAGATACAATGGCAATATCCGTTTCTTTCTTGATCTCATACCCATAACGTTTATGAAAATATAAACTCAAAAGATACGTCCTCCCGTTTTTGAAGTATTCTGGAATTGGTTCATCAATAATACTGACCCACATATTTTCTCCTAAATTCTTAACTTTTATTATCTCTGTGTTCCATCACCCGCTGCTCACTCTGAGCGTCAGCAATAGAAGCTACTTTCATCATCTATACACAAGCATAATGTCAGCTCCCATAAGCAAAATTATCATAATCCACATTATATTAACCTCACATTTCTTTTGGTTTGTCCATTTCGCGTTGAGGTTGTCTCAAGCATACACCACACGAAGATATTATTCAACACAATTATCAAAATTACCAAAATTTTACTAATAATCCTACGTCATCAATAGTTATATCATCGATTTACACATCCTTTTGTTAAGTATCCACAAGAACCCGGATTTTATCGACCATTGTGTATTGCATTTTCGATCTTGCCATTGATAGAATCGATTTCACGCATCAGCCTACAGCGATAGTTTCCGTTCTTATCAAGTCTGAAACACAAATCCTCATCGTCACTCTTGTAACCAATATAGCATCCAGACCGACACAAGCTCGTCGCATCAAGCGCATCTTGTATAACTCGTGCTTCATTGAGAGTCAAATCAATCTTCATTGTTGTTCACCACCTTTATTCTTCTGCCTTTCCACCAACTCCGGCGATAAACACCCGATGCTTTCCATTCTCGTCACGCTGCCAATCACCACCAAGCATCTCAATCGTATTCAAGACTGTATGGTAAATCTCAACGAAATCCATTGCCTTTTCTTCATCTCCAAAATCATTGGTATGAATCCAACGCCAATTATTATCCAACCAGCTGACAACTTTCATAACACCAGCCCGCAGTTCTTTTTCTTTCGTGTTTGTCATTTTTTCACTTCTTTGTTTTACATATCCTGGTTCACAGCATTCCATACCTCAGTCGAAATCATGTCGTTCTCATCGGATAGGCGATTGATCCAAGCATTGAGCACTTCACGGTACACTGTCATATTTGGACAAAAATGACTGTTGGTGAATACCGGCATATCGTCATTACACAGAATTCTCATGATGGCAGCGCACACCGCTGCGGATCTCGATACGCCAGCAGCACAATTCACACAGAACCAATCGGTCTTATCTGCTTCGTGGTCATCCAAGACAAATTTCACAATATTCCTAGCTTGAACATCCGTAATACATGTACCTTCTAAATCAGTAGTGCAATCATCAAACTTTAACGGCAGAAAAGTAATATTACCCTCACACTTATGGAAATCAATATGATGACCATTAGCTTCAGTGATTGAGATAAACCGAATCCGTTCAAAATGTGGCTGTCGGATAAAGTCTTCTGCATCTTCTGCACTCATCACCGAGAATTTCCATTTTCTTCGATACATAGTAACAATCATTTAATTTTCCCTCCAAAGAATTTAGGTTTTATTGGTAATTTTCTCTCGAATACCATTCATATCAAGAATAGTCCTCGTAAACTTCGTATCGTTATACAACTGTGCCTTTACATCATCTCTTTTTAGTTCAAGAAAACTTAGGATTTCCGCACCAGTAAAGCCATCGTTATTCGCATCACATCTAAGACTTCCATCACTAAGTTCTGTCCAAACTACTTCGTACTTCTTCATAAAATTAACCTCCCTTTCATCAAAACACAAACGGATTACTATTCACTGTTATTATAAGTGCCACATTCAAAACAAACATCATAAATGCGGTCATTTTTATCACCTCAATCTCTAAATTCAATATCTACAACAATGTTTTCTGGCGCTGTCATATACATTCGTGCAAGCCGTTCTATCATTAGTTCCTTATCTCCTAATTTACTTTCTCGTAAAATATACGAAGCAACTCGCTTACCTCTGTACAAGAATACAGCCCAAGCACTCCTTCTTAGCGGATTTGAAACACAAATCACTCCATTGCCTCCTCCAGAGAAGTAGTCACATCACCAAAATCAAAGTCCAGAGCATCAATCATATCATTCAGAGCATCCACGGCATCAGACAGATTTGTGCAAGCGTTATCTGCTTTGTCGTATCGCTCACTGCCCTGCAGGTTCTCCGGCATATTGTCACGATACTCTTCTTCTTCCCACTGGATATCCTCAACATCGGACTTTACACTTTCGACCTCAGACACAAGCTCGTCCAGCTTCTTACGGATGGAATCAAAACGGTCAATGGTCTGCTTAATAGCTTTTCTACGAACGTTATTCATTTTCAAATCTCCTCTCAATCCACGATACCAAGCTTGCAAATATTTTTCGGATCAGTGATATAACCAAAAGTCAATGTATTACACAGATACCCCTTGTACTCAAATCCACGGTCACGAGCTGCCAAACGACACACATCTCGAATCGCAGATTCTCTTGGCCAAGAGATACCAGCCAGCTGATACTTCCACTGAAGATCTCTCAGCTTCTGCCACTCAATCACAGGCTTCTTTTCGTTCTCAAAACATAAACCGTTCTGCACGGCATACTTCAGAGCATCACACCGCTTACTCTCTTCCGATGTACAAGTTCCCCACTCATTTTCCAAACGACGATACGCCCTATCAAACGGCGCTTGCTTCACTGCATCAATACCAAATGCTGCACCAAGCAAACCTAAACCAAGTAACAGTCCCATAATTTAAACCTCAATTCACGCTGTTTCCAGCTCTCTTTTAACCAGCGGACGACGCTTTGTTGCATTTTTTAGCCAATCGTTTCCACTAGGAACTTGTCTATCCACTCTTGTATTACGACCACCACCTATCGGACACACTCGACGGTAATCATCAACAGTCTTGCAGCCAAGAGATTCGGCTTCATCCAGTGCTTTTCGCACATAAGCCCATGTGCTACCGCCTAGATCAGAGCACTTTCCAATCACGGCAAGAACAAGTTCATCGCCCATGCGCTCAACATACCCATTCAAAGCCTTCTTTCCTGTGGCACCAAGTTTCCCGATATTCTCTCTAAATACATTCTCGATAGATTTCGTCGTTGTCGTCTCATCACAAGACGAAGACGATATCTTATCTTTTTCTTTCTCTTTTTCTTTTTCTAGCTTGCTTTTGCTTACACTTGTTTCACTTTGCTTGCGTTTGCTTTCGCCACCAGCTTTTCCAGAAATACGCTTACCTTCGATGTATTCAGCATCTTTAATTAAATCTCTCTTTATAGCAGGCCACACATACCGCTCATTTCCGTTGAGTTCAGGCTCCGTTCCAGACGATTTATATTTCATCATCGCCAGTACCAAACGCCCCACCTCAGCAGCACTAAGTGGTTCAAAGTAGCTCTCATAGGTATCCCAGATTTTAATATAAGTATCAGCCATCATACACCTCAAGAATTCTCACTATGAGTATTCACACCATAATTGATTCCAGAGTAATATCTCTCATCCACTTCTGAATCAAGACCAATATAATGAAGAGTGATTGCCTGACTACTATGATTCAAAGCGTGCTGAAGCCATGCCAGAGCCATAACATCATCACGGTGCTGTACCATAAACTGATAACCGAATGTCTTACGGCAACTATGTGTTCCAAGATTATATGGAAGAGCCATATCCTTTTGAACCTTTTTCATAATTCGTCCAAAACTATCCACATCAAGCGGCTCCCCGGCTACCTTTGGATTTGCCTCGTGTGTATACATAATTCCAGTCTTTTTACTAATTGATGTCCCGCCTGTGCTCCTCAATGAATTGCGAGAGCTTCCTTTACATGACGGGAAAAGCCAATCGTCATAATGGAGTCTTGCTTTATCAATATAAGTAGAAATCACTTCCAAAGCAGATTCTGGAAGAAAAACAATACGGTATTTTCCAGTCTTCTTTTCCTTCATTCGTATCTTTGCATTTGCATTTACTTGCAACTTTCCATTTACCCTCTGTGTTGTAACATCTGAAACCTTAAAACGAAGCAAATCGCTTGCACGAAAACCAGTACATACACCAACATTAAACAAACACCAATCACGGTACATCCCACGATTCCAAAAATATTCCGAAATTCGTTTAATATCCTCTACATCTTTAATAGGTTGCACCGTTCCATTACAAGCTTCCTTGCGTTTGATATTATAGTTTTTCACCTGGTTATGCTTCACTTTTGGGGTAGGATCAACCTTTGGCAGATTAAACTCAACTGCGTTATTTTCGTTTTTCTCAGGTACTGCGTTCATATTTGCATCTCCTTTAAATTCCATATTTTAAACAATATTTACCATAGGACAATCCTTCTGCGTCTGCCATTTTTGCAATTTCAATAAATGTCGGCTTATGTTTCTTTTTATTTTTACATCTAATATCCTTTTCTCTATCCACAATCTTTCTGCAATTATCGCAATAAAGCTTTCCACACTTTGGCCCATACCACGTGACACCACATCGTTTGCACGTTATATTTCCATATTTCATCATGTTCTTATACCTCAAATTCATCAATCTTCCAGTGGTGATGATAATAATTTTCACCACTACAAACAACAGATGCTTCCGCAGCTTCGCACCATGTTTCATCATCACTCACCGGTTGTAAATCATTCTTGCTTTCATTAAACAGGAATACCATTTTATCAATTGCTTTGATTCTATCCTTTGTGACCATAATCACATTATCTTCTGCGTAAAAATCGCTAGAATCAATACATTCGTGTAAAACATAAACCTTCATTTTTATGTACCTCAATTCTTTTCAAATTACTCCTTCATCAGCTGCTTTACAGTTTTCTTAAATAACGCGAGGTTCTTTTCGTTTTCAATAAACACCTTAGTCTTCGGATTCGGTGCTTTACCGTGAGCTTTTTCATAAGCAATAAACAAATTATTCATCTTCTTATAACCAATATGCTCGTAAATCAGAGTGTAAGTGTGCTTGTATTGCGGCTTATCATTAAGCTTTTCTGCCAAAGGTAACAAAATCGGGACAAGAATCTTCGCCGTTTCGCTCTGTTTCTTGGGCTTTTCTTCCGAAACCGGCTCAGACTCAACTTCCTTAACTTCCACCTCAATCACAGGAGCGTCACAAACAGCCACTTCAGGAGCTGCTTCAATAGTTTTCGCTTCAGGCAAAGCTTTCCATTCAGTAGTTTTTTCCTTCTTCTTATTGATCGCTTCGGTATACAGATCCTCAACCAGAGCACCAAAGATAGACTTATACATTGTGCTTGCTTCGACCACATCAATCGTAGGGATGTAACCAGTACGACCAGTTCTTGCGCAGTACTTTCTACGCTCTTCCTCGATAACGAAGGTATAAACACTATTCATGTATTCGTAAACATCACGAAACACATCTTGAACCTTCATCTCATTGATTTCCGCAATCACATTGATACGTTCATACATCTTCTTACGCCAGTCACTCACCACATCCTTACGAGGAGTAAAGTTTCTAGTAGAACGAATCGCATCATCCATCTGCTTGTCCTTAATCTGATGGACACACTGAGATACGCTACTAATCACATTCAGTGCTTCATTGCTGGTAGCACGAGCTTCCTCAATCTGTTCACTAAGATCTTTGCGAGTGGAGTTGAGTTCACTCTGAAGGCTTTTCATGCTATCAAACAGAGCGTGAAGTCTTACATCAATAAATTCTTTACTCAGTGCAGCATCCATCTTAGGAGTAGCCAGAACAGAATCACCACGCATCAAAGATTCCATAATGTCCCAGCAGAAGTCCATGAACGCATCAGCCTTCGGCTGACGAGAGAAGCGGCAGATTTCCATAACACCACGCAAACTGTAACAAATAATTTCACGCTCTTTCGCGATTCCACCTTCAACTGTCGTCAAATTGACGACAGTTGATAAGGAGTCAAGACGGTCTGCATTACGCTCATGAATCTTTGCAATGTACTTCCGAGGTTCTTTACATTCCAGTGCTCGCCCAATCTGTTCACGGGTCATGTAATACTGGTGTTTATCATTCTGGTACACGTCCACATTCAGTGCGCCGAAGGGCTTAGAGATTATTTTGGTCATAGAATTGTTAGTGGTCATTTTGTTTTACTCCTTTGTATTTCATTTTTTTTAGAAGATTAGAAGAACTGTTTTATCAGATCGTGACATAATACCATCCAGTATACTTATCTACACATCCCATTCTCTTATCTTCTTCTGGATCATAAAAACCGGTAGCAGATATTGCTCGTCCAGCCTTTTCATCAATATAATCAGCAACCTTCTGTGCATCTTCATATGTTTTGCATAGAATGTTCTCACCATCACACCAACGATCATAACCATCTTCTGGACAACAAGGCATATTTCTTACAAAACGATTCCAAACATCGAAAACATGATTTTCAAATTCACTCATAATCGTCACCTCAAAACTGATACTTCCAAAACAACTTTGCATTGCCGGTAATGCTCTGCAAATAACCAATATATTCATTAAAGGAGCACACACCCTTCATTTTCATCTTGCGTACTTCCACAGCTGGTGCAGCAACCTTTGAATCATAATCAACGGCATCAATAAATGCGCTATCAACCATCATCTGCTCAAACATCTTAATATCATTGATATTCATTTTTAATCTCCTTACTCAAAATCCCACCATGCGTTAATAGACGTATTCGGAACATAAACCTCAAGCATATGATGACCGTCACGAATCCATTCAGGTTCATAACCTTCATCTCGCAATTCTTTCATCAGACTCTCAAAATCATTATTAACAGACTCTACCGCATCTTCCATTGTTTTGTGCTCTACACGGTAAGGACCATTACACATCGTATCGTCATAAACAACCGTAATCATTTTTAAAACCTCGATTTTATTTAATTTCAATATTCATTTTGCTAAATAAATATTTAACAGATTCTTCAATTGCATCAATAGACCAAACATTAGGATTACACACACCAAGAATTTTATCGCCAGAAGCATTATCACGTGCATCACAAAAATGCCACCAACTATTATCGCCAGCATCATATTCATAATAAACATCCACATCAATTTCGGAGTGACCATCTACATGATATTTAATCTGATCTTTATCATTAAATGTATCCGGTTTGTATCCACGTCCATTCCATCTACATGGGTTCATCTTGCGAATAAAATCTCTTGCAATTTCATGTGTAGTCATAACTCTCACCTCATGTCGTCATAATTAAAATCTGCCATACGTTCGTCCTCGTTATCAAAAACCTTAATCAAATCCCACGGATGAAAGGTTTTTCCATCGACTGAGTTAAATGCAAATGCAGTCATGTGCCCATTTTTATCCATTGAAGTCAAAATAACAATGTACCCAGACTTTGTTTTAAATTTAAAGAAATTTTTATTGAAGAAACTTTTCATCATAACATTCACTCCCTCAATTCTCCATCCTCGTAATCAAAAACATGACAACAATCTTCGCAGCCTTTCTTATACAGGTCGGTTTGAATCTTATCATTTACTGCATCTTGCTCAATAACCATAATTAAATCGTTCCACGAAAATGTCTTTCCGTCTTTAGAGTAAAAAATCAGCATACCCGGATAGCATTCTTTGTCTGCCGACCCCGTGGCAATCAACCAACCATTATGAATTTTGATTTTGAAATCATGTTCATTAACGTTAATCATTCGTCTTTCTCCTTTATATTATTATCTTATCTTCACCAAGCGTTTCGGTTTCATATGTTGTATAGATAAGCTTTGTCGGCTTGCTGTAACACGTTTTCATCCAGTCAAGTTCTGCATCACGTAGCTCTTTTGTGGGATAGACTTCATGCCCTCTATATGTATCACCGTACATAAAGTATCTGACAGAGTATTCAAGATGGTAATACATTATTTTTCTCTCAGCTCCTCGCACGCTTTAGCAATGATAGCAAGACCATTACGACGAAAATCAGCATTGTAAGGATTCTGTGCTTGAACATCTAAATGGTACAGCAATTTTTCCAAATCAGAGCTATATTCAACGTCTGCTGTTTTACAAAGGACCTCGGCCATCGCTTGAGTGTCATATTCCATAATAAAACTCTCCTTTTACATTAATTTGTTAGAAATATCAAATGCTTTCCATCTGAAACTAAATTCATCCGTCCAAACCTGTGCTTCGAGTTCGTCACTATCATAATAAGCCAGAACATTAGGAAGGTCAGAATACATTGCATAGCATTCTTTCGAATCATCCACGATATATTTCATAGCTTCTTTTTCGTTTTGAAAAAACTCAGGCTCAAAAATTTCACCTTCAGAACTACATTCGATAACGCACCACATATTTACACCTCACTAAAATTTGCATTAAAAAGAATCTCATTACCATATTCAGCAAGAGTATCCTTAAACCAATTTTCATTCTTTTCCCACCACAATTCAGCCTGCTGCTGGCTCAATACAATACCTTTTCTTTTCGCTGCATCGATAACGTCATCGATGCACCAACGAGTTTCAGCATAATAATATCGAGTATCGCAATCATCTTCGTCAAATGCTTCCATCTCTGTAAGTTCGGTGGATGGATGCTGCCAATCACAATTGTAAAACACTCGTTTTGCCTTCTTTTCATCACCTTCACAGATATCAATAATATCCTGTGCAGTATAAAAGTTCGTATATGCGTCTGCAAGTTCTTGCAAAGTCATTTTATGGTCATAGGCAACACCATTCATATCGAGATCAGGAATATAAATAACGCTGTTATAACAGTCCTCTTCAGGAAAGCAATCCGCTTTAAATATCGTACACTCTTGCCCATCACTCATATCAAGCAATTCATCAAGAATAGCGCCGTTCTTCAGGAGATTATAAAGTTCGTCTTTTGTGTAAGTTTTCATGATATTTTTCCTCTTAAATTTTACACACTCACATTCTCGTAAACCCAGCCAACGCCTCTACTATGGAACTCATCTACCCAATGAAACCATTCATCCTGTGTGAAATTGCCAACGGGAAAACCTCTCCACTTCTGATCAAGAACTAATTCTCCGCGTTCGTTTTCAACCCATGCAAAATCCGTGTTCTCCTTCCAAAGACGTTCAACGAATTTATCGCAATCATCTTTATTTTCTCTTAGTTTTAACATCCATTGTGCCGTTAAATAAGTTCCATCAAAAGATTCTGCAATAGCACACGGACAGTTTTTACAAGATTTCTCAATGCATGACCAACAAGGCCCACCGTTGTAACTCATACTTTAAACCTCATAACTTTCTTCCAGACAATCAATCAAATCTGCTACATACTCACCGATCTGATCACAATTTACATTTTTGTATTCCGCACCAGAATTTCCATTATCACTGATATAGACGTTAAATAAACCCTTTCCAATACGTTCAATATCAACATCAATATTCATTTTCATACATTCGCACCTCATAAAAGATATTTTTCGTCCGAAGATTCAAATAATATCATATTTTTCAAACCAAATATTCAACTCATCTTCCGACATCGAATCGATTGCAATATCCACTCGGCGTTCAATAACATCATCATCCTCGTCTTCATTCAGTTTATAACCAACAAAGGTTTCAATTGTATCAAATCCATCCATAAAAAGCTCACGCTTCAGAAGTTTAATTTTTTCCATCATATTATCATCCATTTTATTTTCCTCCTAAAATTCAACTTTTACAGAACTCCGCCATAAGATCCGTTTCTCATCGCTCTCATATATGCTGCCTTACGAGAAGGACAAGGAGAAGCAACGTACTTGATTCCACTATCAGTTAAACCTGCAAACCACTGTCCATCTTTCGGATTATCTCTTCCAATAGAATAGACCTGACCGTTATCAGGATTTGCTGCAAAAGCATACCATTTTCCATCAATCTCTCTAATGTATGTCATAATTCACACCTCATCAAAATTGTTTTTGAACCAAGCAATCTCCAGCACGAATATCATCTATGTCCCAATTTATCTCTTTTGGATCAACAACTTCGGCCATTTCCATTGCTTCTCTTTCATCCTCTGCATCAACAATCACATAACCAGGACAAGATACTGTAACAAAGTACTTCATAATTTATACCTCATCAAAATTGTAAGTAACAGTAACAACTCTTTCAGCGTCACCGATACGGCACCGATCTTCCTTTAATGCCTTTTCAAGACCACAACCAGCGCTGTATGTAATACCATTTTCAAACATGTCGGAACCGATGAATCCGAATGCTCTGTCAATCTCCTTCCACTCTCCGTGTTCCTCTTTGTAAAGCGTATAGCCGTAATTCTCACCGGAAAGATAATCGCTATAGGTCTTAACCTCGTCACGCATGATTCGTTCCGCTTCTGTTTTGTGAACATCAGAACCGCTAGGAACTTTTGTAATAATCCAACCAACATTGCTATCGTCCCACGAACCTCTGAATTGTGTATCACAATCCATAGACAGGCCAGAGTGGTCATGTAACCAGAGTGGAAGCCATGCGATATACATATCAAGAAGGATTTGACAATCCTTAATGGATAATTCTCCCTCAGCATATACTGGGATTTCATTCTCCTTCAAACCCTGACAAAAATGAGTATACTCTCCATTATCAGTAAGAACAGAAAGATAATATGTATCATCATGAACACTCTTTTCTGCAATTACATCAATGGTTTTCTTGTTAATAAGTGCATTGATAATTTCTTCTGGCTCGCACATCTCGTAAACCAGATCGTTCCAAAACTCCTCTGCCGTACTCGCATCAATCTTATCACCAAGACGATACCGAGAATGAAAACAAGCCATTATAGAATCATGATCATCCCACCAGCGAGGATTATTATCTGCCTCATCATCGTGTTGGATATGCAAACAGTATAGATTGTCGCCGTAAGTCCACTTTATGATTTCATTATCGTAGCAATACAGTTTTTCCATATCTAAAATCTCCCTTTTATAAGCATCCGTTTGCAGTAATAATCAACAACGGTTCAAGATCATCAACTTCATCATTCCAAATTTCAAGCCAATCGTAAGGTTCTCCATTACAAGCTCTTAATTTGTTGCTTTTCAGAACAGGCACCAAACCCATACCTGTTGCTTCAACATATTTCAGATCTTTATTTCTGAAGAGTTCATCATAATAGCCGCCATCCTTTTCGTAAGCAAGAAGCACATACATTTTACTCACCTCTTATGCGCTTGCCTTTTCTTCAAAAGCGTACCAATCAGACCAAATCTTATCGACCTCTCCGTTCTTAAAACCGTTCTTATAATCGGTGAACTCAACATAATAATTGCTTGTCCACTCATTTAGAGCATGTTCATAGATAGCTGCAACTCCACGCTTTGTTTCAACGACAAAACTATCAACCAGAACACCCTCAACGTAAGCACCAGTGTATTGTGCTTTATTCTGGTGCATCCAACGGCCAAGAGCACTCGCATTAAGATAAAACTGTGTCATAACTCATTTTCCTCTTTCCATTCCGTCGCAACTTCCAGCAATTCTATCAATCATTTCCATGTATTTTCCGAATGTTTTACATTTCACTTCTACTCCAAAACAAGCTGCGTAAACAACCAAAGAGTCATTACTTGCCACATAATTACATTCGTGCCACCAATCATAAAGCATGGAATCAGCACTGCCAGAAATAACTCTACTGTTGCCATTATCATCCTTAACAATTACTAAACAGTCGTCCAGAACGTCATTAAAAAGCAACATATTCATTCTCCTTTACTCTTCCATAATCATAGCGAGAACCGGCTCACCAGAATCCTTCAGCTGAAGCTCCAGAATATCGCCATCATCCACGATTTCACACTTGCTTAGATAATCCCGAAGGAAAAACATCTGACATTCTTGCCAGAAGATTTCTTTCGGATCTTCATTCTCATCTACGAATACATTCTTGTGATGAAAAGATTCATTCCAAACCCAACCTTCACCATCAAAACAAGCGTGAACTTCCCTCAGATCCCACATAGTTAATCCTCCAAAGTTTTAGAATGTCTTAAAATAATAATTTCTTTCATTTCTTCTTTATCTCTTGCGGTAGGAAGAACAAAAAAGAAAGAATACTCTGGATAATAAAAAGAAATATAAAAACTAAATACCATATACATGATTGTGAAGTAATGACCTGTTTGTTTGTTCTTGAACTTTGCTCTTCCGATTTTATATTCTTCAGAGTATTCATCTTTAATTAAATCCCACATAGTTAATCCTTCCAAAAGTTAAGTTTCTTTTTGATTGTCATCTCAATTTCGTCTTTATCACCGTCAGATAGAATCTTATTATCGTACTCGGAATAGCAAAACATAACGCTACGGCCATTATATTTATACATAACCATTGCTGTTTTTAATTGTTTGTCACGAAAAAAGGTTGCGCACCCAATTCCATATTTTTTAGAATATTCATTTTCAACTAAATCCCACATTTTATCACCTCAAAAGTTCTTTAAGCATCTTAATCATACCTTCACGGTCCTTATCATCTGCGCCCAACATACAAACCGTTCTATCAAAATCAACCGTCTGACAATCACTGAAATCGTATTGCTCAATATCGTTGCTACAAGTGTCAGGGTAATGTTCTTCGAGCCTGTCTTTCGTATCACAGTCACAGAAGGTTCCAGAATAATAATCACTGGCCGACTCACCTGTTTTCATGTACACGCGGATACCATCTGTGACAATCACTTTAGCGAACCGCTTCATATCTTCTGGCGTAAAGGTCTTATTCATGACATCATACGAATAGACCATGTAACAAGTTTTATCAGGCTCATAAATATCCTGTTCCTTATCTGCACCAAACGCTCTAGCATATCCACCAGCCCATCCACCACAAAACACAAGAATTTCTTTTCCTGCTTCGATAGCTGCCATATATTCCTCTTCAGGAATCGCTACAATTCTTCCGTTAGGAAAAATAAAACCTTCAAATTCTCTCATTTTATTACCTCACTTGCTCTTTTGAAATCTATTATAGAAAGATTCTTCTAGCTCCCAGAGAAATTTTTTCTGCGCCGTAATTTTGTTAATAACTCTTTCTTTATGATTGTTTAATTCGGGTCTCCCACTTGTCATTTCAATGGTAGCGTCGATACGATGATTTAACGTATCTTCCCATTCATCGAAAAAATCCATTATGTTATTAAAAACATTCTCGTCCATATTAAACACCCATTCCTTTATAGCCCATCATATGTAAACCTTTATGCTTCTTACGACGCATATCATAATAGATTGCTACCGTATTTTTCGGCATATTGTTTCTGAAATACTTTTCTTTATACTCACACAGCTTTTTATACTCGTCGCTTTCACGATGAGCCTTCAGCTTCTCACAATGGTCGTGACAACCAGGATAACGCTCCGGTGCCACACAGTAACGGCAAGGATCAGTCATTGTTGCTCTCCTTTCTTCCAAGTCTGTCAAACATTTCTGTGATACGGTCAATCCATGCGTCATTTTCTGATTCATTGCAATCGAAATAATCCTGAAATCGTTCAGCTAACTCTTCCGAAAACTCGATAATTTCATTGTATGAATAGCCATATTCTTCTTCAATCCAGTCTGCATTAAGTTCGAGCTGATGAAGAGCGTCATCAATACGATACTGACGCTCTTTATAACGGTAAGCTGCTTCAACCTGTTCAGGTGTCATCTCCCAAGACTTCCCATTCCAGCTAGTCACAACAATCTTATTTTCGTTATTCATATTGCAAACTCCTTTTCTCTTGTAAACTTAATCACCAACGCATTCACGTTGGCCGCTTCCATCGTTGATTGTTTTGCATCCTCGTGATTGCCAGCTCTAAGGAATGAAACACTCTGATCCATCAGCTTACGCCGATAGAAAGAAAGAGCTGCGAGAATAATATTCTTTTCAATGTTGGTCATGCTCTTTTTCCTCCTGCTCACGTTCCTTGTGAAATTTTCGCACTTCTTCCCAAAAATCAAACGGACTAGAATTGTGATAAACAAGCTCCATGTATTCTTTTCTACTGTTAAAATGGTTTATATTAGTATCCATTTTTATCACCTCAATCTTCATCACTCAGGTTCTGACAAAAACTCAAATAGAAATTAATATCGAAACATTCCACATCACCATCAGGGAACCACCCATAGGTCACATCTGCAACTGCATTGTGCTTATAAAGAGCATCAATAATTTCATCACGGTATGCTGTGATCCAGTTTTTTGTTACATTGAATTTTCTAGTAATTTCATAAACATGAATAATCCAATTACCTTCTGTGGTGCTTCTTGTTCCACTTTCGACAATCCAATCGGAAATACTGTTAATCATCCAATCGTTAACCTGTTTTACAGTTTCGCTAGTATACATTTTTATCACCTCAATCAAAACTGAACCACTTCATGTTTGACTTTCTCCAGCATCTCTTTCTCTTGTCCTTCAAGACGCTCAACTTCACACAAAACATCACGAATACCAAAGACAACCAAATCCCGGTCACGCTCACGTTCTGCTCTATGTGCGGGATTGTTTTTGCAAAATCCTTCGCACAAGTTGTTTTCTCTTGCAATCAAATTATCAATCGCATATTTTAAAATACGCTTATCTTTTTCGGTCATTTTTATCACTCCTGCTCCATCGTTACGCAAATCAAAGGATCATCTGGATATGCTTCTTCGTCAGAAAAACATACACCTTTTGACACTCCCCTGACCTGAAGTTCTTTCCAGTCTCCGAATTCAGTATTGGTATACATTCCAAAAATCAATTCGGTATTTTCGTCATAGCCAAACTCCTTCAACTTTTTAATAAATTCAGAAACAGTCATAAACAAAATCCTACACAGTGCCATCAGGAAGCCAGTGAATCCGCCAGTAATCCAAGCGTTCGGAAAGTTCTTCCTCCTCTAACCCATCATAATATTGATCTAAATATTTCTGTTCATAATCTCGAATTTCATTTTCAAGTTTTTGCTTTTCTTCTTCGAGTCTTTGTTTTTCTTCAAAGAAAGCATCTATTCCTTCTTCAATGGGGTCGTCCCTTAATATTTTCATTCTGTAGCCTCCCTAGTCATTGTAAAAGCATGATTTTAGTTAATCCATATCTTCAAACTCACAGTTCTCTTCATCTAACACGTCACTATCAGGAACCCATTCAAGACCTTCAGGAATAGGAACATCGGAAAGATGTTCTTTTGCATATTTTATAGCTTCATCAATATCCATATCATCGGGGACATCAATAAAGCTATTGTAAACCGCCATACAGTTCACAGTTATATCCAATCTTTTCATAAACAAACACTCCTTTTAATGTTTAGATATTCCAAGCATCACAAAGATCTTTGGGCTTATCATTCGGCATCCATATTTTTGCATTATCATTAAGGAAGTAACAGCAACCAAAAAATCCCATAGGAGAATCACAAAGATTCTGTTCACCATCTTTAACACCAACTTGATAAACAACATAGATAAACTCAGCAATCTCATGCTTATCCATTCGCTTGATGCGGTCGTACATTGTTTCCATATTAATCGCTCCTTTTAGATGTCACTCTCTTCGTTTTTAAGACGACACTGTTCCTGGCACTTGTCGTAATAATCAATAACTTCGTTAATCTTCTCAGGAGATTCTTCTCTATATTTCTTATACATCTCCACTGCCTCTTTTGCTTTACAATCGTATGCCCACCGATAAGCCTTTACAAATCTCTGCTGGCGGCGACCATAATTCTTATCCTTCTCTCTAGCTTCATATATCTTTTTAACAGTTCTTTCAGTGACCTTATCGTTATTTATCGAAACTCTGTGCATCACATCAGAAAACTCAAGAAACATACTTTCAGGTACATATCCATTGTGATCTCGCATCTGCGTCCACATCTTTCCAAGCATCTGAAAGTCCTTTTTACCGATATAAGCCATACCTAACACTCCTTTTAATATTTTTGTGTTTTCGCATTCTGGTAGCGGTTATGTCTGCCCTAGTACCGCCAATCACCTAGCATAATAACGTATTATTTTAATTTTCCTTTCAAATATAACTCCTGCTTATAATGCCTATGTTCTTTCATAATTTTGTTTCGTTCTTCTAATGACGGTTTATAATCTTTCCAGTGACTCTTGATGTGATCATCGTTTTTCTTTTTGGATTCTGGATTAACTATAAGCAAAATAGATTTCTTACTCACGTTATATTCTTTCGCCAAATCCATTAAGCTAAATAATCCAGTAGAATATTTTTTTCGGATTTCTTCTTTCATTACAGATGTAATCTTTACTCTTCTATCTTGCTGTTCTGAAAGTTTTATTTTTTCAGATTTATAAGGCATTATGACACCCACTCCTGACTTCTTATATAATCCTTAATAGATGGATTGTATTCATTACGGTCAATGTATTGACACAGGACACGCTGCACATCACGGTTATCACCGTAATCCATCGCTAACGAAATATCTTCACCGTGAGTTCCAACACCCAGGCGTTCATACTTTCTAACTTCAAGATAAAAGTCATGTGCGCTGTAGTGTCTGCCATCCCGGCGATCAAGAATGCTATCAATAATCAAAATATTCACCTCTTAACCAAAAATAAAAATGGCTAACGTTCTTGAAGTCACAGCATAATAAACACCGGTTTCATGACCTCTTAACAACATTCCGTCACAACCATAAACACCGGAAGAATATCCAACTTGAGAAAGAAACCCTTCTTTTTTGATGATTCTTTCATAATCTTCGTTGTTTGCACGAGTAACATCCTCTGCCATTCCAAGGGCAACCATATTCTTCAGTTCTTTCCGAGTGTACTTACGCATTTTCTTCCATCTCCTTTACAGTCTCATCGTCCCAATGGAATCCACGCTTTTCATAAAGCGGAATCCAATGAGCTTCAAAAAAATCGTAGCCACAACCATCAATGCCAAAAATGTAACCGTAATCTTCTTGCTCGTAGATGCGGAATCCGCAATCTGCCATTTCCTGAAGATGATTTTCGAGCCACCAGTTATCACACGGGTCATTAAACTGCCACATCGTTCCCCACATCGGAAGGAAGCCGTCACGCTCGACTTCAAAATCATCTTCTCTAACATCAACTTCCTCGCCAGTGCCATCGAGACAAATTTTGTAAGTGTTGTCATCTTCGTTGTAGCTCTGAATCTCACCATCTTCGCCATAGTGGTCACCGCTAAAGATATAGACACGATCACAACAAGACGGCGGCGTGATTTCAGTAATACCTTCGCCATCCTCTTCCAAATCGACCTTGGCGAGCTTTTCAATAACGCTCTGAGGAATCGCATTAAACTCCTGAACCCATGCGTAAGCTGCATCCTTCTTAGTTTTGTACATAGCCATAGCAGTTGACTCTCCTTTTCTTACGTATCCTGTGTTATATAGCTATATGGTAAAAATAAAAGCCCTATGACGGACTGCCCTTTCTAGCTATAGAATACAGGATACTGCCGATTTTGTCAAGCACTAAAATGTAGATTTTATTAACGTCACATTTTAATGCGTTAATACGTTTTATTTTCGTGACCATTCTGTGAATATCAATCAACATCCACTTCATCAGGCCGTACCCACAGAACATCCTCGATAGTATCATCGTAGATGGTTTCTGTTCCATTGCTGTTCATAATCATGGTCACATTCTGACCATCTGCCGGGGTTTCTTCCATGCTTGCATAAGAATACAGCCATTCCTCGCCGTTCTCATCAATAACATGGATGGTCTTAATTCCGTTGCGGAATACTTCGATTTCATCCACGCTACCGGCCAGGACATAACGATTATCCAGGCGAGTTTTCATAGGCTCTGCTGCGTTTGCAGTCATACAGTTTGCCAGAATGGAAACACCAGCCACAACAGTAGCCAGGATGACGGACAGCTTATTCTGAGTAAGTTTCATTTTATGTATCTCCTTTTCAATCTTTCAAACCAAATAATTTCATACCAGCAGATCCCATGTCTGCCGGATATAGATTCACAACACGATTGTCGTAAAATTCTGCAATCAGATTGCTGTTGCAGATGTCTGTGTAAGCATCATCCATAGACAGACCAGAAAAATCTGCTGCGTTGTAGTCATCCACACCAGAGAATCCGTACAATGCTTCCTGATAGAATGCCCTCGTCATTCTTGTTTCATTATTATCAGGAGCAACGACAAACAGATTCTTCAAACCACTCTGACCAAAAACTGCAACATAGATCCCGCCTGCGTTGTTCTCATATACTTCAACAGTAGCACGCATTTTTTCATTCTCCTTTTCTTATCAGTGGCCCCAACGACAAACAATAACGCCGTTGATCCAGATTGAGACATTTGCGCCCTGCCGATACCATTCGACAGCTTCACGATGAATGTTGGTGATAACACCGGTTTCATCGTTCATAAACCATTGACCTTTTTTCATTGTCGTTTCTCCTTTACACTCTCATGCACTCATCAAGATAGATTCGTTTACCGAAACACTTGACGTATGCTCTGCCAGACGGTGCATAGATGATTTTCAGATGATGATAGTGAAAATACTTCTCATCATCACACAACACACCAGACATACCATAGAGATAATCGTCCATGCCGTATTCGATATCGCCATGAATCTGGAAACCACCACAACGGCCATAGCTGCTATCATAAGCGGTTACAGGATGGCTCTTGCAATATTCTCTTGCGGTCATATCAAACTCTCCTTAAAACATATCTTTTATTCTGACGGCATTCCAAAGACTTCAATATAAGCCTTCTTGACTGCCGTTGTGATATGCGAATCATGTACGTTGTACTTATCGTACCACCCACAAATCGTACCAGAAGTGTACACATACCTGAGCAAATCCCACGCAATCCGGGTCAACAGGTCGTTATATTCATGCTCTGCAATGACGCTCTTAACATATTTCTGCCAAGCGTCTGCGTTAGTCGCTTTCACATACTGAAAGCGATTAACGATATCAGGATAAACAGGATCGAGTTTCATTTTTGCCATATTCATTCTCCCTTACTAAAGATTCTTGCAAAGCCCCAAACCACCACGTTCACGGGGCAAACGCCTGAGTGCATCCCTGTGAGGACAATCCAGCTTTTCGCAATACTTGCAGTTTGCATTGTTGCGCTCTTGCTCTGCAAAGAAATTCTTTGCACCTTTTAGGGATTCAAAATAATGACCCTGATCCCATGTGTAGGAATCCGGGTCAAAATGCCACGCCACAATATATGGCGTGTAATAATTTGCCTTGTTGAACAGTGCTGTATAGGCGCTGCCAGTCTCAAGAACAACCAGATCTTCTTTTTTCATCTTACATTTATCCCTTCAGAATCTTGTAATCGAGGTCATCTGCCATCGGTTCTTCTGGTTCTCCATCCATGCTGTTGCTAGATGAAGTGTAAAGTTTGTCATGCCGTTCTTGCGGCATTTCACATGGTTCTGTATATTTCCATACTGTGCCGAACTTATCGATAAATACTTCACGGTGAAAGTCATCCGTTCCAATGAATCGTAAGCTCTTTACATTACGAAACATTAGTTCAACCACCCTTTCCACTCTGCCACGCCAATAGCGATGGCACAAATTACGAAAGCCCACATCATAGGTGCAACGCACTCTGCATGATAAGCAGAATAGCCAAAGAACATGAGAAGCGATTTCATAACAAGACTTCCTTTCTGCCAGGATAAACCAGGCTTTGCAAATTCATTTTTTACAACACTATTGCGTACCCTATTGGGTTGGTAGTGGGATCTTTCTGCCCCGTGCCCACTAACTTCACGGCATAAATCTCCTCTTTTATGTGATTCCTGACGTGTTTGTTTTCACTGTTCACCAGTCTGAATACCGGTGATGATCTCGCCTTCTGCCTTCAATTTGGCAAGAACAGCGTCCAGACCACCCAGGATATTCACTTCCTCTTCTGTGTAGAGGATATAACGGCCACCAAAATTTGGGTCCTTATCCTCTTCACAGGCAACAAAGATTGCGTATTCTTTCATTATGTTCTCCTTTTTTTGTTTTCATTTTGCATACCATGCAAATTATTTGCATAATTATCCAAAGCAAGACATAAAGAAAACGCCTTGCGATAAATTCACAAGACGTTGTTGCCAGGGTTATAGGGTTTATTAGTTGGATTCTGCCGGGGAAACAATCAATTCACCATTGACGATTTTTTTAACAAGCTGAGACACGTTTATACATCCATAAAGAGGAAGAATTTCAGTTTCCAGCTTTTCACCCTCTGCCGGAGTAAGAACACAAGCCTTTTGCCACTTATAAGATTTATTTCGCGCTTTTATAGCGGCAACAAGCTCTTCTTTGCTCATGTTGTCGTACTTGCTTGCCATAGTCGCACCACCTTTTGATGCAATTATAGCAAACTTTTCACTCTTACGCAAGTTCTGACCACTTGAAACAGTTGCTGACATGATTCACCTTGCCTTTCTACCAGAAGGTACAGGAAAAACAGGCTCAAGAGGACGCATATCGCCACGGATTTTTCCAGCACCGCTGCCGTCCATGTATTCTGCGATCTTACCATAGACCTTCTGAGGCCGTCTGTTCATCTCGATTGTTTTCCCATAGATCAAACTAGAGGCATTGTTGTACTCTGCCGTAAAGGAATCATTGCGAGTGCGGAAAGCCTTAGTGTGTTTTGCTGCCTTCTTGCTCTTGCGATTTGCACTAGCAGACCCAGTTCCAGCAAAACGTGCTGCATAGCGTCCAGCCTTCTTCCGCTCTGATTTCACTGCCATATCAAAATGCACAGTCTCAGGATTTACGCCAATAGGTTCACTTCTGATGAAGTCAACGACAGTCTGATTGTAAGTCTTCTCCCACGGAACCAAACCTTTACCGGAACGCCAAACCATGCCGATCTGATTCACTCTGACGACCGCGATAAAACGCAATCCCTCTGCGGTCTGACCATAGTATGCACCAGACGGCACAGAATGACCGTCAAACTTAATCTGACGGTCTGCATAGTTCTTGCACAGGAACTTTTGCATAGTGTTCACCTCTTTCTATTTGATAGTGACGGCATTGCTGCCGTGTTGGTAGTGGTTACGTCTTCCCTAGTACCACTAATCGCCTAGCATTTATGTAGAGCTCTTGCGTGTTCACGATGGTTGCGTGGTTTAATTACAGGGTTTCTTCTGCGCTGAAGTCGTTGGTGAAGTCCTTGCTCTGAAGGTCTGCCAGTTTAGTCTGAGCAGATTCCAGGCTCTTTTTAACGTCTGCCAAATCCTTTTCCATGCCCTGAACAGCCTTCATCTTCTTTTCCAGGGTTTTTGCGTTGGTGTCCTTCTTGCTCTTGAGAGAGTCAAGTTCCTTCTTTGCAGAGGACAGCACTTCCTCTGCATTCTCAACACTCTTAGTAAGGCGCACAACCTTAGAGGACAGCTTGCGGACGCTTGCACGGCGGTCACGCTCTGCCATAGAGAGCATAGCAACACCGCTTGCGTTGGCACTAAACCATGCTTCAACCCACTTGACAAACTTGGTCTGAGATTCTGCTTCCGTGTCGTAGCCGTGGCCTGCTGTGGTAGCGGTGAATGCACGCACCTTGCCCACGCTCTGCTCAATGAACTGCTCAACAGTGAAGGTTGCAAAGACATCATTGACTTTGAAGGTATCGCCCATGATAGCGGTGGTAAGGCTGGTCAGATCATTGAAGTAGAAGGTTTTAATCTTCTGAACAGAGTCTGCGTCTGCGGCATAGCGTGCCAGCAAATCAGCATCAAGATAGACAGCACGGACGGCCTTGCAATAGGTCTCGTACTGCTCTGCGGTGATACCCTTCAGGCAGTCTCTGCCCAGGGCCTTCTCAGAGGTGTTGACTTCCTTGCCACCCTTCTTGAACAGGGCAACGGCTGCACCGGTGGTGCGGTTCTTCTCTGCGGCTGCGGTAGCGTTGAAGTTGATAGCGGACAGAATGGTAGTAGTAGACATAGTATTTTCTCCTTTGTTGTGTTATAATGTGTGTATGGACTTCTTGCTATTATGAGCAAGCCAAGTGCTACAGACAAAATTCCAGGTTCTGCCTGTAGCCTATGGTTCGCCCACGATGGGCAAATATGTATGCTGTAAAGCATGGTTTACCCTCTGTCTGCCAAAAACAGCCCTTCAACCATGCTTGCTATTATTCAATTGTCACGGAAAACTGTCTATTTTTGCTATTATCTGCGACAAGTCCAAACTTTTGAAGTCCAAACAAAAAGCGCCAAACTTTTGAAGTTCAACGCCGTCTAATTGCATATCTTTGCAAAAATATCCTGTTTTCTCAATCATACAAGATTGCATTGTACCGCCTAAAAGTAACAAACTGATAGCTTGCGTTTGAAACGTTGCCAAAACTTGCGTTTTGGATTCTTTCAAAACGGTTATATTGTTTTTATCCTTCCAGCGCATTTTGTCAATCTGGAATCGGTTTCGACCTGTTTTGCAAGGTAAACCACTTGAACAAATACGGAATCCGACCGCCTTGCCCGCCGTGCCATTTATTTAGCCGTTCGATTGATTGAAGGGCTATTTTGTGTGCACGTCTAAAACCGTTCTATCCTCTCTCCCGTCTGTTAAACGTGGTATTTTGCATGAGCGCCGTTCCGTACTATTTGCTTTTACACTTCCTTCCGTTCGGGGAACGACCGCTTGCTTTTAAACGATTTATCGGGGAACTTTCCCGCACCTTCCGACCGTGCGTCCCTTCAAGCCTTCCGGCCTTCCGGTGCCTATACTCTACCATGTTTTACTATGGTTGAACATATAATTTTGTTGCAAACGCATGGACGGAACGTGCAAGAATTATAGATTCTTTAAAAATAGCGATATATCGTTAAAAATTATATTTTGGCAAGGCTGTGATCGAATGGTTAAAGAATTTTAAGAAACACGCGGAAACGTGTTCGCGCGCGTGCGTGCGTGCGCCTGGGCAGGCAAAACTCTAATAGGTACAGCAGTCCCCGGCAATACTATATATTGTGGTTTGAATGAATGGTTAAATACTAGATATTGTGTATAGTACGATATTGAACAATATGGATAGATACTAGATATTGGGTTTGTCGATTGACTGAACACAAGATATAGGGAATAGCATAATTGGCGTAAAGTAAAAATACTTTACAAAATGTTGCACACGCAACATTCGATATCATTTTGATATCGAACGCAACGAAAATGCAACTAATTTGCAAATTCAATTCCCGACAAAAATCAGTACTATAAACATACTGGAAAAGTAGGAATAATTCCCGGCCTGGAAAGTGAAAAAACAGGCACTTTATTCAATTAAAGTGAATGCCGCTTTTTGCACAAAAGCGGCTTTTCCCCATGGGGGATACTTTTCATTTTTGAGACGTTCCAGGCAGCAGGCCGAGATCCCAGTACATCTTTCTTGTTCATAATCGCCAATTATAAATTTCATATTCTCTTACTCTCTATACATTCTGCACAACAATTTTCACAAAAATACCATTCTCTTTCAATCACAACAACCTCTATCTATCCTATCAACTCAATCTAACTATTTAACCTGTTCCTACCCGGGTACATTTCCCTGACAAAATCATCCTAAAATACACCCATATATCCTCTCCTACACACACTCACAAATCACTCATTTTCCACTCAAAATGCCTAAAAATGGCTTAAAATCGCTATTTTTCAATCGGTAGCTCATTCGGTAACTAGCTAGAATTTAACGTATTTTCGTTATATTTTAGCTAGTTTTTCTTTTTATTTGTACCTTTTTACCACTTATTTTGTTCCTTTTTAACTCAATAAAATCCGAAAAAGGTAGGATTCATGCGGTTTTTCCCGATGTGTACCTTAGATGTACAGAAAATAATCATTCTTCGGAGCATAAAGTACATATTTGTACCAATCTATACTCCCCTATCGTCATAAATGGACTGATCTGGCATCCAAACAACATTCTCAGAGACTCCAGACACATTTAATAAGCATAATTGTAGCCTCTGGCAGCTTACACAGAACACACAGAGTATCTAAATGTCCTTTATAGAGAACAGTACTCTCCAAAACATACCTTATTATAATAGGCACTAGAAATACTCGCATCCTGTATTATGTAGCTATTGAACTTTTGGCAATCTCATGGTATAATGAGTGTAGATAGCTATACAATACAGGATACTGTAAAGAAGATAGCAAGAGGATGTTTATAGTAGTCCTCCCGGACAGGGACCGTTACGACGGTGAAGAGGGATCTCGCGTCTGCGGACGCTCGTAGGTTTACTCAAATTGAATCTATGCCGCTTACGCGCCATAGCTTCAAGTCGAGTAAACCATTATTAGATATTTTGTGATAGTTGTACTTGTACTGACGACTATGTATCTTCATACATATATATAATACAGACTCGTCAGTACAACTAAATTAGAACTGGAGGCAATATGGAGCAAAATAATTATAATGTTACGCAGGATATGGTCAACAAATTAAGTGATGGACAAAAGTTCTCAAACTTCTTGGAGTTATCTACTTATCTCAACATCCTTAATAAAAACGGAAAACCATTGGGTGGGAATAGTAAAAAACACTTCCTTGAAGATTTGAATCGTTTTGTTGAATTTAAAAAGGAAGGAAAGCGCTTTATTATTGTAAAGATTCGTCCAGATAATGAAGTGCTTCCTCCTCTGCCGACAAGAAATAAAGGGAAATTCTCTTTGCGTTTGCAGAACCAGATTGCTTACCACTTACTTAAAGAATGTGACGGCAGTAGTTGGATGGAGTTCTTTTGGACACCAGCTGCAATATTACGAGCATGTGGAATGACTAACAAAAATTTTTATCAATATCCAGAAGATTTACATGGCGATGATACCTTCTGGGCTGAAATAGTTGGTACACCATTAGAAAGTATTGCTCGTGATCAAATGGATGAGTTTAGAGAGAATTTAGCAGCGGATGCTGAGACATTTCAACAATGTACTAAATCTACAATGGTTGGGTACATTGAGTCTGCGCTTAGATCTATGGCGAAAAACAAGGAACTATTTTTTGAAGACTGTCCCGCTGTGTTTATAAACCATAATCCAGAAGAGTACCATATTCCTTCTGAAGACCAAAAGGCCATTTATATGAAGATGTATACGAATGTACTTCATGAGTTCTATACGTCATCTGGTCGAGTGTGCCAGAGTGAACAAGACGTATTTCTAACTGGACGGCTTCATGAGTTCTATGAAGAATTAGATAATAGGTTCAAGGAAATTTTTACATATGACTTAGCACGACCGATGTACCATATTACGATTGAGCCGAACTCGTTGAAGCGATCTGCTGCACGGACAGAATATAAATTGCAACAGCAATGCTTTCACGAGATAAATGATGCGATGTGTGAGAATATCCCAACACTTTCTGCCGTCAGAAGAGGTAGAGCGGTATTGGAGGAAAATCCAGAATATTACAATGATACTTCTCAACCACCATTTCGTTTTGTGCACAGGCAGTTGAGTGATGAGGTTCTTCAGCTCTTTATAGATGGAATGATTCGTGTTCCTGCGAATTCTGGAATCCCTCGTGCTGGATTTAAATGGTATTGTTCTTATAAAAGATAAGGAAGAAGGTTAAGTATAATGAATTTTGATAACCCCTACTGGATTGATTTAAAGGTAACTTATGAGAGTTACCAAGCAGCTGGCCGCTTGCCGGAGTTCCACAAGAAGCATGTTTGTACGAAATGCCGCTATGAGATTCCATGTTTCACAACTTGTGACGAGGTGCGATGCAAGTGCCGAGAGTTCAAGCCAAAGACTGTGCAGAAGGCTGATAAGTATTTACATATCAATGATTTCATGAATGACGTGGCTGCGTTTGAGGCCGCTAGAAATATTTAAGGAGGGCTAAGAGATGCGAGTGCAAATTGGTAAATACATTATTAAAAATTGTGACGAGCGGAATCTCGTTATTGTTGAGCAGCGGCCAGCTGGCAAGAATCCAAAGACTGGTGAGATGGGCACCGGCGTAAAGGAGGTTACGGTCGGCTATTATCCGAACCTTGAATGGGCATTACATAAGATTAAGAATTTGAATATTTCCGAAAGTGATGCTGATACAGTGGATGTTTTGCTGGCAGAGCTTGAACAGATTGATGAGACGATCCGTCGGGTAGCTGAGGAGGTCAAGTGATGGATAAGTTTGTAAATGTAACACGATTGATTGGCGTCCTCGATAGTGCCATCGCTCGTCCTAGGGCCAGAGGTAATGCAAAGTCTATGGATGATATGTGGTGCGATATGGCAATGCAATACACAAAGCGCATTCTTGAAGAAGAGATATCTGCTGGCGGTGAGTTCCGTCGAGTAGTTCATGCTCATTGGATTGAGCATTTTGAAGATTTTGGAGAAAGTTTCTTTGTTGAATGCTCGGCTTGTCATTCTAGCAAAAATATTGATGAATCAAAGTTTTGTCCTGACTGTGGAGCTGTCATGGACGAGGAGGTTAAGTGATGCGTACTTACGAGGATGTTGATGCGGAAATCAAGCAACTTGTACGTGATATGAATAGTTCCAGTCTGACACGCAGCGAGTACGAGGCTGCCGACGATATGCTGGATGAGCTCTATCAGGAGCGCGAACGACTTTGGCTCAAGGCTATGGAAGATGGCGAGAGTTGCTATCTGTAAAAGCCTGCTTTTATATTTTCTCTTTAGCTATAAAATACAGGATACGTTTAAGAAGAACATGGAGGTGACTGCCGAATGGCAAAGCAGCAAACTTGCCAGAAGTTTGTTTTTAAGATCCATACGAAGCGTCTGGTTGAAGCAAAGTGGGATTTGACTCTACCATTAGATGAGGCTAGACGAAACCACGAGATCATCTCGCTGGCTGATAGCACTGTTTTACGATGGATTGATGAGTTGAATGGTGTTACGGATGCAGAGGCTAAGGCACGGAGCATTAAGCGTAGAATCAAGATGCTGCGGAATGAGCCGTCTTGCTTAGAGAACCGCCGGGAGATTCGGAGGCTGTATACTGAACTGGACGCAGTTCAATTCAAGCCGGATTATATGTGTCTGGTGGTTGATAAGAAGAATGATTACCGCCGTGCATGTTCTCCAAAGGGGTTTAAAATCAATGGAATCACGTATCGCCGTCTGGTTGGTACTACCGGTGGTGTTAAGAATAGCACGATTGTGTTTGTGAGCGACCGTCTTATTGATGAGATCCGCAAGCGAATTGATAATGGCCGTAACAAAAGAATGGAGTTTATTCCAGCAAAGTTGGAAGCATATCGGGCACTCGCCTGCTCCGCTTCCATTCCGGTTACTGACCCTGACGGCGTGCTTGTTGTAGATGATTGTTTTACGCATTTCAAAGACCATGTAATCGTTCTGGATGACGGAGTGTCTGGTGAACCTACAATGGTGGAGAATCCTGAGCAGGACTGTGAGCTTTGCGCAAGCGACGGTTTTGGACTCATCAGTTACGATCTCGCACAGCAGTGGAGTGAGGATTTGAAACTACCATCCACCGCATCTGGCTTTTGTGTACGCAACGCATTTTGTAAAGGCATGTTATTCCCCTTCCCTTTTCGCGAGTTCGCTAAGAAAGTAGCAAAACAAAATATGGTGCGCGATATTTGGGGGAACTACAAGGATGTCAATCGTGTCCAGGTGATTCTCACAGGGTCAATGCTCAAGTTGTGGGATAGTTATCATAGTTGCGAGGACTACTTTGAGAATTGCCAGGAAAATCACTACCATTTCTCTGTAACAAAGACTTGTGAGTTGGAGCTTGATGAAGAGCGCAACCTGAATTATCAGTTTATTCAAAGCTATCAGCTTACGAACGAAGAGATACATGAGCTCGTGAAGCCAACTTTGGATGAGATCAAGGGTGTCATGGGCGGTGACTGGCGTGATGCGTTGCTGTATTTGCGTGGTAGTGGAATGCGTGATGACTCGAATTACATAAACAGTCTGGAAAACGACTATATTAAGGCTCTTATGATTGAGCCGGAAATGATTAACGACCCTTATGTGCAGAATCGGATTCGGTACTTTATTAAAAAGCGAATTTCGCAAGCAAAAACGGGTGTTGTGAAAGTACGAGGAAATTTCCAGGTGGCAAGTGGAGACCCTTATGCGCTTTGTCAATCTATCTTTGGAATGGAAGTTACTGGACTGTTAAAAGCTGGAGAGGTCTACAGCCGATTCTGGAACGACCGCGATGTTAAGCGGGTAGCCTGCTTTAGAGCACCGATGAGTCAGATGGCAAATATTCGGTGTTTAGATTTAAATTCGAGCGATGAATGCAAGAATTGGTATCGCTACATTAAAACGGTAGCTATCGTAAGTGCATTTGATAATACGTGTGCCGCACTAGATGGAATGGATTGGGATGGCGATCTTATTTTCAGTACAGACAATAGAATTCTCCTTGATAAATGGAGAAACGAGACTGTAATTCTTTGCGCTCAGAAAAAAGGTGAAAAGAAAGTTCCAACCGAGCAGGACTTCATTGAATCTAACATCAATGGATTTGGTGACGATATCGGCAAGGTAACCAATCGTATTACCACAATGTTTGACGTGCAGAGTAAATTTGAACCAGAAAGTAGAGAATATAAAGAGCTTACATATCGTATTATTTCTGGCCAGAAATATCAACAAGATACAATTGATCGCATAAAGGGAATTTCTTGCGTACCTATGCCGCAGTATTGGTATGACAACAAAGCTTGTGCTGCTAAAGACGATGATAATCCTGACACTATCGAGGATAAGAAGTTTTGGAGTAGTATTTGCGCATGGCGTAAGCCGTACTTTATGAGCTATATCTACCCTGCTCAAATGCGTGATTACAAGCAGTACGTGGCTGCAGCACGCAAGCGTATCAAGTGGGATGGATTTGCCGGTCTGGATGAGATTATGCAAAAGACCGTTAAAGATGATGTGGATGAGATGGTTATCCAGTATTACCTCTATCGGATGCCGGTGGGAATCAATTCTTGTACCATGAACCGTTTGTGTTGGACTATCGAAGATGAGCTGGAAGACTTTGATGAAGAACTCAAGATGAAGCGCAGGTTTGATTATGATTCGCTCAAGTCTGGCGTTGAGTATACAAACTCTCAGTATTATGGTATCCGTTCTATTTTTAAGGACTACTTGAGATTTGCTCGTGGTAACGCAATCCATTCTGGAAACGGAAACAATAATAAAGAAACCAGTGCAGACCGCAAGGAGTGCATTGCGTTGTATCAGGAAAGCATGTTCCGCAATCTTCATGATAAGTGTTCTAATGACGATGTGCTTTGCGACATTCTGCTTGATCTTTGTAAGAAGAATGCATCCAGTATTGCAATAGTCTGGGAACTATTTCACGATACTTTGATTAAACGCTTGTTAGAACGCCATGACGGTATGATTCATTCTCTTGTGCAGGATGAGAATGGCGATATTGAGTATGATGGCAAGCGTTTCAAGGATGTGTTAATTAACATGAATAGCAAGGAGGATGCGGATGATTGTATTGAATGAAGTTCTTTATGCTGAAGAGTGGCTAGAGAAGGATGTGCCTTGGAAGAAAGCAGGGCATGTTTTGCATTATATTGCGAAGTATTATTTCCATAAGGGATATTCAAAGGATGACGTAAGAGAAAAGCTTAACGAATATATGCTGCGTCATTTTGAAGGGTATAACAAGGTTCTGGATAGAGAACTGATTGATAAAGCAATTGCTTCTGCAAAGGGTCGTCCTATGGTGGAACTTGATGGTGTGTGCATTACGAAGGCTGAGGTAGAGAAGATTCAAGCACTTGAAGGCAAGCAGATGCAACGCCTGATGTTTACGATGCTGTGTCTGGCAAAATACCATATTGCTGTTAATGAAAAATGCAACTACTGGATTACGGAAGATACGGCTGATATTTTTAGGATGGCAAACGTATCTGTAAATGAGAAAAAACAGAACGAGATGATCTGTGAGTTACATAATCTTGGCTTTATTGGGTTTGCCAGCTTGAAAAAGATTGACAACTTGAATATTCATATTTTGATTGCGGAGCCGGATTCTCTTCATGAGATTTTCGTGGACGATTTTGAGAATGCTGGTATTCTGTGGAACCAGTATTGTGGGAAAGAATACATCAAGTGTGATTGTTGCGGAAAGATGGTTGCTCGCACTGGACGCAGACAAAAATACTGTCGTAAGTGCGCAAAAAACGTAAATATCGAGAAAACTGCACAAAATAGAAAAATGTTTGATTTATGAAATGTGAAAAAGCGTGATATTTCAACGTAGATACGTTATAATTTTACATATATAGAGCAAAACATAGTGCGGAAAGTTATGGTAGGGAGAGAGCGAGGACGCTTGTTTTCTTCCTACCTATTTTATTTTGAAAGGGTGTTTTACCTAAATGATTGAGATTACCAAAGCAGAGGCAAAGGAAATTCGTAAGGTTTATCCGAAGGTTTTCATTGCAAAAACTCGACACAAGCGATTTATTGAGGAATCTGTTCGTTATCTGGAGCTGATTCCGTTTAATATTGAAGCTCGTGAAATTGTTGAGCGTGCCAAGCGCGGCATTCGAGACTAATTTATGAAAGAACGAGGTACAGACTTTGGATTTTGAAATTCAGCTGCCCGAGGAGATTACAAACCTGATGAATGGTGGTGGTCTCCCCTCTCCTGAGATGATGAACTTCTACGTTGACGAGAAGGATCGCATCTTTTTTATTGATTTTGAGATTGACCAGTCTCTGATTGAAATTGAGCGAAAGATTCTTCAATACAACCGTATCGACAAGAATATTCCTATTGAGCAGCGCAAGCCTATTAAGCTGTTTATTTACAGCTATGGTGGCGAGCTGGATGCGATGTTTAGCTTTATTGATGTTGTTACGCTGAGTAAGACTCCTGTTTGGACGATCAACGCAGATATTGCAATGAGCGCTGCTCTTGTGATGCTGCTGTCTGGTCAGAAGCGCTTTGCTCTGCCTCATTCTACTGCATTGATTCATAGTGGCTCTGGCGGTACGCAGGGTACTTTTGAGCAGTCTAAGATGGCTATGGACTACTACGAGAAGCAGGTCGTGAAGATGCGTGAGTATATTATGGCTCACTCTACTATTGATAAGAAAACAATGACCAAGAATAAGGCTAAGGATTGGTATCTGGATGCCGATGAGCAGGTCAATTTTGGTATCGTAGACAAGATCTGCGATGATGTGGATGAATTCAATTAAGGGAGAGTTGTAATATATGGCTAAGAGAAAGATTCCCACTGAGATTCCTATGGAGAAGATTACTGATCCTGATCAGTATGGTTTTTACGGCATTTCTTTGGACCCTGAACAGCGTGTGTTTCGTGATGCAATTTGGAATCCAAACATTGATGTTGTGATCTGCAACGCTGCAGCTGGTTCTGGCAAGACGCTTATTGCGACTGCGACTGCAAATCTGCTTGTTCAGGCTGGCTATTTTGATAAACTGACTTACGTCGTGTCTAGTTATGGCGAAAAGCGTCAAGGCTATCTTCCTGGATCTATTACGGAAAAATCGGAAGTTTTCTTTGAACCTTTTTATCAGGCTCTGATTAAATGCAACGTTGACCCTAACAAGGTTATCAACGACGAGTCTATGGTGAATCAGAAGAATGGCACTGGTTATATTTCTTGTCTAACTCATACTTTCCTTCGTGGCACAAACCTGAGTGGTATTATTTTGTTGGACGAGAGCCAGAACTATACTCCTAAAGAGTTACAGAAGACTATTTCTCGTTGCGATGGTAGTGATGGCGAAAAGGTAAAGTTGATTATTATTGGTCATGATTTACAGTGTGATCTTGATAAACCTTCTGACTCTGGCTTTATGCGTTGTCTCCAGCATTTTGCGAAGCATGACCGCGTAGCCGTATGTCAGTTGACTACGAACCACCGTGGATGGATTAGCCAGTGGGCTGATGAAATGGACGTGAGTTGATGCGAGGAGCTGTAAGAAAAACAAACGAAAAATTTCAAGAAGAAGCCAAAATAAAGAATCAAAAGGTAACTGTTGTTGGAAAGTATGTTGGCTCAAATAAAAAGGTAACTGTAAAATGCAACACTTGCGGTAAGATGTTTGATATGTTTGCTTGCGCAGTTCTTGAAGGCTGTGGGTGTAAAAGCTGTTCAGCGAGAAAAGGAATGCTTACTTACAGTGGACTCAATTATGCGGATGTCGCAGAACTATTTCGTAAACGTGGATATCAGCTTATAACAAAGGAAGAGGATATTATTTCTTTTACAAGAACTCGATTACATTATCTTTGCCCGATTCATGGTGAAAGAACCATTATTTGGGGAAGTTTTAGAGATGGATCTGGGTGTAGTTTGTGTGCACATGCTTTGTCTTCAAAAAATCAACTAAAAGACTTTAATGTGATAAAAAGCGAATTTGAGTCTCGTGGATACACACTCTTAACAAAGAAAGAGGAATATACGGGAGCGTTTGGAGAATTGAAATATATTTGTCCAAGGCATGGCGAGAAAATCACAAAATGGAGTACATTTCATCATGGAACAGGTTGCCCAGAGTGTGCGTATCACAGATGTGAAAGCAAAATCGCACAACAGCTAAAAGAGTATTGCAAAAAAACATATCCTGACACGATTGTTGAATATAAGGCTGTTAAAAATCCAAAGACTGGAAGATATATGCCTTTTGACATTTATATTCCATCCGAAAGACTGTTTTGTGAAGTTATGGGGTCACAGCATTATAGCCGTATTAAATATTTTCACCGGACTGAAGAAGATTTTGTAAAGCAGTTTGAGCGAGATAATATTAAGGAAAAGTATGCTGACGAACATGGACGGTATATCGAAATTGATTTACGTCGTATAAAAACAATTGATGAAGCCATTGAACATTTTGAGTCACTGCATAACAGTTGGATTAGCAAATGGGCAGCGGCTTTGGTATTTCCAGAGCTTGCAGAGTCTTGCTAAATCATTTCAAAATTGAAATAAAATATAAGGAGAATAGAATTATGGTTGCTAAGAAGAGTGTTGTTTTTAAGAACGCTATTATTGATACTGCCGAGGGCACTATCACTGAGATTACCAAGGATGGCGAGAATGTCTTCAATCTGAATGAAGCTCTGGCAAAGTGGGATGGTATTGAGGGTGTCACCATCAATATTTCCACTTCTGATGAGCTGCTGGGCGACCCGGCTTGATACCAATGGGTTGCTATAAAAAACGGCCAGAAGAAACGAGCGATGACTTCTTTGTAAGAATCGGGAATGCTGTTCTGGCTAGAGAGTTGACTTGGGATGGCGCATCCAAGGTGCTCAATGATGAGTTGGGTAAGAATTTTGGTGAGTGCGCATATCGCAAGCGTTTTAAGGCATTCCGTGCGGGTATGCAGTATCAGGAGTCCTTATCTAATAGAGATGTGGGAACCTGCATTCTGTCTATTTCCGACCTACATATTCCATTCCAGAAGCCCATTGAGACTTTTAGTGAGTATGCTGGAAAGATTGATATCCTTCAGATAAACGGGGATTTGGTAGATGCGCAGGCCATTTCTCGTTTTAACAAGGTGTATCGTAAGAGTCCAATGGAGGAAATACTGATTGCACGTCAGTATATGATTGACCTGATTGAGATACTTCAGCCTAAGAAGGTTGTTGTAAATTATGGTAATCATGACTTACGTTTCCAGAATTATCTTGCTAAGAATCTGGACACCGACTTGCTTGAACTGATGCCAAAGACATCTTTGGAGCTTATTTTTGTTGATGGCTTTAACCATTATAACAAGGAGCTTCATACAAAGGTTCATTACGACCCTCTGATTGATGTTTTTAATAATAGTGGTATCGAGATTGTTTATAACGATACTTGGTTTAGTTTTGTTGGTGAAACAATTTTTGCGCATCCACTTGCTTATTCTAGCGGTATGTTGAAAACAGCAGAAAAGGCATATCGGTATTTCAAGGATAATGATTATTTCTTTGATACTATCGTGATGGCGCACACTCATAAAACAGGTCATTATGATATCGGTAATTCTGTAATTTATGAGCAGGGCTGTTGTTGTGAGACATCAAAAATGGATTACGCAGATGGAAAATTAACACCATCTCAGCGAGAAGGATTTATTCTGGTTTATCAGGATAAATTCGGAAGGCTGAATGAAGATAAGACGCACATTGTACGTCTAAATTAAAAAGCGGTGAGCCCCTACCACTAAACGGGGACTTAAAAAAGAAGTACGACCGCAAGGTCTGCTTGGGACATCATTTGTTGTCTCCTTTTCTATGTGCTGGGGCGATTGCTCCAGCTTATTGTGCCGCCTTAATTTAATGGTAGAATGGGAAATTTGTAATTTTCACATACGGGTTCGATTCCTGTAGGTGGCATGGCAAAAGCGGTCATTGGTTGCAACCGTGTATAAGCTGTAAAGTCAGACGCAGAGTAGCTTTGAGGAGCAAAATGCCAAGCCAATCGTGTTTCGCTACGTTAATGCGAAGCTTTAAAAGTCTAAAACAAGCGTTTTATCAACACGAGAACAATTCAACTTAGCTCGGATGGTTTGATAGATGCTTGTTTTATTGTGCGGTCTTACTCAAGTGGTTGAAGAGAACGGTCTTGAACACCGTTAGGTCGGTAAACCCGATGCCAGAGTTCGAATCTCTGAGACCGCGCCAGCCTTCTCCCGGAGGCCTATATAATACCGGTCACCTACCATCGGCTAAAAGGTAGGTTTTATGCGCCTATAGTTTAATTGCTTAAAACAGCAGACTCTAAATCTGCCTCTTGGGAGTTGAAGTCTCTCTGGGCGTGCCAAAAATGGCTTCCAATTCGCGGTTGGAGGCAAGTCCGAAGTCGATCTATGGCAAACCTGTGATGCGCACACGATTTGGTAGTAGATGACACTTAGGCATCATATGTCGCAGGTGATAGTGCCGATGTACTAGCCAGCCTCATAAGCTGTGCCTTGGGCGGGTCTGACTCCCGCACCTGCACCCAACATCTCCCATTTCGCAAGCCTATCGCCAGTTTTCTACTCCCTCTGGCGGTAGGTCCTTTTATGAACAGTCCTGCCTGTGTATTTCAGGTGGCACGGTCGGCGTAAAGCTGGCCGTAAATACAAAATTCAGCCGATTCGTCGGCAGGGCGTAAGCCCAAATAGATGATAAAGACCTTAGCTCACTACGGTGTCAAAATGCTGAGGTCGAATTTTGAACAGAACCTGTTAAGCCTCTCAACGATGCGTATCATAGCAGGTCTTTTATAGAATTAAATCCACCCGGCCTCCCAGATTATTGGTGCTCATGAGGGTGGATCTTTTGTTTGCCGTAGGATGTGCGCACGTTCTACGGCTTTTATTTTGATTTTGAATGGAGGTGTTTGTTTGCCTAGAAAGAAAAAGGTTGTTGAGGATGGCGTTATTCTTGAAGGAACCGAGAACAAGAAGACATTCAAATGCCTGCGTTGTGGTAAAGAATATGATGTGGCAGTTGGTCACTTCTATAAAAATACATATGGCTTTTGGAAAGCAAACGACAATTACGTTCCTGTTTGCAAGGAATGTGTAAATGAAATGTTTGATGATTTCTCAAGACGATTTGGTAGTGATAGAACGGCTTGTATGTTGCTTTGCCACATTTTGGATGTTCCGTTTTATAACAGTCTTTATGATTCGGTTGTTGCAAATTCTGGAACTTGTCGTCCCGGCGCGTATAACCGCCTTGTTTTAAACGGCAGACAGTATCAATTTCAAACCTTCTCTAATACTCTTGTAAATGGAGAACTCAACAAAAACGCTCTTGATCTACAGGAAGAAAAGGAGCAAAAGTGGTCGAAAGCAGAGATTCAAGCAAAAGATGACTGTATTTCTGTTATTGGATACGACCCATTTGATGGTTACAACGAGGGTGACCGTCGCTATTTGTTTAGTGAACTCATCAAGTATTTTGAGGATGGTATTGAGGACGACCCGTTCAAGCTATCTCAGATTGTTCAGGTCGTGAACAATAATAATCAGATTCGACAAATCGACTTGCAGATTGCTCGCTTAAACCCGATGAACTCGGCTGAGGCAATCAAAAGTCTGAATGACATTAAGGTCAAGCTAGTTTCTAATAACGACAAGATTGCCAAGGAAAATGAGATTTCTGTAAAGAACCGTTCCAACAAGGATGCAGGACGTAATACGCTTACATTCTTAATGAAGGATATGCGAGAGAAAAATATTGCGGGTGCAGAAGCAAATTTTTATGACCAGTTGCGTTCCCCCGGTACTCAATGGGCGGCTGATATGAGTTTCAAAGCAATCAAGGAAAATGCGTTCTTTGACGAGAATGACCAGCAGGAAATTTTCGATACACAGAGAGAATTGATTGATAAGTTCCAGAAAGAAAGTGATGACGCTAAGGAAAAATACAGGCTGTCTTTAATTGAGAATCAGCGGCTCAAGGAGCTGTTGGAAGATGCCGGTATTGACGCAAGCGCAAAAGATACGGATGGTGATGCCGTATGAGAATGAAACAAAGAGCGCCTATTATTACAGCCGTAAAACGTAAGATTTACGAGTGTGATGCGGCAACGATTGCGTTCTATCGACGTAATCCTGTTATTGCGGCCAGAGATTTATTGGGTATCCAACTATTTGACGCTCAGGCATATATGCTGGAACAAAGCTAGAATGCAAGTCATGTTCTTTGGGCGTGTAGTCGAAATTTTGGTAAGTCTTTTGTAGGTTCAGTTTTTATTCTACTGAAGGCTATGTTGTATGAAAACCAAGCTATTTATATTGTAAGTAGCGTTGGTGATCAGAGTAAGGAGACTTTTAATAAAATCGAAGAAATTGTCACTCGTGTTGGTAAAACAGCTGCGTCTATCCGTAGTCTGCAAGATATTGCAGAGAAAGAAACGAAAAAGTCTGCAACCAATAAGAGTGGCTTTAGTCATAATCCCGCCGGGTATGTTGTTGAGTTTTACAACGGTAGCTCCATTAACACGCTAAACTCCAACCCGGATTCCAACCGATCTCGTCGTGCAACTCTTGTGTTTTTTGACGAGGCTGCGTTTTGCTCTGACGAACTGATTGTTGTCTGTGAAGCTTTTGCCACTCAGAATACTGACTTCGTGACTGATACGGATGATTCTTATAATCCTGAAACTCAGCCTCGCAAGGTTCCTACTCAGCTTGTGTATGCTTCGAGTCAGGATACGATGAACAAACTATTCTATCGTTATTACAAGAATTTTGCAAAACGTATGATTGCCGGTGACCGTGATTATTTTGTTTGCGACATGATTTGCGATGTTGCAATTCAGGTCTATATGAATGGAAGACCGTACAAGGCTCTGCTGACGAGAGATAAAGTTGAAGCAGCTCTAAAGTCAAATAAAATGAAGGCGTTGCGTGAATATTATAATCGCCCAAGCCGTGATGGTGGCGTAAACCAGATTATCAAATGGGGTACAGTTCGTCGCAATGAGCGAAAGTATATACCACAGCTTTATTGGGATAAGAACTACCAGTATATTCTTGCGTTTGATCCTGCCCGCACAATGGATAATTCTATTGTTGGTGTTATGCGTATTTATAACGATCCAGAAAACGGCATGTGTGGAGATATTATCAACTGCGTGAACATGGTTGATCTTGCGAATGAGAAAAAATTCAAGCTCGATTCTAATCGTCAGCTTGAGCAGTTATATGAGTTGATTCTACATTACAATGGTCAAAATCCTGATTACGAGTACATTGATAGATTGATGATTGACCAAGGCGCTGGCGGCGGTGGTACTTCCACATATGCGGACGGTTTGCTTAATAATTGGACCGATAAAACAGGTGCGGAACATCGTGGTTTTATCGACGCAAATCATGAATTATATGAAGGATATGATGCCCGTTACCCAGATGCTGTTGATAAGCTACGTCTAATTAGTCCTCGTAAATTTCGTACTGCCATGGTTGAGGAATTTATTGAGCTGATGAATCTTGGTGTTATTCATTTCCCTCTTGAATATAACGGCGGAGATTACGTTCAGGTAGTAGACGGTGTGGATAAATCAACTGGTCAAGAAATTTTGAAGACGCATGAACTTTCCTTAGAGGAACAGACTGCGTGGGTTAACATCGACTTGATGAAGAACGAGATTACAAGTATTCAGAAAACGACAAACTCTGAAAATACAACCGTAACATATGCTTTGGCACCCGACGTTGCTAACAAAATCCACGATGATAGGTTCTATGTTGCAATTTTGCTTGCTCATCGTCTATACGAATTACGTCGTAAGGATAAAGTTCGCCAGTCTGCGGTGGAGACAATGACTGCTCCGCCGATTTGTATTTCTAACATTGACTTCTAAGCAGAGGAGGTGAAAATGTGGCAAGAAAGAAAAAGGAAGATTTTGATGTCGTGACTGCTTCACAGACAGATGACGGTACTGTAGTTATTACCTCTTTGAATGAACTTTCAGAAGAGAGAATGAATAACGTCATCCGAAATGCAGTTGCGTCTTATGACCCTGAAAATAAGCAGTATAGTACATATCTAAAAATTTCAGCCTCCTCTGAGACACTGACCGTTGACAGAATTGATGAGCTTGCACAAGGACTACAGTCAAGTCTGACGAATGTGCAGACGGTCAATGGAATCATCCGTAATTATATTAACAAGGATGACCTGATTGGCATTACTTATGATGCGATTGAGGCGAATGTTAATACGGAGTTCAAATGCAGTTTCGCACAGTTCCCTGAACAGCGTAATAAGACAAAACAGGTAAATTACGCCCGTGAAGTGATTGATGACTTCAACGCACAAATCAATGTGCGAAGTCTGCTACGTGCCGCCATTCCGATGACTTACGCAGAGGGCACTTATATTACATATCTGCGTCAGAAGGATGAGAACTACATTGTAGACTACTACCCTCTTGGTATTGCTGAGATAAGTGATTACCTATCAAATGGACAGCCTGTTGTGCTTATCAACATGTCTAAGCTAAAATCCGCTTTGAGCAAATCCATGCTGAAGGATAAAAAGAATAAAGCACTGTTCTTTGAAAATCAGGAGACCGAGATTCAAAACAACTATCCAGACGAGGTGTATCAGGCATTTAAGAATGGTGATACATACGCAAAACTGGATGTTGACCATTGTGGCGTGATTCGTATTGGTAATATGGGGCAAAAATATGGTGTCTCTCCCCTATTCCGCGCTTTACGTCCGGCATTGATGCTTGAGACTTTTGATACTTCAGACCGTGTAAACGCTAAGGCAAAGGCAAAGAAAATCATCTGGCAACAGCTTGACCCTGAGTTGATGGGACCAAACAAAGATAAAAAGGGCTTCTCTGAACAAGTGACGGCGCACGATAACCTGCTGCGTGCATGGAAGCAAAATACCGTGCTTGTGACGACCGCTCCTTATGTAAAGGATATCAAGTATGTTGAGCCAAAAGTTGAGATGACAAATATCGAGACTGTCAAACAGTATCGCAATCGAGAAATGGCTGCTTTGGGTATTAGTTTCTTGAATACTGATGGTCAGCAGACTGTTTCAACTGCAAAGGTGTCTCTTGACCAGCTGATGAAAAATATTGGTAAGATTGCTGAACAAATTGAAGATGTATTAAAGCGATGGTATCGTATTCGCCTTGAAGATGCAGGTGTAGACCCGATGTACTGCCCTGATGTGAAGGTCTCTACTACTGAAATGATGGGTATGGAGATGAAGAAGGCGATTGCTCAGTTCCTGTTCACCACTTTGAACTGTTCTTACAAGACTGCTTACGAGTATATGGGACTTCATGCTGAGGACGAACTACGCAAGCGTCAGGCTGAAACCGAGGAAGGTTATGACGATGTGTTTGTGGCTCGCCAGACCTCTTATACATCGTCCGGCAATTCCGCCGGAGGTGGCGACAGTGATAAAAAGACAGGCCGTCCAAAGGGCGAGGAAACTGAAAAACAAATTTATGACCAGCAGAGAAATGAAGATAGTAAGTGAGGTGATGAACGATGAGTAAGGAGTATTTCTATAGTAGAAACATCTGTTGCTCTGAGATTACGGAGCATCCAGACCACTATCTTGCCAAGTTTGTCATCTGTGACTTCTCAGTAAATGGAAATCAGGTTGCTTTGAATCGTGACACCATTGAAAGTTGGATGAGTACACTGGTTGGCAACCCGCTTGTTGGTAAGTTGGTCGTAGCTCCAAAGGGTGAACTGGATTTTTCCGGTCACAATATGAAAGTCGTCACCAGAAAAGACGACGATGGCAATGAATACAAGACTGCCGAATTTGACACTGATGCATTCGGTAGCTTTCAGTCGGTCGGTATCGAGAAAATTGACGATACCGACTTTATTGTTGCCTCTTGTAAGATCTGGAAGCGATATCCAAAGGCTTGTGCGACGATTCTGCGCCGTATTGAGAGCGGCACATTAAATACCAGTTGGGAAATTGATGTGCTGAAAGCTCATAAGGGAATCGTGGGTGGCCGCATGGCAAAAATCATTGACGATGGTGTGTTTACTGCACATTGCTTGCTTGGTGCAAATGTTGAACCAGCATATAAGTGCTCTAAACTGCTTGAAGTCGCTGAAACCGATTTTGGTCTTGAATTGGCAAATGCCTATATCGAGGATACAAAAGAGATTTCAAATATAGAATCTAATGAAAAGGAGGCAAAAAATTTGGAACTGAATAAGGATAAGGAGACTCAGACCGCACAGGTTGAGTCCACTAAGCCTGAGCAGGCAGAGCAGACTCCCGTTGGCAAGCCTGACGCAGCACCTGCTACTGAGCCCACTACTCCGGCAGAGCCTGATGTTCAAACTTCCGAGGAAGGCGGTGAAACTCCTCCCCCGACCGAGCCTGATACTGGCACTGAACCTGCTGGTGAGCCTGAGTCCACTCCAGAGACTTCCAGTCTGACTGGTCATGACCTGTACGAAAAGCTGAATGAGGCTGTTGTGAAGTTTAATTCAGATATGTATCTAGCAGAAGTGTTCCCCGAAGATCACACTATCTGGTGTAAGAAATTCGGTCGTTGTATGAACGATTTGGATTACATCATGTTCTCTTACACCGTTGAGGGTAACGAGGTTTCTCTTGGCGAGCCGCAGCATATTACTCTGACTGTTTCTATTTCTGATGTTAATACCAAGATTGCGGAGCTGAATAGCACTATTGCAAGTTTGAATACTGAGTTGCAGAGTGCAAAGGAAGAGGTTGCTTCTCTGGCTCCATATAAGGATCAGGCAGAGAAGGCAGAGGCAGAAAAGGCAGCTGCAGAGCTTGCACAGAAGAAGGAAGATCTGCGTCAGTACGCAATCTCCAGCAAGATGATTACTGAAGCTGAAGTTTCTGAGGGTGGCAACTACGCAAGTTTGATTGAGAATCTGGATGAGACCGGCATCAAGAGTGTGATTGCCGAGCGTTGCGTTGAAGCAGCCAAGAAGGCTCCTGCTGAAAAGAAGATTGAGACTTCTGAGGTACATAAGCCTGATGGTATCAAGTTGAATTTGAATGAAACCAAGTATAACACCACTAACGCTAACAAGCGTGACGCATGGCGGGAATATTTGGGTAAGTAATAACATTTGAGAGAAAGGAAAAATATTATGATTCGTGAACTGATGGTGAACGGCGCGAAGAATATTCCCGCTAACTATGCCGCAAAGGTCGCTATGGTCACCGGTATGGGTGTCCAGGTTGATCACAAGGCTGGTCAGGTTAAGTTCCCTGACGCAGCTACCGCTGAGGGCATCGAGATGGTTGCCCATGAGTTTATCCCGGAGGGCATCTATGCAAGCCAGACTAATTTTGATGACTATGATAAGATGGCAACCGAGATTGAGGCAGGTGTGCTGGTGAAGCGTGTTCCTCTGTATGCTGGCGAGCTGTACGGCACCGACCAGTACAAGGATGGCGATGCACAGGATGCCAATATCGGCAAGCTGCTGGAGGTCAATATTGACGGTAAGTGGCAGGTTGCTACTACTGGCACTTCTCGTTTTGAGTTTGCTGGTGTGATGGACGACAACGGCCACAAGCTGATTATGATCAGTGTGCTGCCCGAGGCAAAGACTGTTGCTTGATTGAGAGAAAAATCTTGAATATGATACGTGAAATTTAAGGCTATCGTCTTTGGACGGTAGCTCTTTTATTTTGCGCGAAGAGAAAGGAAATGAATTATGGCACTGAATATTGAAGTGGCCGAGCTGATGAAGCAGCCTGGTCGTGTTTATGAAGTTGCTGAGAAGACTCAGTACAATCGCGCTATGGATGCCGAGGACAAGGAAATTGCAGAGGTTGTTGGCGCTCATGTTGAAGAGCTGATTGACAAGGGCGATCCCAACAAGGAGATTGCTCAGTTTGTGAATCGTACTGTGACTGATGAGCTGTATGGTGCACCTGACGAGCTGCTGGACTCCATGTTTGAGCGTGGTAATGTTGGTGAGTTTGATGACTACGAGGCAGGTCGTACCGTTAAGAATACTCTGAAGGCTTATGATGCAGCTAAGGGCGGCAACGTGCCGAAGTCTTACCTGCACTACGAGACCATTAAGCCCGTCTGGCGTAATAAGCAGATTGAGGCTGATCTTAGCTTTGTGGATGTAAGACGTAATGCTTGGAAGAGTGTGGCAACTCTGACCACTTTTATGACTGAGGCTCTGAAGAACCAGATGTTCTATGACATCTTCAGCATGGTTGATGATGCTATCACTGGTGGTGAGCAGAAGATTGACGCTCAGGGTAAGGAGCCCACTATGCAGGACATGGACGCTCTGGCTCTGTATCTGAATGAGTACGCCGATGGTGGTAATCCCTTCACTGTCAGCCTGATGAAGTATTGTGCTAAGATGCGTCGTATGACCGGTTATGCAGAGTATCTGTCCGACGCAGCTAAGGACGAGTTCAACCGTTACGGTCTTGTGAAGACTTATGACGGCGTGGCTATTACTGGTATTAGCTCTGCCAAGAAGCTGGGTGATGGTTCCCTGCTGATCCCGGATAAGCGTATCTATGGCATCGCAGGCAAGATTGGTCGCCTTGACATGAAGGGTGAGACTCATACTTACGAGGATCACGACAACAACAACGAAAAGATCCATCTGATGGTCAAGGACTTTACCTTCGGCTATAGCATTGATCATATCGAGCGCGTTGCTAAGATTGTTCTGCAGTAATTTTTACCAAAGGCAAATTTGAGCGGGGACTTTGCCGTCTCCGCTTTTATAGAAAAGGAGACAAATTATGAGTTCCGTGATGGAAAAGAAGTTTATTGACGTTCTGAACTGCGACGATAACGTGGTTACCATTTCGTCACTGAACGGTAAGGGCTATACTTTCGAGCCCGGTAGTGTGGAAGATCCTTGTGTGATTCCTATTCCGCCGGAGGAGATTATGTATATGAACAGCACTTGTTCTGCGTTCAAGAATGGTGTTCTGCGTTTTCGCCCTGAAGAGCAGAATGAAATCTTTAAGGCTATTGGTATTAAGGGCGACGATGTCCTATTCATTGAAGATATCGATAATGCGATTCTGAATCCCACTGTCGAGAATCTTCAGCGTATGATTGACATTAAGGATGGTGCTCAGTTTGAGCGTATTCGTGGTCGCTTTTATCGTATGACCAATGCCGGTGAAGACCTGTCTACCAAGGTCAAGCGCCTGATTGACGAGCGTTATAAGGAGCTCCGTGCTGGCAAGCGTAACAGTGAGCTGTCTGTCGTACCTACAACCAAGTCTGCTGATAATGTTCAGGCCGAACTTGAAACTGCAAAGAACCAGATGGCTGAAATGCAGAAGCAGATGCAGGCTATGATGGCACAGATGCAGGCTATGATGGCAGGCGCACAGACTGTTGCACCGGATAATTCTGTAGAAAAGACTACTGTTAAGCGTGGCCGTAAGAAGGCAGAGGCAGAAAAGGCGGAGGTCGTTCCCGCCGAGTAAGATTGGAGGGATAGTGTGACCGCATTTTCAAAAATATACGACAAGTTCTACGAGCTGGTTGAAACTGATAGTAATTTCTTTCAGTATTTTGACCTGAGCGAGAATGAAGTGCGAGATCTTGTACATGACCGTGCAAAAAGTTATTTGATGGAGTCACTTTCTGTGATTACCAGAAACATTGAACCGGAAGAGGATTTTAGTTTCGATGATTACGATTCAGAACTAGAAGAGTTTAATTCAGATCTCACATTCGATGAGATTGATATGTTAGCGCATTTGATGTTGGAGCAACATTTTAAGCGTGAGTTTGGAAAGTTGAAAGCATTTAGCGCACAGGACCTTCCTACGAGTTTACAAGTATTCTCCCCTGCTAATGAGCGCACGAGTATTCGTGCTCTTGTGAAAGACATTCACGAAGAGAATATGACGATGTTAGACAACTATATGGCAAAAGACCGCTCGACCCGTAAGCGTAAGACCATCGACTATGATACATACGCTTCCTACTCTGAGTAAGGAGGTGTACCGATGGACTTTTATACAAGGGCACGAGCTGTTGGCGGTGCCGCAAAAATGTCTAACAAAAAGGATGTAAAAATTGCTTTTGCAAAACGTGACTTCGCTGCACACTTCAAGGATAGTGTTGATTATGAGGATAATACTCTTGTGAATGGTTTACCTCAGAAGCTGGTTGTTAGTCGCAGTAATAGTATTGCTAAGGAAAAGAAAATCTAGGCTTATCCTGGCGATTCTTTAAATCTTGGTGATATTGTTGACTGTTACAACTGCAAATGGCTGGTAACTGAGATTGAACCAAACGATGAAATTTTTCTTCGTGGTAAGATGGAGTTGTGTAACCGCCAAATCCAATGGCAAAATCCGATTACTGGTGAGATAGTCTCTCGTTGGGCAACGCTTAGTAAACCTTATTACGCAAATAATAAGGAACTTATTGTGACTTCGCTAAGTCAACGTGAGTATAAGGTTCAGATGCCTTTTGATGATGAGACTGCACTGATTGACCTTGATAAGCGCTTTATGTTGGAAATTATCAATGGCGAGCCGAAAACGTATGTTACGACTTCTGTTGACCAGAGTACAGAGCGTTACGAACTGCATGGTAAGACACAGGGGTTCCTTGTGTTGAATATCCGGCAGGATCAGTATAACAGTAAGACGGATAATGCCGAGAAGATGATTTGTGATTATTTTGAGCCAAACAAAATCGACGAATCAGAGATAGATTCTCGTGTGACTGCTACTATAAAGTATGTAGGAAAACCAGAGGTTCGTGTTGGTGGTTCTTGGAAAAAATTCACTCCCATATTCACAAGTGTTGCTGGCGAGGAAATTGCTGAAATTGCTAAGTGGAAGTTTGTTTGCCTTGAGGAATTCAAGGAATTTGTAGAAACGCAGAGTACCATAGATGGTGTTTTTAAAATTCGTATTTTAAATAATAGTATCATGGACGGCGCAACTGTAAGAATTTCTTTGACGAATGCAGATGGTACAGCAAATGCATCCATTGAATGTAAGGTGGTGAGTTTGCTGTGACAACGAGTGAATTGATTACTGATTATAAAAACAAATTGGCCTTGAAGCTGGTTAATACTGATGGGCTTGTTGAAGCGATGGGCAATGATGACATTGAAGAGCCTGACGAGGCGATTTATACATACATCTTCCCATACTTCCATATTCCTGACACGATTGAGGCAGCGCACAGCTATATTTGTTTTAAGGTAAATATGACTGACCGAAGCAACGTCAACGACTGGTATGAAAACTTCACACTTACTGTGTGGGTTATTGTGAACCAGGCACTGATGAAAATGAAGGGTCATGGTGGTGCAACACGAGTTGACTATCTGAGTGGTCTTGTGGAAAAAGAACTACACGGCAGTACAATTTTTGGAATCAAACAGCTTAAAATCACATCCAATATCGAGGACAATATGGATTTACACCATCGTGTGCGAATTATGACGTTCAAGACGCAGGATTTGGATGATCTGGTGGGGTGTGGCTGATGGAGCTTCGGGAAATGTACGAGCCAAGCTTGATGCGCGGAAGAGACTTTAAAATCAACGACAAAATTACGATTCACATGCCTTCGGTCGGTGACATCATCGATTATGGTGAGCAAAAGTATTTTCAGTTGGTTTATTTATTCTGTTCTACATCGAGCGACTACAAAGCACAGCTTGACTCTGTTGGAATTGATTGGCAGAAGATTTCGGACTTTGAAATGTTTCGGCAACTTTTTATAGGCAATAAAGACCAAGATATGTCTATTTTGCTTGGCGATATGGACACTTCTGGGTTTATGATGGCGAAAGATAACATAAGTGGCGAGATTGTATTACACAACAGGCTTACGGACACTCGTATTGACCATGTGGTGTATGAAACGATTTCTCAGTACCTATGTGCTGCGAATGGAATTGAAAAGCATTCTGAGTTTGCTGCTGACGAACCGACAAGAATTGCAATGATAGAGGAAGCCAGAGATAACTTGGAGTATCAAAAAATAAAGCGATATGAACCACACCTTGCGGAGCTTGTGCTCTCGATGGCGTGTTCGTCTGGCTTTAAAGCGGATTACTTCAAGGCTATGGATTACCCTATGAGTGTATTCATGAATCATGTAAGAAAGATTCAGCAAATAAAAAGTTACGACAATACGATGCATGGCGTTTACGCTGGCACCGTGGAATTTGGAAAGATTCCAAAAGCACAACTAGATTGGACGAGCAAGGTTGATTGATCTTGCTCTTTTATTTTATCCAAATAAATTGAAAGGAAGAATATTATGAGCGATTTTAATTTTAATGAGGTCGTTATTGACCGCGTTCATCGCATTCACGAGTATGATCTGAACGGCAAGCGTCTGTGGACCATGAATCAGGTTAAGGATTTCAAGCTGACTCTGGGCGGCGAGACCGTTTACGCTCAGGATGCACAGGGCGTTAACATCATGGCATTCGATAAGAGCAAGACTGCAGAGGCAGATTGGTCTAATGCTCTGATGCATCTGGGTGCTCTGGCAGAGCAGATGGGCTCAAAGAAGGAGGTTGCTTCCTCTGAGGCAAAGCAGGTCTTTACCACTGTTGAGTACCTGACTTCTGCTGACGGCAAGAAGCTGACTCTGACCCATACCCCCAAGGCTGCTGTTGCAAATGCCCCCTTTAAGTACATCGATCTGGTCGATGGTCAGGGTAATGCACTGAAGACCTTTGAGCTGGGTGAGACCGCAGAGTCTCAGTTCTCTGTTACTGGTACTGAGGTCACTCTGCCCACTGGTGCAAATCTGAAGGCTGGCGACCGCTTTGTTGTGAAGTATCAGTACGAGAGCGAGGAGGGTATTGCTATCAATGATAGCGCCGATAAGTTCTCTACCGAGGGCGAGTTCGTGATTGAGGCATTCTGCTACAATCCCTGCGATAAGGCAAACAAGAAGCTGATGCGTATCATCTTCCCGAATGCCAAGATGGATAATGCTATCGATATGACTTTCACTAATGAGCTGGCTCATCCGGTCAAGATTAGCGCTACTCAGGAATACTGCTCTGAAGACAAGCGCCTGTTCCGTATTGAGACCGCTGCTGCCTAATGGCAAATCTGAATTGGTGCCGTACTTGCGGAAAAGAATATCCGGTTTGCCCGCATTGCGAGCAGGATGCGCGTCTTAATCCTTGGCGAATGATTTGCGACACTGAGCCGCACTTTCTTGTGTGGACTGCCGTAAACCAGTATCGTCAGGGAATTATTTCAAAAGAGACGGCAAAAGCAGATCTGACTACTCTTTTGATGCGCAAGTACAAGAATGTTACGGAAGCCGAGGTAGAGACTTTTATCCCAGCTGTTCGTGATGTTTTCCATGAGATCATGGATGAGCCTGCAAAGGCTGAGAATGAGTCATCTAGTGATGTAAAGGATGAGACGCCCGTGAAGCCGGTAGTTAAGAGAACATCAAATCGTAAGGGGCGGGCATAACCGCCCCTTTGTTTTTCGTGGTGGTTTTATGGAGAAAAAGAACAGGACAAAGTTTAATGTCAGTAAGAATCCAGCAGATAGAACATACGATGGCGTAGTTTATGATAGTAAGGCAGAAATGTTGTTTTATCGAGATATTGTATTGCCAGGGCTGGCAAGCGGCGAAATTGTAGAGTGTCGTAAGCAAGTCCCCTTCCTTCTGCAGGAAGCGTTCCGCCGGGCCGATAAGGACGGAAAAGACGTAGCGGTGCGGAAGATTGATTATGTGGCGGACTATGAAATTACATATCGAGATGGCAGCAAACAAGTGATTGATACGAAGGGATTCGCTGATAGTGTCGCGCTGATGAAGCGTAAGATGTTCTGGTTCAAGTATCCTGATGTAGATTACCGCTGGATTACATACTCCAAAATTGATGGAGGTTGGGTCGATTATGATGACCTAAAAAAAGCTCGAAAAGAGCGAAAGAAATTAAAGCAAGCACAGACGAAAGGGAGATAAAATGAAGGTTTTAAATTTTCAGGAGCGAAATGAGTTTCTTGATGAAGTAGTTAAGGCATGTACTATCGATGGTGATTATCAGCCCGCACTGCTTGATGTAGTGTTCCGGTTGACTATCCTGAAGTATTTTGCAGATTATGACTATCGTAGCGAGCCGCAGAGTGAGTGGCCGCGTATTGCTTACGAGTCTTTCAATTTCAAGATTAACAAGGCTGGTTGTGATACTTCTGCGTTCTGGGATCAGTATGATTCTCTGGAGAAGGCCATTCACGAGCAGATTGACCGTTCTCATAAGGAATGGTTGGTTCTTGGTCTCTGTGGCAAACTCAATGAGATTATTAAGAAGCCAGACCCTATTTCTGATTTCGTTGACTTTATGGAGAACTATTTGAATGATGTAAAGGGTAACTTGAAAGATTTTGATGTTGAAAAGTTTTCTGAAGTGACTTCTGCCCTGCTGGACAATAAGCAGGAAATCTCTGCTGTGCTGGCAAAAGATAAAAAGGAATAAACACTTTTAGAGGTGGGTTGGAGGGAATTTTAATATGGCTACAAGAAGTAAACCGCTGAAGTTATGGGATGCTGAGAAGTTCAAGAACGTAAATCCAGTGTCTTTGAAATACTGGGATAGATATGAGACTGATATGGGCATCCGTGATCTCAGCCCGTCTACTGTTTACAATTATGAATCTGATTTCAAGCAGTGGATGATTTATGTTTTGGATAATCAGGGCAATGCTCCTGTGACGGAACTTGAAGAAGAGGATATTGAGGAATTTCTGTTCTACTGTAAGAAGCACGGAAATAACTCTGCTCGTATGAAGCGTCGCATGAGTACGATTTCTGCGCTGTATCGGTATCTTCGCAAGAAGAAAATCATCAAAGAAAATCCGATGGAGTTCATTGATCGACCGACCAAGGATGTGGCTGTTGTGAAGCAGACATACCTTACGCCTGATGAGGTTAAGTTGATGCGAGAGAAGTTGAACGCTCTGGTCGAATCTGCGACCACTGTTCACATGAAGGATAATGCGATGACACTGCGTCTGTACGCACTGTTCTCGCTATCCACGATGGCTCGTGTCAATGCTGTGCGGAATACACTCTGGAAATCTATCGATTATGAGAACCGCATGGTACATGATGTTCTGGAGAAGGAAGGTAAAATTGTTGACCTGATGTTCAGCAAGGAAGTTTCTGAGCTTTTGAAAGAGCTGAAGGAATACCGCACTGAGCATGATATTGAGGATGGTGGCTATGTGTTTGTTGGTACAAAAATCAATGGTGCATGGATGCCGATTACTTCAAGCACTGCCGGTGACTGGTGCAAGAAGATTGGTGAGATGATTGATGAGCCTACGCTGCATCCGCACGATTTCCGGCACAGTGGTGCTACCCTGCTGAAGAATGCGGGTATGAGTCTGGAAGATGTCTCTTCCCTGCTCAACCATGCTGGCACGGATGTGACCAACAAGTATTACATTAAGAAGGATACGACAAAGATTCAGTCCGCAAAGGATCGGTTCGAGATTTGAGGTGGAGTGAATGAAACAGTCATACACAAACTTCGATGACTTATTGAGTGATGTGGCAGATGGTGTGGAGCAAATTATGCAGGACGTAGCTCCGCAAATCGAAACAGTTCTTCAAGCAAGTGCAAAGAAAAATATTCAGTCACAATCCGCACGTTCTGCTGGAATCGAAGATGCAAGTAATATTGTGAGTAGTGTAACTCGTGATGGAAACACTGTTACGATGATTGTGAAAGACATTGCAAAACCGCAACCGTCTTATTTTCTTGGTGGGAAAAAGTTCGATTCTCAACGTGTAGCAGATACTTTACTGTACAGAGAATATCATTTTGGTGGCTCACCGATTGTTTGGAACGAATATGGTGGAGCAAATATTCTATTTGATGAGCGTGAGAACGCGGCTGTTGGTGGAACTATGTTTGCGAACTGGATTGAGAATGGTCTTTGGATGGATCTGAGTTATTATCTTCGATCTGGCGGGCAGAAAGAATATCGCCCTGCACGTCCGTTTATTGCTCCTGCGCAAGTCGAGGCGGCAATGATTGTTAAGACGGCTTTACACGGATTGTAAAAGCCATCTTTTATGAGAATTTATTTGGAATAAGATTCAATGAGAGGAGGGCTGGCTTTAAGGAGCTGGCCGCTTCTCTTTTTTGTTTTGAAAGGAATGTTGAAAATGGAAAAGAGAGGTGACCAACGGTATGGCGGATAATACAAACACCGCAAGTAGTGCTGATACTTCCTCTGTAACGGCCATAAAGGTCAAGGTCGTTCTTGATACTACTACCGAGGAGTTAAAAAATCAATTTAAAGGAGTTCAAAACAGTTTTAAAAAGGCTCCTGTGGAGATTGCTTTTGGTGTAAACGAAGGCGCAACCATCGGCAATGTTAATGCCGCATTGAAGCGAATCATTAAAAAGGTAGAGTCTCCAAAACTCACTTTGAAAATAGATGAATCTAATATTGATGCTGCTGTGCAGAAGGCAGCTAAAAAGGTTCAAGGATCAACAAGCAAGAGTAATGGAGCAATTAAAGTTAATGTTGATGTTGACGAGTCAGAAAAGAAGTTAAAAGAATTCTACTCTCTTGTTGAAAAGGTAAATACGTTAAATAATAAGGCTCTGTCACTTCCAGACGGAAACGTAAATGAGTTAAAAGAATATAATAAACTCATTGATGAAGCCGGAACAAGGATGAAGATCCTTATGAACGAGCTTTCCGATAAGATTGAAATTGGCTCAATGAGTCAACTTGAATCGGAAATGAAGGTTCTTGAACAGCGCACCGCAATGGTTGTTGCGAGACTCAAGGATGCAGAGGTTGCTGCTGGTAAAACCGAATTTGGAAACCTTGTTAAAGAAATCGGTGAACTAAATACAAAAATTGAAACAGCAGATTATTCAAAACAGACAAATCAAATTCAGGAGTGGACTCGTCAATTACAAATTGCAGAAGGTCGTCTTACCGAGTTGATGAATACTTACGGTGAGTATATCAATATTGAAGAAGGAAGCGACCTTGATAAATTAACTCAAAAAGTTACAGGAAAGGAAAATCTTGCTGTTGCAAAAAAGGCTGATACTGAACAGGTTGCGGCACTCAATGCAAGAATGCAAGAATTTTACGATCTGGTAAAAAAAGTTAATGACCTAAATAATAAAGCAATGATGCTACCGGAAGGTAGTGTAAGAGAGCTTGAGGAATGTAATCGTCAGCTTGACGAGATGGGCACTCGTATGACAGAGCTCATGAATGAGCTTAGTGGTAATATCGAGATTGGAGAATTCAGTAAGCTCGATACCATCATGAATGAGTTAAATAATCGTAGTGCGTTGTTTGCTGCTCGACTAGCAGATATTCAAGCAAAATCAGGTCAAAAAGAATTTTATTCACTTGTTAAAGAGATTGGAGAATTAAATAACAAGTTATCTACCGCTGACCCTTCAAAACAAGGTAGTCAAATTGAAGTTTGGCAAAGACGTTTGGCTGAAGCAGAAACAGAATTAACTAACCTTATGAATACTCTTAGAGAGTATATTTCTATAGGTGAAGGTAGCGAGTTAGATAAATTACAGCAAAAGCTTCAGTTTCAATCAGATAATTCTTTTGCAAAGCAACTTGATAATTCAAGAATTGCTATTCAAAACTTTATAAAAGAGTACGCCACATTAAGTATAAAGTTACATAGTGTTGATTCAATCAATCCTGATAACCAAGAGCTTGTTAATTTACGAAACAGTCTTCCAGAAATTGAGCGAAGAGTTCAAAGTCTGTCGTTAGGTTTAAGACAAGCTATCGAGACTGGTGATTTGAGTGGTCTCTATCTTCAGTTTAATACTTTAAGAACTGCAATAGATGCAACAAACATATCGTTTGCTAATCTTTCCAGTGAGTCAAAATTGACAGGGAAAGAGCTCGATAACAGACTTCATCTCGATAATTTGATTCGTGAGCTTCAAAAATACAAAGATTCTTTAACAAGTGCATTTAATGGCAGTGAATACGAGCAGGAATACGAGAGAATTCTTGCAATGTTAAAGGACTCTAGTACGTATTTTAAAGCTGGAGAGCAGGCGGTTGAGAACTTTAAAAACGCTTGTTATAAAGCTGGATTAGAAACTGAAACGCTTGGTCAAAAACTGTCTCGTCTGTTCAAAGAGCACTTCCAGACTGCTATTGCTATGGCTGGCGTTGCAATGGTCAAGCAAGGTCTGCGAGAGGTTTATGATAATGTTCTGGAACTGGACACGGCTGTAACAGAGCTTAAAAAGGTCAGTAAAATGACTGGCGACGAGATGAATGAATATCTCGATAGAACTGCAATAAACGCTCGTGAGCTTGGTGCGAATATCTCTGATCTTGTGAGTAGCACAGCCGATTGGAAACGCCTTGGATACACTGATAAAGATTCAGAAGAGCTTGCTCGTGTATCTGCTCTTATGGCTAACGTTGGAGACCAGATAGATAACGCAACGACTGCTTCCTCTTACCTGATTTCTGCAATGCAAGGTTTTGGATTGGTTGCTGATGATGCAGAGCGTCTTCTGGACTGCATGAATCAAATCGCTAATACTGAACCGGTCAGTATGAACGACCTTGGAATTATAATGCAGAAAAGTTCCGCTGCGATGTCTGCCGCCGGAAATACATATCAGGAGACGCTTAGTTTGGCGGCTGCTGTAAATGGTGTACTTCAGGACGCCGATACGAGTGGCACCTACCTAAAAACTTTAAGTATGTACCTTCGTGCTTCAAAAACAGATGCGGAAAATGCCGGTATCGCAACAGATGGGATGGCAGATTCTGTATCCGAACTTCGATCTGAGTTGAAGCAACTTGCTGGTGTTGATATTATGAAGGATGATAATACCTTCAAATCAACTTATCAGATTATGAAGGAACTTTCTGAGGTTTGGAAAGATCTGTCTGACACAACGCAGGCAAATATTACTGAGTTGATTTCTGGAAAGAGAGGAGGTCAGAGTACATCTGCCCTGCTGAATAATTTTAGCGTTGCTGAAGATGCCATGAAGCAGGCGCTTAATTCTAGCGGCAGCGCAATGCGTGAGAACCAGACGTACATGGATTCCTTGCAGGCGAAGCTTAATCAGCTTGATTCTGCATTCCAGAAGTTTAGTACGGATTTGATGAAGTCAGATATTCCGAAGTTCTTTGTAAGCCTTGCCACAGTTTTTGTTGACGGTGCAGATAGTGCTGTAAAATTTGCAGGTGCATTACCCACTTTGACAGCTGCCATCTCTGGCGTGTTGTCTGTAATGCAGATGAGCGGAAAGCTCAAAAATGGTGCGGGTAAAGTTAATATGCCCTCTTATATTTGTTGCGTATAAAATATAGGATGCGGCACCATGTAAAAATAAAATAGCCCCTAGAGTGCTGGGAAACCCTAAGAGCCATATCGCCTACATTTATATAATGTAGGAATCGAAAGATAGAAACAAGGATATGGATGCTATATGCTGAGATAAAAACTCGGATTTATCGTATTGTCAAAATATGGCAACAATCGAGTGCTAAGTAGCGTTTATAATGGGCGGTCAGCAGCCGACTTCTAATATGAAAGTTTGATATAATACATTTTTCTGTGCAAAACCACACAAAAACTAAGCCGTAGAATGTGCCATGAACACACCCTACGGCCCTCACTTAACGCATTAAGTACGCAATGACGTACAGAGCATAGCCCAACGTCGTAACGAACTCTGCCACGCTAAGGATGGTAGCCCGAATCGTTGCCATGTCCATGACCTCCTTCCTAACAATAAGCTTTGCAGATCTTTTGGACGGCGCGAGGTCACGTCAGCCAGCTACCATTGGCAAGTCCGCGTACCGTTAGGCTCAATATTGTTGGAGGAGCAGATTCGCAATTAAGAGTTTACTCTTGTTGGAATAATCTGTCAAGTGAGTTTTGCTCAGAAAAATGTATTATATATCCTATTATAATAGAAGAGGTTCATCGACTAAAAAGGGTCAGTGAGCAACCACTGGAAGGATAGTCAGTTCTGGACAAAAGTTCAGAAGTCCACCTCAGACGTAACCAGACGACTTAAAGAAGTAGGTGGAAACGAGGAGACGCGCTATTCTCTGGCGCGATACAAATAGGAGAAAATAAAATATTCGTTGACTACATACGATATTCTGGCTATAATAAAAGTACAATCGCGTATTCAAAATATACGGAGGTATTATATTATGGCTAGACCTAAAGGAAGCAAGAACAAAGTAAAAGTTCTTGACGGTATCGATTATGCGGCACAGATTGCTGAAAAGAATACTGCCGCAGAATCTATTGCTCAGGAGATTGCAACTATTGGTGATGATATCGCTACACTGAACGCCCAGCGTAAAGCAAAAGAGGCGGAGTTGAAAAAACTCAATAAAGAGATCACCAAGCTCGAAAAGAAAAAGGCTGATGCTGACGAAAAGATTGCAGCAGAGCTGAATCGTAAAAAGGCGGAAGATATTGTTGCCAACGCACTGGCCAGCGGTATGACTGCTGAAGAGATTGCCGAACTTCTGAAGTAACAACGGCGCGGCCATTATAATGAACAAGCCCGACTTCCTTAACGCTGGGAGGCCGGGCTTTTGCATTGCTTTTTACGACAGTCTATGATACACTCTTGTAAAAGGAGTGTTGAATCATGGAAAATAATAAGAAGCATATGCCGGATTATGAAATTTCGACTTATTCGAAAAGAACCGTGCCAGCAACAGATTACACTTATTCTAAGAGCGAAAGTAACACATCAAGCAATCCGCTCGATGCTTATCGCCAAAACCATAGCAATAATCGCAAAAATATAATTTCAAACGGAGGTACAAATGACGGAAATCACAAAACTAATAAATAACATCGAAACTTTGTTCAATGTCTTTGTACCGGGTGCGCTTTGTGTTTGGTGTTACATGAGACTTTCTTTGAAGAAGATTGAATATCAAGGATATCTTGTTCTTAGTATTGCACTCGGTTTTGTAATTAAGTATATTGTGGACTACATTGATAAACTTCTTGGAAGTTTTGTAATTGTAGGGTTCCCAATTGTTATTGTTTATGTTGCTGTTGGAATCACGAGTGCTATCGCGTTTTATAAAATCAAGAATTCTCTTTGTGTACGGGATAAGTTATCAAAGTTTTTAGGAATCGAATCTGGTGACAATGTATGGACTCGTCATCTTGACCATTGCGGAAATTTGATAACTCTGCATATGGATGATGGCACTTATATTCTTGGTAGATTTGAGAACTCAGATGATGAGTATATTACTCTAACCGATTACTGTTTTGCAGATACTCCTGATGGAAAAAGTATGGATGATGCTTCTGAGAATCCTCACACAGATGCCGTTCTTTGTGTTCCGACTTCTCATGTAAAAAGGTTTGAGATTATTTATAATCATCTGGATTCCGAAACTGCAAAATATGTTTTGCGGTAAAACGAACACAACCACTACCCTGCTACTTTGTGTGGCAGGGCTTTTCTTTTATCACCATTCGTATCCGCAATTGTTACAATGGAATGTTTTCTTTACCTTCCCGCTGGCAAAGCCCCAGAACGCCACGTCCAAGACCTTAGAAGCGGTTCCGATCTTTTCTAGGTCTGGCGAGCCACAGGTGGGGCATTTTGGGGTGTAGACAGGTTTCGCCGCTTCCTCTTCGGCTTTTCTTCTTTCTTTATCTAATTTTTCTTGAATTTCTGCTTTGATTTTAGTGTCATAGGCGGTCGCTTCATTTTGATTCTTTTTAACAAGATCTGAATCCATCCCAGAAATGTCCTTTGCGGGCATAGGATATTTTAGCCAATCTTCCTTTTCTTCATCCTCGGTTTCTTCCCAATCTTTCAGAAGCCAAAGCTTTCTTAGACAAAATGCGCAATCATAAAATGTGCTTGGTTGATATTTTTTACAATACGGGCAATACTTTACATGTTTCTCCATGATTTCATCTCTCCTCAAAATCGATATTTACTTTCTTTTCTAGTGAGAACGGTACTGTAGCACCTAAAATTGACAGCATACTAAACAAGTTCTTCTCTTTATCTGATGCGGTTGATGATTATGCAAAGGAAAATGACATTGCTGGTGGCTCTATCATTAAGTTTATCAGATATCTTGTTGAATGTAAAGGTGGCGTTATTGCAACAGAAGGCGCTATGATTCTGCTTAAAGCAGCGACAGTTGCCCTTAATGTGGCATTTGCTGGATTCGTCACGTTGCTTGTAACAAAAGCAGTATCTGCATGGCAAAACTACACTCAGCGTGTAGAGAATGCAATTAAGCAGTCGCAAGAAGCAGTCCAAGCAGCCGACCAGTTGGCTTCTTCATTGAAAGAACTTGAAAATTCTTACGAAGAACTTGGTAATAAATCCGGATGGAGTTCAGAAGATAGCGACCAAGCCAAAGATATTCAAGAGCAAATCCTTGAACTCTTAAAAGAACAAAATGGTATCGCCCAAGACCAAATTGATCAAATAGATCTTCAGAATGGAAAATACGAAGACCAGTTAAAACTCATCCGTCAAATTCGATTGGAGCAATTACGGGATGAGGAGTCTGATTTAATTCAGAATAAAGACAATCAAGGCAAAGCTCTTACTAAGACTGCAAAGAAGCAGGCAAATGATGTTCATTCTGTCGATTCTTATGACTCCGAAATGGCTCAAGAGTTGGCGAATAAATTTGGTTGGAGTTATAATGCAGCTGCCGGTACTTTAAATTTTGATGACTACGACCAGAACGATCCTGAATCTGTAGCAAAGCACTATGATGAACTTGGGCAGGCTCTTGATATTATTACGAAGAAATACAGTGACGCCGAGCGTGCTTCCTCCGGTCTATATGATGCCTTTAAAAATGATCGCGCTGGACTAAAGGATCAAGTCGAATCTTATCGAGATTCTTCTACAGCAATAGATAATAATATTTCCAAGCAAAAAGAACTTGAAACAATCTTAATTCTCACTACAACAAATGCTCGTGCTGTAAAGGGCGCAATTGGAACTCTTGCAAATTCTATTCAAGATTTCGATGCAAGCAAACTTGTTGATTTGTTGAATGGTAATGGCATTGATGGGTTAAATGACACTCAATTGGCCGCCATTGACAAAATCAAAGAATTCATGACTTCAAAGGGTTTTAACACAGATCAAATCCAGTCTTTTGTTAATATTTTAAGTGAGGTCGGGTTAATTGTTCCACAAACTGCTGACGCAGTTGCTCAAGCGTCTCAGAAGATGGAGGACGTTTCCTCTAAAATCGATGAAATTCAATCAGCATATAAAAATGCCACTACTGCTATTGAGGAGTACAATAAATATGGCTATCTGAGTGCGGACACACTCCAAACCCTTCTTAATGAAGACTTCGAGTATCTGAGTTGTCTCGAACTCGTTGATGGTCAGCTTCAGGTGAATACTGAGAAGTATCAGGGTATGATTGCCGCCCAGTATCAGTCTGCGGCCATGGCTCTTGTTGAGAAGGCAAATGCGGAGCTTGTAAAGATTGCTAAGGACGAAGAGAAGGATGCTGTCGAGGATGCTACCAAGGCAACAGAAGACCAAGCAACAGCTTTGACTGAACGGGTCTGTCCTGCCCTTGGCGAGTTTGCAAAAGCATCTATGACAGCCAAGGCAGCACAAGACTTCTTGGCAAATGGAGATGCAGCATGGTCTGTTGACCCAGAAAGGACTAAGGAAGTCTATGCTGGTCTTGCATCCGGTTTGGAAATTTTGGATACGACAATAAATCAAATCATGGGCAATTCGGATAAGTTCCGTCAGCACATGAATGGTTTTGATAAGGAGACCAAAAAACGGAATAAGAATACTTCCAAGTCTGTTACTGATGTAGCTTCTGCCTTCGATACCTTAAATAAGGCCATGAAGGAGTATAACCAGTATGGATATCTGTGTGCTGACACAGCAAAGGCTTTGGTTGGTCTGGATGATAAGTTCACGGCTTGCTTAACAAAGCAAGGTGATAAGCTCCAAATCAATGTAGAGCAGTTCCGTAAGTTTGTAAAAGAGCAATTAAAGGAAGCGAATGCCGCAAAAGATGGCGAAAAATCAGCTGATGAGATGAATAAAATTCTGAACTATCTTGATCAGAATGTAGATACAACAACCATCTCTTTTGAGCAGTTGACTGACGCAATCAAGGGCTACGGCACTGCGATGGACGAGGCCAAGGAAAAGACAGACGCTATAAAATCCGCATTTTCTGACCTTTACGATGTTGGCACACAGAAAAAGGATAACGACTTTGGCTTTTTGGATATGGATGCCATTGAGAAGCAGTATCAGGCTGTTCGTAATCTGTATGAAAACACAGACCTATTTACAAATTCAAAATATGCTAGTGCTCTGAATTCCGAAACCGGAGAAGTTGACTACAACAGCGATGCATTTAAACAGATGTTTGCAGATCATTTGAAAGAACTTGCGGCATCTGCCCGTGAGACCGGTGGTGCTGCTGGAGCATATCTTGCACAAGGTTTTGAAGATGCTGCCGCCAAGATTGCAAACAACGTGATGAGCATTCGTGAGTGCATTGATGGAATTGGTTCTTCTTTGAATTATGCAACCGACAGGATTGATCATTTCCAAAGCGGTTTCTCCGATATCTCTGATATTGTCACTCAATACAACACTTATGGTGGCCTAAGTATCGACAATTATCAGAAGCTGATGAGTCTCGATGATGATTACATTAAGTGTTTGAGTCTTGAAGGTAATCAGCTGAAGTTCAATACAGAAGCATATAAGGAACTTTTCATTGCAAAACTGAACGCAATGATTGATGAGTATGATGCCGCAGACGAAACAAAAGCACTTGCTCAACGTCTTCGTGAATTGAGGGATGCCGTAATTGCATCCGGTGATGGCTTTACAAGCGCAGAAGATAAGGCTAAAAACTTCGAGACAACACTCGGAAATATTAAGAGCCTCCTGAGTGACCTAATTGGTGTATTTGAAAAATTCAACGAGAATAAATCGAATGACCTAAAGATTCAGGGTGATGCTTGGATTGATGTCATCGATAAACGAATTGATGCCCTTAACGAAGAGAACGATGCACAGGAACGAGCAATCGAACTGGCAAAACTTCAGGATGAATACGAGCGTGCAAAGGCCAATAAGACTGTCCATGTATATGGCGGCAGAGGTCAGGGCTTCGTATGGAAAGCAGATGAAAATGCCGTTCGTGAAGCTGGTCAAAACCTGTCTGACAAGCAACGCGAGTATAAGAAGAAAGATGAAATTGACAGGTTAAACAAGCTCAAAGATAAAGTTCAGGAAGCAAATAGCCTTATCGGCACCAGTTGGGATGATTATCAGAAGAAGCTAAAATACACTGCCGAGTTCGAGGCCATGACCTTTGAGCAGATGGAAGGTCACTATGATGGCTTTAAGAATAGTATCCTAGACAATATGCGTGACATTCAGTCTGCTACTAATGTCAGTGATGCTATTACAAATCTCGAAAAACTAATCAATACTCTTAAAACGCTTAACGACGTTATAACATTCTTTACTTCTGGCGGTGTAAGCACTGATGGCGGTGGAATCTTTGGACTTTTCAACCAGATCAAGAACATATTCACTGGCGAAAGCGGTAACTTTGATCTTGGTGGCGGTTTCAAGAAGATGTTCGATGGAGCAGCTAAGGCTGTTTCTGACGGCTGGAACTGGATTACTGGTAAGAACAGAAAAAGTTTCAATGATCTTATTTCTTGGAATAATGCGAAATTAAAAATCATCGGTCGTGATGTATCTGTTGGTACACGTAGTATTGAAGGAACATCTAGTAACTTCTTTGATCGTCTTTTAAGTGCAACTAATGGAAATCTATGGGATATAAGCGGGATTTTCAATAGTGTAAGTGATGCCATTTCTGGTAAAACAGGCAACTTGTTTACTGATATTATTGGGTTCTTTACGAACGGATTCTCAACAGCAAATAATGTCGCTAATGGTGGTTTGTTAAATATTGTTGATACCATCGGAAGTATGTTTGGCCCAATTGCGGCTGGCGCACAGTCCATTGGTAGTGCTATCTCGTCTGGCGTTGTGAGCTTCTTCCCTTCTATCTTTGCTGGACTTGGTACTCTGGTGACAAGCGTTGGCGGTGCTATGGCCGCTATGATGCAGGCAATTGCCGCCGCTCTGGCCTCCATTCCTGTCGCTGGTTGGATCGCAGCAGCCGCAGCAGTTGCAGGTGCAGTTGCTTTGATTGCTACGATTGCTTCAATTGCAAGTAATGTTTCCAGTACACAGGTTGATGAACCTACTCCTGCATTCCAAGCAAAGAAATATGCAAAGGGTACTCGTGGCGTTAAGAAGGGCCAGATTGCAAACGTTGACGAAAAGGGCGAAGAGCTGATTGTTCGTAACCCCGACCAGGGACGCATGACATATCTTGAAAAGGGCGACGGTGTTATCCCTGCAAAGGAAACTGACAACCTGATGGCGATTGGTGCTAACCCCGAGGGCTGGCTGGCAAAGGGCTTGGCCGAAATGACCGGTAGTGCCGCTGCCGGTGCCGGTATGAGTGCCAAAGGCCCGAATGCTCAATTGAGTGGTGCCGCAGCTGCCGCAGCCGCTGGCGTTGGCTCGGTTTTCAAGGACGAGTATGATGAGATCCTTGGCGATACAAATGAGTTCATGTCTGGACTCTCTGATATCTTCAAGAAGAGCGATAATCCGATCATCGCTGCCATTCAAAGCATGTTTTATTTTGTCAATAAGACTGCGTATCGTATGTCTACGGTTGGCAAGATCAACTCCTCTAAGACGGTGACTGAATCCACCAGCAACACAAAGAAAGCGGCTCAGAGTCAAATTTCGTCTATGACGAGCAACTTTGAGTCAAGCTGGAAGTCTGTGGCTGGCGAGCTCGGTCTGGATACAAAGGATATTGAAGCAACCAGCAAAAAGATGTCTGAAAAGATGAATGAGCTGGTGAACAATACCTTTGATGCACTGAATGAGAATACTGGTCTGAGCGCTGAACAGGTTGAAGATGTCACCAACACGATGTTTGATTCGTTGCAAAAGATTTATACCAGCGGATGGAACAGTCTTGCTTCTACTTCTGGCGATATGTCCGAGGAGATTGCTAAAAAGCTGAATGCGTCTTATAAGTCTTCTGTTGACAGTACAAATAAGGCCATGAACGAGATCTCCAAGGCGTTCGGTCATAGCTGGAACAAGGTTGGCGGCGGTGTTAAGACCTTGAGCACCAATGTTCAAAAGACAATGGAGCAGGCATGGGCTGACACCAGCAAAGACACCCAGAAGCTAATGTATGATATGCGTGCGTGCTTTGACAATAGTTGGAGCATGAACGAGGCTGGCGTAACTAATCTGGCAGACATGACTCAAGGAGTTGTGAAAGATGGTTATGCCGAGATTGATTCTTCGAGCTCTAATACATTTGGTGAGAATGGTCAGTTGAAAACGGATGCAGACAATTCGTGGAAGAATGTAGAACCTGGCGCTACGAATTTAGCAAACAATATGCAGTGGGTGATGGATCAGTCTTACAACGCCATCAAGGCCGGATGTACAGCTGCCGTTACATCAATCAAAAACGATTTGGCGACCACAGGTGATGCATTTGAAGCTGTCGCTACAAAGGCGGAGAAAGCAAAGCAAGAGACACAACAGCAACAACAAACTGCTCAACAGCCTGCTAAACAGAAAGGGGCTCTTGAGAATATTGCGGAAGGAGCCGGGCAGTTCATTAGAGGCGTTGGCCAAGGCATAGCCGATGTTGTTACAGCACCGTTTAAGTTCCTTGGATCATTACTTGGTTTTGCAAGTGGCACAAAGGAAATAAAGAAGTCTAATTTTGCTAACGTTGACGAGCAGGGTCCTGAGATGCTGGTTCGTAAACCGGATTCCGGTCGATACACTTACCTCGAGACTGGCGATGGTGTGGTGCCTGCTGACATTACATCGAAATTGTTTGAGATGGGTGGCAACCCGGATGCATGGTTCCAGAAGCAGATGGCAAAGTACGGTTCTCAGCCGATTGTTCAGGGTGGCGGCGGAGATGTTACAACTTCGATTGGCGATATTATTATCACGAATCCTGTTGACAGCTCTGACGCTCTGGCGAATGAAATCAAACAGAAGTTACCGACTAAGGTTGCTCAAATGCAAAGCAAGCGGTAAGTAATAGCTTTTACAGCCGATACCACTAGGATAGCCTAGCGGGTCGGCTTTTATTTTTTATTAGGAGGAAAAGAAATGGCAGATAAATCAGCTATTGATGTGCTGGCCGAGGTGGTGACTTCTGCCGCTGAACGCGCTGTAAAGAATGCAAAATTTGACGTGTCCGCCTATGGAGTGATTACAGAAAAAGAAGACCAGCACTATAAAATTGCTGTATTCGGTGGCGAGTACGGCATTGTAACAAACCATGACTATATTGTAGGCCAGAAGGTTGTTGTAACTGCATTGCAGGGCAACTTTCGTAACTTGATTGTATCGGAGAGTAATACCAGCGTTGAAATTCTGACAGTGAAATCTCTGGTGACCGGTGTCGATAGCTTGAACGCCGAGTTTGAGTCTATGAAAGACAAATCCCAGCAGACAGAAGATACTGTTCAGGATCAGCTGAAAAATACCATCAATACTTGGTATAGAAACGGTCATCCGCATACATATAACTACCCTGCTTCAGATTGGAAGACAGATGAAGAGAAACAAGCACACGTCAACGACATCTACTATGATAAAAGGACTGGTATTTGCTATCGCTGGGTATATGACCAGGATAAACAGCAATATTTCTGGATGGAAATCGTGGATGCCGGTGTTATCAATGCACTTTCGATGGCAACGTCTGCACGAGATCTTGCAACTGAAAAAGTCCGTGTTTTTACTGACACGCCAACTGTTCCATACGATGTGAATGATTTGTGGATCTATGGTGGTATTGGCGGCGCATTGTATATCTGTACTACTGCGAGAGGCGAAACAGAAAAATGGACATTCAGTGACTGGGCTGTTGCGACAAAGTACACGGATGATACGACTGCAAATGCGGCAGTTGAACGGGTAGGCGCTCTTGAGACAAAAGAAGCCAATGATGTTGCAGCCCTATGGCGCTCGATGAACGGCTTTAACGATAATATTGGCGGGTTTACAAATAGGGATTATATCGCTACCAAAAAGCAGGTGGGCGACAATACAAGTAATATTGAGCAAAATACTTCTGATATCTCTTTGTTAAGGACAGACCTCGATAAGGCAAAAACAGCTGAATCTAATCATTATCAGGATGTGACACGTAAGATTTCGGCTGCGAACTCAAATATCTCGACCTTAAAAACGAACGTATCAGATATCAATAAAACGATTTCAGAAATCACTGTTGATAATTTTCTGGCCGCATTGAATCTGGCCGTAAATACCAATGGTGAGCTTTGCTATATATCGAAGGAATAATTCGGAGGTGATAACTTGAAACCAATTCTATCTAAAATCGGCGCATTTGATGCCACAAAGGATCATACATTTCAGTTTGCCGCATACGCAGACATTGATATCATTGCTCTTATCGTCTTCGATACTCCGACGGGCAGTATTTTACAGGGTGATACGCTTTCAAAAGGTGTGTATAAGTTTGGTACATTCCCTGCCGGTGGCACTGGTCTAGCACGATATTTTACGATTCCGGCAGGCACGTTTGAGAACCGCAAAGATCCGTACTATATGATTATTCGCTGCCGACTGAAAGGCACAAATCTGTTTTCAGAATACTCGGACAAGCTGCTGTTTTATTGCCATGAGGAACCGACAATCAAACTGAATGACCTGAGTTCTTCCGGCGTGACTACTATCCCCTACCCTTCTTATTCCTTTGAGTTCTCTTACAAGTATAAGGTATCGGAGGGTGAATCTGTAAATCGTTATGAATTTTGGCTTTATGATGCGAATCGTGAGCTGCTGAAAAAGTCGGTGAGTTACTATTATCGCGACTCATTGAAGGGTTTCCAGATCGATGGACTGGACAACCATACCCTGTACTATCTGAGAGCGACGGCAGAGTCTGTTGGCGGCTATCAGCTGGACACTGGATTGCAGGCGTTCCGAACTGACTATCCAGAGTATGTGGATGACGTAGAATTCACCGTGCAGAATAATTATCGTATGGCTAATATCAGTATGCACGCACAATATTTTCTGACACAGAGCAGCGGTGCAAATGCCCTGCGGATCAAGCGGCGCAAGAAAGGTGCGGCAATCTGGACTTCGCTTTATCAGGAAGAGATCGATCTGAACCATGTTATTATGAAGATGGGCTGGTCGAACCTCCACATCAATAAAACGACTGGTCAACCGATGGGCAACTATAAGACGGTGACTTCGAATTATATCGACAAGAATCGAGTTCTTTCTTTCCAGTTCAAATCCGAGGACAAAGCGTTTTGTTTGATTGCATATACCGCTGACCGCAAGTTCATCAAGGCATCAAGTGATTTTACATCGACCGACGAATTCAGGAGTTCCAGCGAGTACAAAGAGTGGTTCTCTGAGACCTTCTTGAACAACATGAAATACTATCGTGTTGAGGTATCGGCAACAAAGAATCAGGATTTGGAGCCAAAAGACTTCAATGATTTTTATATGTACAGCGCTGACGATGGTTATGTGATGATTGATTACACCGACCTGTACGCTATTGGCCGCAAGACCGACTATGAGTACGCCGTAGCTCCAGTTGCAAATGGCATTGAGCTTGGCTATGCGAAGGCCAGCGTTGTAAGTGACTTTGATGGTGCTGTGATCACTGACGGCAATAAGACCTATCATATTTTCCTTGAGCCGAAAGTCGACAGTGTTGAGAAGGTACGTTCTGCTACAGTTGTCGAGACGATGGGAAGCAAGTACCCGTATCTGTTTGCTGGCAGTGAAGCCAATTATTACAGCGGCCACTTCTCTGGTGTTGGCATCCGTTTTGATAACACAATGAAAGACTTTGATATCAATGGCGGTAATGCGTTCCGTGATGAGCTGAGTGAGTGGCTGACCAACGGCAGTGCAAAGCTGTTGAAGATGTTTGATGGCCGCAGATGGCTAATGGGTGTCAATGGCAATGTGTCTATCTCCTGCTCTGATCATTACGACAAAGGCGTATTGGAATTCGACTTTGTGGAGCTCGGTGACGCAGAGAGTGAGAGCGACATGTATAACAATGGGCTGAGTGATTATCAGCCGGGAGGCAGCGTATGACATATCTTCCGACTGACGCAGACCTGGCGCTATTGAACAATCATTCGTCTAATATTTACTGCCGCATTGATATGTTGAACAAGGATTTTCTTACGATCGACAGCTTAGAAGGTCTTGTAATCGACGGCTCTGTTTCTATTGACTCAGAGTCTGATGTGCGGCGAACCTTTAATGTGACCCTATATCTGGGTAAAAAGAGCGGCATTTCCAGCCTGACGGAAGAGGATTGGATCAGTAAAAATGTGCGTGTATTCATTGGTCTGTCAGGAAGAGGAATATCAAAAATCAGCGGTTCTAAGAGCACTGATGAGATGATTCAGGCGAATGTGGATTATCAGCTTGCTACGAAGAACTATGATGATTTGATTCAGGACATTACAGCCAGTGGCTATGCAAAATATGGCAATATCGACAACCTGAATCGAGATGTACTGGTGTGGACACGAGCTAATATCTCAAAGTATCATACGTTCTTTGACCAGATCAATGACGGCACGCCACCGGATGACCCAGCTGAAGCAGAGGAATGGTACACCAAACTTGGTGATTACTCTACAGTTTTGGGAAGTGATGACCCAATTTGTCAAAATGGACCTTATATCGCATTTACACCGATGCTGCAGACCAAAGACGGACTTGTACCGCTTGTGAAGGATGATATCTGGGCTTATCTGGATGCTGTGGCAACAAAAGCGAAGTCAATGAGCGGCGGTCTCTCCCCTGCCAATATCCTTGAAATAGATAAATCAGGCATTGATAGTTTTGTGTATGGCAATAAAATGCATGTTCACGGAATGATCGCAGCCGTTGAAGGTATGGTTCTGAACGGAGTTACGCTTGGCAAGGTAGATGTTTCTGCTATTGCCGGTTAGAGTGAGGACGAACTAAGGGAGACCTACGGAAAAACCAGTGTGTTTGCAGGACATTCCATGCACGACATTCAAGCGGAAATAATCGACACAAAGACCGCGCTGAATGAGCTTTATAACGAGTTATATCTCAGCTACTCTAATTCAGCTGACAGTTCTTATGTCAATGGCGTAAAAATCTATTGGTATAACGAAGGATGCTATACATTTACATCCAATGGCTTTACATATAGCGCAACAGAAAACACTGTGCAGGCCAGCTGTGTTGATTTGGTTTCTCGTATCAACGGAGATCTGGGTGGACAGCTGGTTGGTGGCACACATCGCATTGAGAAAGGCACTCGTATCGGTGATGCCATCTGGGCGGTGCTGAGAGATGAGACGGAGTTCAAGAAATATTCCATCGACTATTGGAGCCGCACTGTCCCACACGACTTGGATTATGATACCGGCTCGACTGTTTGGGATATTCTATCAGAATTGCGTGACCTGTATTATCCGTTTGAGATGCGTTTTGACGATGATGTGTTTGTATGCAAGGAAATCCCCAGTGGATTTGACGACCCGCCTGTACTTGACCCGGAAGTATTCGAGAAGCTTGTGACAAACGATGGCGAATCGGCCACGGTGGATTATTCCGCTGTTCGAAACTGTGTCGAAGTGTTTGGTGCGACGATTGAAGCGGATGGAGCTGCAACTGTAAAAGGATGGTCTGGTACAAATAAGACACTTAACCTTGTATTAGATGCAACCAAAACAACATTGACGAGTGAAACGAAAGTTTCTTTTGTTGCTCCTGCAAATGTTGAAGCTGCCAAAACGGATAAGAACGGTAATGTATTAAGCGGCGCAATGACGGTAGTGCTGACATTTACATGGAAGGAACCTAAAGACAAAGACGGCAATGAACAGGTTCACTCTGAGACAAAAACAAGTACGCTGTATCGTTCTTTGACTGATGCTAATGGTTCGGATATTATTCAAGACCCAGGCTGTATTAAGGCAACGAAGTATTATGTTCTCCAGTGGAATCCGAATACTGGCCGCATCTACTTTTTGGGCCAACAGCAGAGTCACGCTATGGCAAAACTGGTGGACGAAATCCCGGCTACCAAAGAGATCGAAGCTCAAAAGGCAGAAGATAACTGCGACAACATGGCTTTTATTTGTGTGAATGACCCGAACAATATTGATGACCTGTACAATGCACGATTGTCCATTGAAAAGATCGGTCGTAGAACTGAGATTTTATCAGGTGGAGACTACGAGAATTACACTACGGATGACGCAGCTATGGAAGTTTGTCAATACGAACTGTGGAAGCGTGCCCGCCTGACCGATGGCCTTAGTGTGACCACGCGACTGGTTCCGTGGCTAGACGTGAATGAAAAGATCCAGTATGCCGCCAAATATCTGGGCGGTAAGACACCCGTAGATTGGATCATCAAGAGTATATCTATGAATCTGGGTGAAGGCACGATGTCACTTTCTTTGAGCCGCTATTACCCTTATTACACTTATATCGTAAACAACAAATATACGTTCTATCAGGACAATTTGTTTGATAAATATTTCCCAGAATTAACTGCCACTACGGCAGATGAACAATAAGAGAGGAGTGAGCAAATGGCACTATCTTTTGGAGAATCTAAGCGGTTGGCTGCGAAAAAGGCCGCAAGTACCGCAAATGCTTCTGTTGATGATATAGATGTCGCAACTCTGGAATTAAACGACCAAGACCAAATTGCCGTGTATGACGACAACGGAGAAGAGACATTTGAGCGTAGTGGCAATTACACCTGGTTTGCCGATTACTCTGATGACCAGTGGTCTTACATCGACAAGAATAAAGACATTCAGCTAGATGCCAATCAGATCAACATCACACAGGAGTCCAACTCTCAGGTCATTCCGTTTGAAATGCCTCGTTACTATGATGGTATTGACCTGCTTCAGATGACGATTCAGATCCACTACCTGAATGCAGACAGAGAGGAGAACTATGCTTCCCCTATCAACGTGAGTTACAGCAATACAAAAATCCGCTTTTACTGGTTGGTGGCAAATGACGCTACTGCCAAAGAGGGCGAGCTGCAATTCGAAATCATGGCATCCGGTGCTGTGAATGTTCCGAATACAAGCACTACCAAGAGCTATCTGTGGCGCACCCGCCCGAATGGTCGACTGAATGTACTGAAATCGCTGACCGGCAAGCAGATGGTTGATCCGAGTGGCAACGACTGGTATACCCAGTTCCTGGCAACAATGAGTCAGAAAGTTGGCGAAGCACAGGTTGCCGCAACCGCTGCTGAGAAGAGCGCACAGGACGCAAAGAATGCAGTTGCAAGTGTGGATGAAAAGCTGGCGCAGTTCTATAAAAAGGACGAGGTCGACGGTTTTGTTACGATGCTGCGTGGTGAGATTGCAGCCGTGGATGGCCTGGCAAATTTCAATGTGCAGTATGATAACGATACCCGCACTCTGACGTTCCTGAATGGCGCTGAAGAGATCACAAAGATCAAGTTAAACACTGACCCTTCTGCTGAGTGGGTAAGCATGTATAACGGCATTGTGGACAATAAGATCAGCACTGCTGTGACCCCTGTTCAGACTGAGCTGACTGAGTATAAGACTGCAAATGATGCCGCTGTGCAGGAGCTGAAGGACAGTGTTGGTGACCTGCCGGAGACTTTGAAGTCCTCCTATTATAATAAGGAAGCCACCGACGCACTACTCGATAAGAAAGCAGACAAGACGACTGTTGACGTGCTATCCAGTGATGTGAGCGGCCTGAAGAATACAGTTGGCGGCATTCAGACCTCTGTTGACCTGGCCAATGCGGATATCGCCAAGATTCAGGAAACCTTGAAAGACTTTAAGCCAGATGAGAATTCTGGTCGCGAGTACGATATCACTTACGAAGATTCCAAGCTGAACCTGTTAGAGAACGGTACGGTCAAGACCACTGTTATTATTGAAGGTGGCGGCGGTGGTGGTGGCAGCACTTCTACGATCACCATTGAGCGTATTGGTGAATCTTCTATCGCTGTTGTTAAGGGCGACACCGCAACTGTCGAATTCAACTTTACTTCTGTGGATAACTCCGGCGAAGACACTGGCGATGCTACTGGCGTATGGTACGTTGGTAACACAAAGGTCGCAACTTCGACTGTTTACCAGGGCAAGAACAGCTTCGACATCACTCAGTATCTGCACAATGGCGACAACAAGATCAAATTGCAGGTTACTGACTCCGTTGGCAGCATGGGTTCAAAGACTTGGAATATCAATATTGTCGAGTTTTATCTGGAGAGCATCTTCGATGATTCTCTGGTTTATAGTGGTGAAGTTACTTTCCGCTTTACTCCATACGGAAATATCAATAAGGACGTTTCCTTTACTATGGATGGCAAAAAGCTTGGTAGTGTTACAACTGCGGTTACCGGCAGACAGATGACCTATGCGATTCCGGCACAGAGACACGGCGCTCACCTGCTGGAAGTGACCATGACTGCAAATATCAATGGCAAAGCTGTGACCAGTAATACCATTTATAAAGATATCATGTGGGCAGAGGAAGGCAATAGCACACCGATCATCAGCTGCGCCACAAAGGAATTCACCGCAAAACAGTATAGTACCACCGGCATTATTTACACTGTCTATAACCCGGCCTCTTCTACTGCAAGCATTACGCTTGAAGTTGACGGCATTAAGACTTCTACACTGACTGTTGGTCGTACTGCTCAGACTTGGAGCTTTAAATCTTCTGATATTGGCACCCACACTCTGACCATTACTTGCGGCGCTACCATCAAGAGCATCACCGCAAAGATCGAAGACCTGGGCATTACCATTGAGCCCGTTAAGACCGGCCTGATGCTGGACTTTAATCCAGCTGGCCGCAGCAACGCAGATGTGAACCGCCTGTGGAGTTCCGGCAGCAATAAGATGACTGTCAGCGACAACTTTGACTGGGTGAACGGTGGCTACCAGATCGACGAAGATGGCGACACCTACTTCTGTGTCAAGGCTGGCACAACTGCTACCATCAGCTATAAGCTTTTCGCAGACGATGCAAAAAAGAGCGGCAAGAATTTTAAGCTGGTGTTTAAGACCACGAACGTCCGCAATTATGATGCTACTGCTGTAACCTGTTTGAATGGCGGTGTTGGTCTGAACATTCAGGCTCAGAAAGTTACGCTGGCCAGCCACCAGAACAGTATTGATTTACCCATCTGTGAGGACGATTTCCTTGAGTTCGAGTTCAATATTCTGCCGGACAAGCAGTTCCGCGAGATGGTTCTGTGGTGTGATGGTATCCCCTGCCGTGTTGAACTGTATGACACCAGCGACAGCTTTACTCAGGCTGCTCCCGTTGGCATTACTATTGGCTCTGACGATTGTGACGTTATCGTGTATCGTATGAAGAGCTACGGTATGAACCTGACAGATGATGAGATTCTGGACAACTTTATTGCCGATGCGAAGAACGCCGAAGAGATGGTTTCTCGCTACATGCGCAACGACATTACGGACGCAAGCGGCGAACTGACTCCTGACTTGCTGGCAGAGAAGTGCCCCGATCTGCGTATCATCAAGATCTCCGCACCTACTTTCACCACCGGCAAGAAAAACGAAGTCGCCAACACTACGATCCAGCAGATCTATAAGAATGGTCGTGCCAAGGAGGACAACTGGACTGCTACCGGCTCCCACAAGGGTCAGGGTACCAGCTCAGACCACTATGGCGCATCTGCTCGAAACATTGATATCAACTGCAAGGGCGGCTTTACGTTTGGTGACGACACTACCGGCGACACCTATGCACTGACCGAAAACAGCGTTCCTGAGAAGTATTTTAACATCAAAGTCAATGTTGCTTCCTCTGAGAATGCAAATAACGCCCTGCTGGCAGACGAGTTTAATGAGTTCAACCCCTATGTGCGTCAGGCCAAGAAGGATAATCCCAAAGTGCGTGATACCATGGAGTTCTATCCCTGTGTTGTGTTCCTTCAGGAGACTGATACCACCAATGCGACCGTATTTAACGATGGTCAGTGGCACTTCTATGCCTGCGGCGACATTGGCAACTCTAAGAAGAACAGCAATACGATGGGCATGGACCCTGAGAACCACAAGGAATTTATCGTTGAGATCGACAACAACGCCGATGAGCAGACCCGCTTCCTGAGTGGCGATTTCTCGCAGGAAACTTGGGACGGCGATCATTCCTTTGAGTTCCGTTACAGCAACCCTGCCTGCACTGAGAAAGAGATTGAGGATGGCAAACAGGCGTGGATCACAGCTCAAAACTGGGTGGTGAATGCAGATGATGAGGAATTCAAGGCACATTTCAAGGATCACTTCGATCTGGATTCTGCTATTTTCCATTATCTGTTTACTGAGCGCCATACCATGGTTGATAACCGTGCAAAGAACGTGTTCCCGCACACCAGCGATCTGGTTCACTGGGACTTCTGCTTTGACTACGATAACGATACCGCCATGGGCAATGATAACGAGGGCGGTCTGACTCTGACTTATGGTTATGAGGACACTGATACCATCGGTACAAAGAATGTGTTTAACGCTGCTGACTCCAAGCTGTGGTGCAAGCTGCGTGACCTGTTCCCCGATGAAATGGCAGCGATGTTCCGCAACCGTGAGAATGCGCTGGCGTGGAGTGCAACTCGTATCTTGAAGAAGTTCGAGGACTATCAGGATGTGAAGCCCGAAAAGCTTTGGATCATGGATATGCGGCGCAAATATTTCCGCACCTACGAAGATCCCACCATCAATACCACTAGCTATCTGCCCATGATGCATGGCAACAAGCGGCATCAGCGTCGGCAGTTCCAGCGCTACCAGGAAAAGTACATGGCATCTAAGTATTCCGGTTCTGCCGCAACCAGCGATGATATGACCATTCGTGGTTATACTCCAACCAACTGGGCTGGCGTAAAACCGGACGGCACATTCCATATCACACCTTACGCTGATACCTATGTCTCAGTTCTGTACGGCTCCAACCCTGTGAAGGTGCGTGGCAAGCGTGGACAGACCTATACAATCGAATGCCCGATCACCGCAATGAACGATACTGAAGTTTATATCTATAACGCTTCTATCATTCAGAGCATTGGTGATATCTCTGGCTTCTATCCCGGCTATGTTGACTTCAGCCACGGTGTTAAGCTGACTGAACTGAAAGTCGGTTCCGGTGTGAGCGGCTATAAGAATACGAACATGACAGACTTTGCTGTCGGTAACAATACTCTGCTGGAACATTTGAACCTGCAGAACGTGCCGAACCTGAAGAAATCTATTGGTCTGACCGGATGCACCAGCTTGACCGAGTTCTATGCTGACGGCTCTGGTATTACCGGTGTCTCCTTTGCAAGCGGCGGCAAGATCAAAATCGCCCACCTGCCTGCAATCGCCAGCTTGACCGCAAAGAACCTGAACTATCTGACTGATCTGACCATTGAGGATTACACCAACATCACAACCCTGACTGTTGAGAAGTGTGCAACCATCGATCTGAAAGATATGCTGGGCAAGTGCACCAACCTGAACCGTGTGCGCATCACCGGCATTGATTGGGAGCTGGCTGATACTTCCCTGCTGAATCGCCTGTACGCAATGAGCGGTCTGGATGAAAATGGCTACAACACTGACCATTCTGTCGTGGAAGGCAAAGTGCATGTGCCCATCATCCGTGAGCGTGAGAAGCTGCTGTACACAGAGCGCTGGCCTGACTTGGAAATCACTTACAACACCATGATTAACCAGTACGCTTGGAAGTTCGTGAATAAGGATGGCACTGTTCTGGATATCCAGTATATTGACAAGGGCGAGCGTGCAGTTGACCCTGTGACCCGCTCTGACAATCCGATCCCGACACCTACCTTCCCGAGTACCATCAGTACGGTATTTACATTCAGTGGCTGGGACACCGAGTTCGCTCCCGTCTTTGAAAATCAGACTGTTACTGCTGTATACGATGAATCTGTGCGTCAGTATCGTGTGCGCTATATGAATCGTGGCGCTGTTCTACAGCAGACGACTGCTCCGTATGGCTCTATGGTTCTGTACGATGGCGACACTCCGACCTATACCAGCGAAGAGACTGCTTATAAGTATTATCTGTTCAGCGGTTGGGACAAGGGCGGCTATGTCAATGGCGACAAGGATATCAATGCTGTTTACGATGTATGCGAATACGTCAGCGGCTACTTCAGAGATAAGCAGTTGAGTGACCTGCGCCCTGTTGAGATTTATGCCATGACCAAGGTGAATCTGGAGCAGAGTGTTGTTTCTGACAAGGATGCTATCACAATCCAGATGGGCAACGACTTCAGCTTCAGCGACGTGGAAGAGAAAGTTCTGTTTAACGAGCCGAAGATCTTTACTGGCAAGAATTATGTCGATACTGGCGTATCTCTGTTGTCTGAGGACCGCAGCTGGGTTATGGCACTGGACTATCGAATCGACGAAGATTCTGCCGCAAACTCTGTGATTGCTCAATGCTTCCAGACCAATGGCATGAACGGTTTCCGCTTCTGGGTTAATAGTGGCTCTAAAGTTGCATGGGGCACTGAGTCTACAAACGGCGCTCATCTTGGTTCTCGTGATATGATCGTTCTGCGCCATACTAAGGGCGAAAATGGCATCCATGTCTATGCGGCAAACACCACTGCTGCTGAGATTGGCTATATTCAGCTGAACCGCACTCGTACCACACAGACGAACGCCACTCTGGTATTTGGTTGTGCTAAGGCAGACGACGGTGCTTACGAGCGTTACGCAAAGGGCACAATCTACTGGGGCAAGCTCTGGTATACCGACCTGGGTGATGCTGCCTGCCGGAAGTTGGCCGCATGGACACATGAGGACTTCACCTTCGAGGCTTGTGGCTTCAAACAGTATTACCTGAGCGACAATTCCAACAAGCGTTGTTCTATCACCTTTATTCAGGCTGGACTGCTTGGTCAGAAGATGGCTCTGAATACTGGTTCCACCAATACTGGCGGCTGGGCAGATGCGAATATCCGTACATTCCTTGACGGTCGTATTCTGAACGCTCTTCCGATTGGTTGGCAACAGATCATCAAACAGGTCAAGGTTGGTAGTACCATTGGCGATAAGAGCAGCGAAGTTGTGACTGCGGACAGCTATTTCTATCTGCCCTCTGTGGCCGAGCTGTTCCCCTCTCAGAATGTCGAGCCTTATATTTACGAAGGTACGGCAATCAGCTTTATGACCGATAATACCAGCCGCATCTGCAATGACGAGAATGGTAATCCCGCTGCATATTGGACACGAAGCCCGAATGCTCAATATGGCAGCTATTTCTGGTCTGTGACTGTGACTGGCGAATATTACGGATTTACACCTGCAAACAATGCACAGGGTATCCGCCTGATGTTCAGCGTTTAAGGAGGTGTTGAGAGTGTACTACAAGGTATTGAAAAATGGCCGGGTGATCGATGCTCTTGACCACCTGTGCTTTGTAAAGTATCAGCCCAAACACGACATTATGGTGAACTGTACGGAGGATGATGCACAAGGAATTATCAGCAGTGACGGCAGTCATATCTGGCATGTGGACGGGTATTATCTCATCCCCTGCCCCGAGTATGACACAGTGGAACTGCAGGAAATTGACCTGTATGAATATGAGCAGCTGAAAGCCTTGGGTGGTAAAACGCCTGAGGCTATTATTGATGCTTACACTTTGAGTTTGATTCAAGGAGGGCTGCTATGAGCGACGAGAGGAAGTATAGCGAGTTCGTTGAGAGTATGCATCGGCTGTACAATGACGGAATGATTCAGGACAAGCTCCTGGACAATCTGTTTGCCGGGCACAAAATCTCAAAGGACGAGTATCTGTATATCATCAGGAAGGAGGTGTGATATGTATACCTTTTTGATCAATGAGGATAATACACTGACCGTAAGTAAGAGAGAACGCATTATGGAGCGCAGCAAGCAGATGGACACTCTCCACTTTCTGGCTGACACTACATACAAGGGCGTTGACATGAGTGAATTCACCGTGATGCTTGAGTACGTTCTACCTATCAGCAAGCGCTACAAAACAGAGATTTTGAAGAAATCAGAAGAGCTTTATAAGAACAAGCTGGAGTATAAGCTGCCTATCGACACCAATCTGACCAATGAGCCGGGCGATATCCAGATCCAGTTGACATTCGTTGATGTGACAATGGACCCAGATGGCACGACTGCTCAGCATGTGCGGAAGGTTGGCCCCGGCGTGATCACTGTTGTTCCCATCCAGAATTGGAGCGACATTGTTCCTGATGAGGCTCTGGGTGCACTTGATCAGCGCATTATCGAACTGAATGCACAGATCAAAGCATTGAGTGACCGTAATAACGCTATTCTGGATGGTAAGGCTGATGACCTGAGCTACAACGACGACCATACCCTGCAGCTGCTGGCTAATGGTAAGCCCATCGGCAGTGCGGTCAAGATTACTCAGGAGAGCGTCGAAACTGAAGACGGTAGTTTGCGGGTGGTTCCGTTCTAAGCCATCCGCTTCTTTTATAAGGAGGCAAAGATGGCACAGGCTAAATATTCCAAGCTCGGATATGGTAACGCCGAAGATGTAGAAGCTGCGATTGCGCTGGGAATGTTGGACGGCAGGGATATGATCATCACAAAGGATTCTTCAGAGTTCATGTATGTGCGTGATGACCTATCCGTTCAAAAGATTCGTCCACGCAATCGTTGTTTTGCAAGCGTTACTGAAGCAAACGAGCAATTAAATGAGACGGAAGACACTTATGCAGGTCAAACCGTTATGGTGAAAGACGAAAAAGGTAAATATGCTCCGTGGATCGTTCAACAAAGCGAAGCCACGGGGCTTTTTTCTATTGAGCCTTTTTACGTTGAGCCGACAAATTTTGTTTGGCAAGAATTTTAAGAAAGTGAGGCAAAGATGGCTAATGTAAATTTTGGCTACGGTACAAAAGCGAATTATGATAAGCTGACTACCAAAGATGCCAACACATTGTACTTTATTACAGACACGCGCCAGATTTTCAAGGGTACAGATGAGTACACCAAGAGCTGCAAGCTGGTGAGCGCTCTGCCTGCAAGCGGCCAGATTCAGGGCCTGCTGTATATCCGTATGACTGACTATACCTTCCACATCTGGAATGGTACTGAGTTCGTACAGCTGAATCGCCCCATTGTGACTGAGATTCCCAATGCGGATGCAAGCGACGACAATCTGCCCACCACCAAAGCTGTGGCAGACTATGTGAATGCAAAAATCGCCGCAACCGAGGGCAAGGAAGGTCTGTTCGTTACGGATGTCACCTACTCCCCTGCTACCGGCACTCTGAGTGTGGCAAAGAACGGTGCTCCTGTTCCCACTGTGATGAGCGGCCTGACCCATGATCCCACCTATGATGCTGAGACCCGTACCATCAAGCTGCCTGTGTTTGGCGGCGATGAGCTGGTGATCAATCTGGGTAAGGATTTGGTTGTGAAGACCGGCACCTACAACACAAAGACCAACGAGATCGAGCTGACTATCACCACTGGCGAGGTCGTGAAGATCCCTGTTGGTGCTCTGATCGATATCTATGTTGGTGTGGTCACTCCTACTGCTGAGGTCACTGTCTCTGATGACAATAAGATCTCTGTCAATGTACGCGTATCCACCAAGGGCAATAACAGCATCACCGTTGAGGAAGATGGCTTGTATGTTGCAGTGCCGGATGCTTACACCAAGGCTGAGGCAGACGCGAAGGTCAAGGTCGTTAATGACAAGCTGGACGAGCATATCAAGGACGCTGTGAAGCACATTACTGCTGACGAGCGCAAGGCTTGGAATGCAAAGCCCACTCAGGACGAACTGGCTGCTGCTAAGAATGAGGCGATTTCTACTGCCGCTGCTGATGCAACCACTAAGGCCGATAACGCTCTGGCTAGTGCAAAGACTTATGCAGATGGCCTGAATACCACTATGGATGGCCGTGTGCAGGTGCTGGAAGGCGCTATTACATGGAAATCCCTTGATGGCTAATTGATTTGTTTCACCACATGGCAATGACGCTGTGTGGTGAATCTTATTAAGCAAAGGAGTTGAGTATGGCAAATTTATCATTACGCGAGGTCGCACAGTCTCAGCTGGATCAAGCTCCTGTGATTGACGGCCAACTGATCGTATGTACTGATACTGGAAGCACTTATCGAGATATCGGCACAAGACGAATTCAAATCAGCAAAGACTTGGAGATCGTAAGCTCGCTTCCGCTGGCTCCTTTGTCTAATAAGATTTACTACCTGCGTCCAGACAGCTTGTATGTTTATAGCGGCGATGACTGGATTCTTTTGAACCCATCAAAATTCACACTGGAAGCTGACAAAAACGCAATCAATGGCGAAGTTAATATCAATTTAATCCTGAACGGTACGGCACAGGATAAAATCAAAATCGCTGGCAGCGGTGTGACCACAGTGACAACAGGTGAGACGGGCGATATCACAATTGATACACCGCACCCAGATGAACTGCTGGCTGCACTGACGAATGACGAAATCGATGCCATTACTGGCGGCATGGTCGATGATAGCGGCAATCCCCTGCCTACGCCGCAGGTTGTGGTAGATGCGACACTGACTGTATCTGGACGTGCTGCTGATGCAAAGGTAACTGGTACAAAGATCTCTGAGGCGCTGAGTATTGCAAAATCGGCTGATGCTGGGCTGACCAATGTGCGCACCGAACTGGACAAGTTGAAGCTGGATTCTGTTGCGGTGGATAAAACACTGGCGAAAGAAAATTTCGCCGCTGATGCTAAAGTTGTTGGTGATGCTCTGGCGAAGAAAGCAAATGCAGAACATAACCACGATGACACGTATTTTACAAAGGACGAAATCAATACAAAACTGAGCGGCAAAAGCGATATTGACCATACCCATGATGAGCGCTATTACACAGAGACCGAGATGGACGAAAAGCTGACTGGTAAGGCCGATGTGGTCGTTCCCCATATGTTTACGATCCCCATCACGAACTGGAAGACGGATAGTACGATTCCCGGGTTCTCCAATTATGTGGATATCGCCTGCTCTGGTATGACTGCGAATGACATCGTGAATGTAAATGTGGCTCCTATCAGTACAAGTGTTGCTGCGAAAGCTCAGTTTACGAATACAGAGAGCTTTGATGGGTATTTGCGTCTGCGGGCGAAGAATATCCCGTCTGCGGCAATCACAGCACAGTGGTATATCGTGCGATAAGGAGGCAAAATATGGCGCTAGGAGAAATGAATAGCGGGAACGAAAAGCTCCCTGAATGGAGTGAAGTGCAGAATAAACCATCTGAATTTAACCCTGCCACCCACATACATAATGACCTTTACCCTGAAGGAGATAATCGAAATGATAACACTTCTCCGTCTGATTATTATGGCGTTGATGGTGACTATAACGGTCGGCTGATTTTTCGTGGTTTGAAGCTTAGTAGCAAAATTGGGCTGTCAAGTGGTCATGCATGTGCGTTTTTGATTGGTTTATCTTCTTGGCACGATGCCTCAGGTGGTGGTTCCTTTGAATTCGCTTTTAGCAATGGTAACATTTACTATCGTCAAGGCACGACTTCATGGGGCGACTGGAAGAAAATTGCTACAGCTTAAAGGAGGTACGAATTATGGCTTTAGGAAATATGAATATTGGTGTTGATAGTGAGTTTATTCCGTCCAACCTCAATACGGTTCTTACCCCCCCCACAGATTCTGACGAAGTTGTGATGAATACGAGTGCAGCCGGGTATCACCGCAAGCCATTGAGCGCATTGTGGAGCTGGATTAAGAGTAAGATGGATGATGAAATTATCACTATCACAAAAACACTGACGCTGACTACGGAGTGGCAGGATACTGGAATTATAGGTGCAGATTTACCAAGTGGCACCTATGTAGTTTCTTGTGCTCCGCAAGCAGTCGTTTGTAGTATTTATGAGGATATCTATTGTGGAGTAATGCAATAGTTCGATGGAATCACAAACAGCGGCAATTCAAACGAAATATCACTTCACTGTGCTGGTCATGCCACGAATAATCAAGCGATTTATTTAAGAACACAAAGAAGTGGTGCAACAGATAAAAAATATCTTCGATTACAAATCAAGGCTTCTATGAATGCAGTAACTGATGGGGACAACACTGCTACGGCAGATTTTATCTTTAAATTCCGTAAACTAATATAACAGCTATGCGCATCGTATTAACGATACATAACATAGCATTAAGGAGGCGATCACATATCGATGAGTGACGAAAAGAAAAGTTGGCTAGACAGAGCGGGTGCGGTTCACCTCTGGAAAACGATAGAGGCTATACTTGGTACAAAGGTAGATAAAATCGAAGGATTCGGCCTATCCAGCAACGACTATACAACAGAAGAGAAAAAGAAGCTTGCTAGTTTAAGCGACCCTGATGTAGCTACTACTGAAAACAACGGTTTGATGAGTTCGGCTGATAAGGCAAAGCTGGATGGCATTGAAGCGGGTGCTAACAATTATACTCACCCGGTATACGAAGCAAAACAGGCTGGACTATATCGCATCAGTGTTGATAATACAGGCCATGTGGCGACAGCAGATAAAATGACGAGTGAAGAGTTGGCCGCCGAGGGTGTCTCCCCTGTCGATCATACGCATGACTTGAATAAGCTGGCTGAAGCGCTGGATATGACTACAAGTGCGGCTGATGATGCTGATGTTGTAGTCGTGGGACATGACAAGACAGATAATAATGGTGTCGCAAGCAAGAAATATTATCGGAGAACATTGAGCTCGATATGGGACTGGATCAAGAGTAAAACAGATACGCTCTATGCAACGGTAGGACATAACCATAAAATCACAGATTTAGAGAGCTATGCAGAGCATGTGTGGGACGCTACTACACAAAGAACGCAAAGAACAGTGTTAGCTGCTCCGACCGATAAAAATGGTGTGGCAAGTTTTAGAACATTGGATAAGAATGACGTGGGGCTGGGGAATGTGGATAATACTCCTGATTCCGGAAAAACCGTACTAAAATCTGCGACATTGTCAGGGTTTACTTCTAGGTCAAGTCAGACATGGGGTAACCAAACCGGTACATTTGTTCATGGCGAGAATGATGAGACTGGTGGATCGTTTGCTTTTAGGCGAGATAATCCTATCGGTGGACAAATGAGCATGATTCTTGATGGTCGCTTCTATCAGGACGAAGGTCGCTATATGGTTCTCGATACTAACAATTTTTCCAGCTATGCTCTACCAGTAGGAGGAACAGCAGCTTTTGCGAATGGAACCTTATTCGATAAAGGACAATGGATAAGTTTAACAAACCTCGACCAGAACACATGGTATCCGGTTGTGTCTAATTACATTCCGTATTCAGGGCTTCATCATATTAAGTGTAATGTGCAGTTAAATAGTGGTTCAAAGCCTTCTTAGAGCACGCATGGTGGTGGATTTAGTGTAAATTTGGATATGTTGGTTACTGCCTCTGGTTGGGGAACAACACATGCTAATAGTATCTGTTTGGACAACGACAGTTATTGGGTCACATCTGGAGCAAATCCGGCTGGCTATAGTCAGATGGGAAATTCCTCAAGAGCTGTTTTCTGGCTTCGCGGAGGCGGTAAATATTGTCTTTATGCAGATTGGGATGCTGGCTGGGATATTAAAACCAGTACATACACCGATTGTAGTCAAAGTGTTTCCCCTACAACGTCTTATCCAGGTGTAAGTGTGAATCGTTCTATCATTACAGCGAATATAGACGGGGGAGTTACGGATTACAACAATGGAAATAGAACAATTCGAATCGGCTATGCAGGCGACGGCCTTAACACGTCGAATCTGACGCACATTGCAGGCTATACAGACGACGGTACGAAGATTAAGGATGTCAATAAGGATGTTTTGAAAAGTTGGCTTGGAAATGGCGTCTCCGCCTCTGGCTGGAATTACGTTCGTTTTGATGACGGCACCCAGATATGCTGGGGTTCATGTGGCAATAACTCATTTTCTAGTTTTGGCGCAGCTTTTGCCAACACAGATTATCGCATTGGTATGAGTGAATGGAAAAGTAGCAGCTGGGAAAACTATGCAATTGGTGGTAAATCAACAACTGGTGTCACCCTGCGAAGTGAAAATAATACGATGGAATATATTGCAATTGGACGATGGAAGTAAGAGGTGATATATATGGATGAAATGAAAGAAATCGAAAAGAATGAGGAGACAGGAGCACCAAGCGAAACTCCTAATGAGCCAGTTGAAGAACCACCTATTCTTCCCTCTATTGAAGATGTTGTAATTGGCTATCAAGTAAAGAAACCCGTTGAAACACAAACAGAATGTGACGTGTATAGTGTTGTTGTTGCCGCCGTGACAAAACATAACGAGACTGCGGTGTCCGGTGATTACTACTGGATGATTGCTGATTTAGACGACTGTTACGAAGTACAACAGCATGAACCAGTTCCTTCAGAGGATGTGAAGCTTGAATCTCTCAAAACAAGTAAAATATCCCAGTCAAAAATCGCTCTCTCCGCCTTCCTGTCTCTGCATCCTATTCAGTGGACAGATGGCAAGTATTACAGTGTCACCAGCGAGAAGCAATCTCTTCTTACAAGCAATCTTGCCCTATATCAGATTTCTACAGCCGCCGGGCAACCTTTTAAACTGACTTGGAACTCTACAGGTGATGAATGTGTGGAGTGGACTTATGATGATCTGGCCGCACTGGCACTTGCGATTGGCACGTATGTTAAACCGTTCGTGTCTCATCAGCAGGAATTAGAAATTGACATTAAGGCTTGTACGACCACTGCAGAAGTAGACGCTATTGAAATAAGTTATGACGCTGTATTGGCAGAATATCTTAATCTTTACGCAGACAAGGATGTGGCAGAATGAGCAACAAACTTCGTGAACAAATCAAATGTGCGCTTCTCTTTTTAATTGGAGGGGCGCTTTATTATTGCATTGAAATCCTGTGGCGTGGGCATTCTCATTGGACGATGGCCGTAGTAGGCGGCATCTGCTATGTGGTTATTGGAGGCTTGAACAATTATATTCCTTGGGAAATGCCGCTCTGGAAACAGGCTGGTGTTGGAGCGCTCTTTGTGACTGCTATGGAGCTTGTGGTGGGTATCCCGCTGAATTTGATGCTTGGCTTACATATCTGGGACTACTCTTCCCTACCGTTCAATCTGTTGGGCCAAATTTGCCTGCCGTTTACAGTGCTATGGTTCTTCCTTGCGCTGCTGTGCATTTTTGTTGATGACTGGCTGCGTTACGTTCTATTCAATGAAGAACACCCGCATTATCATTGGCGTACTGTATGTGATGGCGGAAAACGCACATAAAGAGAAAGAGCCCCTGTGACGATGGCTACATCACAGAGACTCTAACTCACGCAACAACTCATAAAAATGAGGTTGTACTAGCCCGATGGAGGGTTTGTACTGCTCTCACTATATCACGTTGATAGGAATTTGTCAATTGAAAGGAGGAATTATGGCGCAGGAAATCTTAAAGCCGCTGTTATTAGACGAGACCGGCAAAGAAATCGTGACAGCACTGAACGCTATTGTTACACAACTGACCGCGATCAATGAAACACTGAAAGCCAAAAACACAGACAGTGGTATGAATGGTGGTGAAAAGACATGATAGGAAGTTTGAACGCTGCACCTCACGTCTATTCTTTTACCATACAGCAGCTGTAGGCCATGTTACTGAGCATCTGTGGTGGCATCACTGTTATTTCAGCCGCTATCGCTGTTATCATCAAGGCAATCAATCATGCGAAAGCCCCAGACGACAAGCAAAATGAGCGACTGAACAGCCATGATGCAGAGCTTGAGAAGATCAATAGAAAACTAGGTGCAGATAAAGACAGGCTCGACCTGTTTCAATCCAAGCTGGTCTCCTTAGAAGAGCACCAGAAAGAAAACAGCATCACGCTGGAAGTACATGACCGCAAGATCCTCGAAGCAGAACAGCGTATCGGACACAGTGAGCAGGGCAACAATGTCACTATGAAGGCTCTGCTTGCACTCCTCAGTCACGGTATCGACGGCAATGCAATCGAGCCAATGAAGGAGGCCAAGGCTGCACTTGAGAACTATCTGATCGATGGTCAGAACAACACAAAGAATATTACGAACTAACCCGAGACAGCGTGTCCCGGGCTTTTTTATTTTGGAGGTTTATTATGATGGATATTATCAATGAGCTGGTTTCCGTTATCGTCCGCCTTGTTATTGCTGGCGCTGGTACTGCCTTTATGGCCTATGGTATCCCATATCTGAAGAAGATCGGTGTGTACAAGCTGGTGCAGATCGCTGTTCGTGCCGCAGAGAAGCTGGGCGCAACCGGCGCTATCGAAAAGGCCGACAAGAAGAAATACGTCATGGAAGCTCTGGAGCGTCTGGGTGTGAAGATCACTCCGACCATTGAGACCATGATTGAGGCCGCTGTCAAAGAGATGGACATCCAGAACGATAAAATCAAAGACGAGTTCAAAAAGAATTGAAGGTGTGATGAAATGGGTATTATTACATACTCTATGAAGAAGGACTGGAATAAAAAGGTGTCGGCTCATTTTTCCGTCTATGAGTTCGCCTGCTCCGATAAGAGTGATACAGTTCTGGTCGATAGTCAGCTGATTGAAGTGCTGGAACAGATTCGCGCTCACTTCGGTGCTCCTGTCCACATCAACTCTGGGTATCGTACTCCTGCCTATAACATCTCAATCGGTGGAAGCCCTCGTAGCCAGCATTGCCTTGGTACTGCCGCTGATATCTGGATCAATGGCGTTGACCCGATTCGGATCGCACTGTATGTATCTTCCCTGCCATACTTTGCAAATAGTGGCGGTATTGGATATTATAGCCGTGCTGTGCTTACAAGCGGCTTTGTTCACGTTGATGTGCGCACCACCCGCAGTCGCTGGATCAGTAAATCCGGCACGAAATATATCAGCGTAGCCAATCTTATGCCGACTATCAGACAGGGTGCGAAAGACGCTATGAACGGCGCTTCTTATGCTGTGACTGTACTACAACGGCATCTTGGTGTTAAGGCTGACGGCATTTTTGGCGCGAATACCAAGGCGAAGCTGATTGAGTATCAGAAAGGACACGGGCTGGCTGCAGATGGCATCTGTGGGCCTGCTACATGGAGTTCGTTTTGA